CACCCTCAAGGCCAAGACCCTTCGTCGCATGCTGAAGAAGAAGGGTCTCAAGACCACGGGCAAGAAGTCCACTCTGATGAAGCGTCTCAAGATGAAGGGCGGGTACAGCACCCCCCTGCTCGGCAGCATGCCTGTTACGCAGGACGCTGCGGGCGCGGTCTCGGGTGGCCGTCGCCGCACCCGCCGCTCGCGCCGCGGTCTCTTCGGATACTAAAGTGCTCCCGCAATCTCTGAAATCAAGGTAAACAGCTCATCCGACAATCCATAGTGGCATCCGTTCGTCTCTGTCGCAGGAGGCTTGCGGTTGCTCGTGTTCTTCTTGTGGACCAAACTCACAATCACATTCTGGGGAGACAACTCCCGACACATGTGTTCGCGACCGCGAATGAATGCGTCACCCTCTGCAATCTGCTCATCAGGAAACGGCCGATCCGTCCAGAACTTGCGCGTGAAGCACAACGTCGCTTCCGACACCCGCTGGCTCATGGCCAAGGTCACAGGAGGCACGTTCATGAACGACACGTGCTTGTGGATTTCGTAGCAGGGGAGGACCGTTGAGAACAGACACTCCTTGCGCGGCTCAGCCAGAAGATGGGCCACACGGGTCAGCACAGAGTTCGTAGGATAGACATCGTCATCGTCCATCATGACCAGCACATCGTGGCTGGCGTATTCCACGGCAAGGTTCCGCTTGGCTCCGATGGTCAGCGGAGTGTCGACCAGGATATACTTGACGTTGGGCATATCCGTGATTAGGTCCTTGATCGGGTCCGTGCCATCGTCCACAATGACCCACTCCACCTTGGACTCGGGGTAGGACTGGGCAACCCTGCAATACTTCAGTAGAGGAATGAAGGCACGGCGATCGCGAGTCAGGGTAATGATGGAAATACACGGTAGGTCCTCCTCCTTGGGCAGGTGCTCCTGGATTGAGTAGTGAGGACGCCCCTTCAGAGTGTCGATGCGCTTGCCCATGCGTTCCACGAACTCCTCGTGACGATCCTCATACTGCTTGCGACAGGAATTGGACATGTCCTGAAGGTTCCCGTCCGTGGTTCCGACATAGACCTTCAGAGCCTCCACCACGGATCCCACGTCCGTATCCTCCAGCACGCCCATACAGTGCGGGTGAGGAATCTCCTTGGTCGTTGAGGTCCAGAATGCCGACTTGGTCAGTTCCGCAAAGGGCGCGATCGGGCTGATCATGGGCACGCATCCGCTCGACATGGCCTCATTCAGCGCGTGACCAAAGCCCTCGGCAACCGACAGACACACCACCAGTCCCGACTCCGCCAGCAGGGCGTCATAGTCAGCATCCGACAGAATCTCCGACACCAACTTGATCTTGCTCGACACGGACTCGGGGATCGGGGCAATCTTCACGTGAGCGGGCGAGTGGACAATGGTCAGTTCGGGGAGCAGAGCATACAGGGCCTTGTCCTCCTGCCCGATGCGCATGTAGGCCTGGACAAGAGGCTTGGGATGACGCCAGATGTTCTTGCCAACGGGAACAATGCCCTTGTCAAAGTTCTTCTCGGGCTTGAACTTCTTGTCGATGGAGGTCCAGCCCACGTAGTGAACAGGTGCGCATCCGGGGATGGCTTCGAACATCTTGACGGCATCGTGCGTCTTGACCCAGATCTGGTCCACCATGGCCGTATACGGAGCCCAGGTCTGGTAGGTCCACTCGGGGTTCGGCACCCAGATATTCAGTCCCGCAAACGGGAACAGGGCAGGGTTGATGACCTCGATGAAGACATTGATCTCCGCCTCGGGGCAGTGAGGCTGTTGGTGCGGAACGTGTCGGATCTCGGCGTCGGGTCCCAACACGTGTGCAAAGAGGGCGTGCAGAATCTGGGTATCTTGGGCCAGTCCCGTGAGAGGCGTTGCCGTTCCGATTAGATTCACTCGCATTGTGTTACACTTGATTGCGTTTCGTAAATGTCTTCCGCGGATGTCTGCGTAGAGTCCGACGCAGGAGTCCCATGGCTTTCCACGACTCCTTGGTCCGCGGCGCACAGGGCGTCAAGACCATGGGACGGTCATAGAACCATTCGTTCGTGCCAATCGACAAGACCTTGGCCACGGGTGCGTCCTCCACCCTTCCTGCCCATGTCTCGGTCAACTTCAGACACACTTGATACATGGCCTCGGTTCCGAATCCGTATTGCCGATCCGTCATGTCGGAGCAGTATTCGGAGTCATCCAGCACAAAGGCCGTTCCATTCCACGCCAATCCGTCGACAGGCCGAAACATGGACCACGCAGGTTCCCATACGAACCAACGCGATCCAATGTGCAGGTAGGCACGATCGTGGAAGCGGTGTATCATTACCCGTTCAGAAGAAACTCTTGAGCTCGCCTGTCCGCGAGCCATAGACCTGCGTGGCAATCGGGTTGGCGATCGGGGCAGGGAAGTCAAGGATGTCCTTGCGGTAGTAGACATACGCCTCCACCTCCGACATGATGCTGTTACCGCAGTAGGACACAACGCGCTCGTTCAACTCCTCGAGCGCCTTGGCCACGACATTGGGATCGTTATCGCCATACTGCAGGTAGTAACTCCGCATGATGATCATGAGATCCGCCTCGGACTGGTTGTCAATCGAGTACTTGCCGTTACTGCGAGCCAAGACGTCCGCCTTGATCTTCGATTGGAGGTTCGCCACATTGACCTGGCTGAAGAACATCTGGTTCAGCGGAGTGCACGAGTGGCGGTAATTGATGCGCTCCATCATGGTGGACGGAACCACACCCGGTTCAGACGAGTTGAAGACAATAGATGGAACACCCTGTCCCTCCTGCGAACCCGACAGGGGAAGACGGCCCGTGTGTTTGGGCGCAGCTTGGATGGCTGTACCCGTGTAAAAGGTCGCCAAACTCGGGATTGAGTAGTCGACGCTGAACTGCATTGTGAGTTCCCTACACAATATTCTGTCCAAATTGGGTGGTGTCGGGTGATGCGCAGGTCAGTTCCACGGTGTAGCATGGCTGCAGCGATGTGTTCAGAAACGGCAAATTAGAACCGACCAGCGCTTGCGGTTCCAGCACATTGGAGTTGGTGCTGGTAAGTCCATATCCGTTGATCGACTGTGGATACCTGGGACTCGCATTGCCCTGGGCGTCCGACACGAAAAAGTTGGGAACTACGAATCCATTGTAGGCTGCCACATTGGGCAGAGTGCGTGCGTATCCAGCCGACACATCGCGGGGTCCGTAGACGCCGTTTCCGATATCCACGTAATCCAGCAGCTCGACTACGAGCAGTGGGGTTCCCACGAGATTCTTGATGAAGCTAATCTTTGAAGTTGGAGTCAGTGGAGATACCTGCATGTTACAGAGCGTGGCCGTGTCGAACAAGACACGATCTCCGATGCGGAGATCGTTGGAACTGAAATACGAAAAGTCGGCAGCAAAACACTTCAAGAACAAGCCACTCGATGCGTCGGCCTGGATCAGCGACACGGCAAGAGTATCCTGATGGGTGAATGGAGTTCCGATGGGATCCGTCAGAGTGACGGTCAACTTCTGAAGACTCGGAATGGGCGCGGGCAGTTGGTGTGCTTCCATGCCCCACGGCTCGTAGTCATAGTGCTGGACGCCAATATCGAGGCCAAAGTCCGTCTGCGTGCGAGTTCTCTGCGTCAAGGCAGAAAAGGTGCGGCGCGTGGGTTCATTGCCTCCATAATACTGGCCAAAGTAGGTATCCAGATTCAGAAGGAGGTAGGGGTAAGTCGAGAAGGCGGAGTAGGTCTTGCCCACGACCTGCTCATTGATGCGAGCCGATTCCGCATTTCCTGGAACATTCGGCACCAACAGAAACTGCTTCTGGGGCAGAATGACACGGACGATGCGAATGGATGTGACAAAGACGGCTTGGTCCACGGTACCAAACCCATTCCCCGACGGCTGAATGAAGTAATTGTCGTTCGGAAGGTTACAGTTGGGGACATTCGTCCTGTTCGGATCGTACCCTGGGAACGTAACGCCGTTAAAGACCCACCCCGTTGTATTCGGGAGCCCAGGCACAGTGTTCTTCTCTCCGAGGGAGTTGGATGCATACAGGGGAACCGTTGGGTTGTTCGCAGTGACACCTTTGGAGACATACTGCGTGGACTGACTTCCAAAGGAAAAGACTAAATTTGAATAGGGATTGGGCTGCTTAACAAAGTCGCGATGAGCAGCGTCAATCACGATATACCGCTTTGACATCATGGTTTGGGGAAGTTGCTGCACCGCAGTCACTGCAGCGGTATTGGACCATCCACCCGCACGCATTGAGTCCTTTATCCTAGGGCCTGTAAATCAGCAAGCCAGAGTTTCTCCGCGTTGGTTGTCTGAAGTCTCGTGATCTCTGCATGAATCGTCTCCATCTCGGCCACGTGCTTGTCGCTCACCTCTTTGGTGAAGGACGACACCGGCAGTCGCATGATGTAGTCGTAGGACCCCTTGATGGTCTGATACCCGTGCTGCTCCAGCAACGAATCACACTCCATCCGCGTCTTGCGGCGCAGGTTCGGGACCTGCACATCCTCGCACTGGCTCACGATGAACCGAACCACATTCGTGTGAAGGGGCAGCTGCTCCTCCAGGGCCTTGATCTGGTGGTTGCGACGGGTCTCGTAGAGATTGATACGGACAGTCCAGAAGGCGGTCATGATGTCGTTCAGAGTGGCATACTTGGTGATCACACCCTTCTCGTTGAAGGCGTGCATATTGGTGGTCTTGATCTTGACCGTCAGCGACTTGACCAGGGCAGCCTCCTCGATGCCCTTGATGCGGATGTTGATATCCTGATCTGTGGAAGTATCCACAAAGTCCTTGATACGACCCTCGGCCAACTCCTTCTCCAGCCACTCGCGGTAGTCAGCTGTCCACTCGCCAGGCGGGAGCTCCGTCACCACAAAGTCCTCCTTGTCCTTGCGATACACACCGACCGCGCCTTCGTCCGTGTAGGTGCCCTTGAAGCCCTCGTAGTACGGCACGAGCTTCGTGCTCTCCAGCGGATGTCCTGCCTGAATCTTGGCAATCAGCATCTTCTTGAGAACCTTCGGATCGCACGGCGGAATGTTGGTGGAATACCCAGTGCCGATACCACGGGCACCATTGACCAGCAGCATCGGGAGCACAGGCGCATACCACTCCGGCTCAACAGGCAGGCCGTCGTCATCGCGATACGTCAGCACATCCATGTCCTCCTCGCGAATCAGCCTGCGAACAAGCGGCTGGAGATACGTGTGGATATAACGGGGAGAGGCAGAGTCCTTGCCTCCCTGAAGCCGCGTTCCGAACTGTCCCTGCGGAACCAGCCACGCGATGTTGTTGGCGCCCATGAAGGTCTGCGCCATGCCCACGATGGTCTCATTCAGCGACGCCTCGCCGTGGTGGTATCCCGTGTGCTCCGAGACATACCCCGCGAACTGGGCAACCCTGATCTCCTGGGTCAGATTCCTCTTAAAGGCCGCAAAGAGAATCTTGCGCTGCGAGGTCTTCAGGCCGTCCATCATGGAGGGGATAGAGCGCTCCAGGTTGTAGTAGCTGAAGTGAATCAGGTCCTTGTGGATGAAATCGCTGTACGGCAACTTGTTCCCAGTCGGAATCAAGGCAGAGCGGTCGTAGCCCTTGAGCCAGTCCTTGCGGTCATCGGCTCGCTGCTTGTTGAAGGCCAGGTCGATCGCGGGATCGGACTCAGTCGTGTAGTCGAACTTGACGGCATTGACCTTGGTGAAGTAGTCCTTGGCCTCGTCGCGCGTTGACGTGCCCAATCCCTTGTAATACTTGACCTTCCACGCCGGCGACTTTCCATCGCCCGCCCTCCACTGCTCGTACTCATACTGCGAGTAGAACACCTTGCTCTCCTTGCCTCGGCTCGCCTTCACGATGGGCGTGGCCATGTAGGTCAGGAACCCTGGAATCGCAATCAACTCGTGCCAGAGCTCGTGGAACAGATTGACCAGCAGCCCACGGATGTGGCTGCCGTCCAGATCCTGGTCGGTCATGATCATCACGGACCCGTAGCGCAGGTCGGCCGTGGTCGTATACTTCTTGCCTGACGTCAGGCCCAGAATCTTCTTCAGCTCGGCAATCTCCTTGGTCTGCTCGACCTTGGAATCCGATGTGTCCTTGACGTTCAGCACCTTGCCCTTGAGCGGGTAGACACCGAAGGTCTTGCGCTGCTCCTGGCTCAGACCCGACAACGCCATGGCCTTGGCTGAATCTCCTTCCGTGAGGATGAGCGTGCACTTGGCCGAGTCCTTGGTACCCGCCTGGACCGCGTCGTCCAGCTTCGGAATGCCCGTAATACGCGACTGCTTCTTGCCGTCCGTCTTGGAGTTATCCTTGGCATCCTTGGCGGACTGCGCCTCCACGATGGTCGACACCAAGTTCAGCTTGGTCACCACCTTCTTGAGCGTGTCGTCCGACAGCTTGGGAGAGGACCCGAAGGCCGACTGCTTGGTCGTCAGCGTTTCCTTGGTCTGGCTGGTGAAGCTAGGGTTCTCAATCATGGCCGTCACGAAGATCGCGAGATTGTCGCGCACCAGACCCGGCTTGACCTTGATCTTCTTCTTGGTCTCCAGAAACTCCACCACGTGATTGACCACCTGGCTGGTGACCGCATCCACGTGGGTTCCGTTCTTCGAAGTCCAGATGCCGTTCACAAAGGACATGGCGAACTGCTTGTCCGTTGGGCTGTCGGCAATGGCAATGTGCCAGCGCTCGTTGGGGGACTCGTAGATGACCGTCTCGCATCCAAAGCCCTTGGCATACTCGGTCAGATTCTTACACTTCACTGCCGTGCCGTTCCAGGACACCTTGACCTCCTTGCCGAGGGTCATGGCCAAATCCCACACACGGCGCTCGAACAAAGCCATCATCTCTGCAGAGATCTCCGTCATGCCGAACCGCGCAAAGTCCGGGTGCCACTCCACGCTCACGGAGGATTTCTTGGGTAGGTTGCGTGCGAAGATCGTCGGCTTACCCACTTCCGTCATGTTGTTCTTGAAGACCTGTGTGTATTCAAGTCCACGGGGCTTATCCATGACCGTCACGGTCATCTGCTTGGCGAAGATATTGACCAGCTTGACGCCGTAGCCGTTCTTGCCACCCACTAGTTTCTTCTCGTCCTTGTTGTAGTTGGTTGACGTCAGCAGCTCACCGAAGATCATCTGGGGAATCCAGACCTTGTGCTCGGGATGCTCGGCGACGTCAATGGGCTCTCCGTCATTCTTGATGGTGAAGGTTGTGGATGTACACGAAATCTCAATGGACTTGACTGGATTCGCAGAGGCCTTCTGGCGCAGACGGATAGCGTGGTCGTGGGCATTCACCAGGAGCTCGTCCACGAGCTTGTAGAAGCCAGGATTGAAGGCCACCTCCGTAGACTTGAAGTTGTCTCCGTCGCGCACAAAGACCTCCTCGGGTCCAGTGACGATGCTGCCGACATAGGTATCGGGAAGGTCGAGGATGTGCTCGCGGTGCGTCTTGCGTTGGTAGTTAGTTGAGAGAGCCATGGTGAGATGTGTCTGGGTAGTCTACAGTCTTTTCGTTTTTAAAGAACAAGATGTCTGGCTTACAAGGTGTTCAAGGACCGCAGGGGCCGCAGGGTGATCGGGGTGGAACGGGGTTTACAGGACCCCAGGGGATCGTGGGGCCGCAGGGACCGCCGTATGGACCGCCGGGTCCGGCGTTCTACAGCTCCAACACTCGGTTGAACGTGTCGAACTTTACAACGGGCGGAACGCTCACCTTTTCCAACGGATCGGCCTCGACGTACTACAATATCACATCGACAACCCCTCTGTCGATTCTCTCGAACGCGAGCTCGGGATCCACCGTTGCAGGGATGTTCTGGGTGTTCCGTAATAATACCGCAAGCATGATTACCATCTCCACCCTGACTGGCATTGCCAATGTAACCTACGGAGGATCCGCCAACGCCACCACTCTGTACATTGGAAGCGGCAACTCCTTGACCCTTGTGGCAGGCGGCGCGAGCTCATTTGTCGCCTTCTGATAAATGAGCAACACAGGCCCAACTGGAATCCAAGGTCAAGATGGGTTGCAGGGTCCGCTTGGACCTACTGGTCCAAAGGGTCCTACTGGACTGACGGGGTGGGGTGGTGGACAGACGCCCGGACCTGTTGGAAATAGCGACTTTCTGCTGTCCCAGGTGTCATCGGGTACATCCATCACAGTGACGACCGCGTCACTGGGAACGACGTATTACATTACTACAACGGGGATCACAGGTATCGCGTTGCCCGACATGACAAGCCCTACACAGATTACATCGGGCGCGTTCTGGTTGTTTCAGAATTCAACTGCGTCGGCACTCAACGTGACACTCACGGCTGGAACAGCCACATACTCGGGGAACTCTAACTCAGGTCCTATTTCAATCCCGTCTGGTTCAGCGATCACACTTGTCTACTCGGGGACGGCACAGGGTTATATTGTCTTTTAGAAGTAAATGATATCGTCAACGACTGCGAAAGCGTACCCAACAGGCGGAACGATTGCAACGCTTCCCAATTGGTCGATGCCAGCAGGTTATCAGATTCCCACTGGCCTTGTACAGGGGTTGTCGTATCATCCGTCGTTTGGATTAATATGGGTCGCACAGGGTCTAGGCGGTGGTTCTGCCTCGCGGCCGTTGCTTGTTAGTTCGTTGTCAGGAGCGTTTGTCAGCAACCTATCTCTTACTACCCCATCAGCTATCGGGGTCGGATATACTTTTCGTTCGTTTACGTTGAATTCGGATGCCAGCATGGTATGGAGTCACTATGACACCAACTTTGGCCAAGGACTCAGGGGATATGTCTACCAAGGGGTTTTTCTCGGCGGCGGCGGCATCGGGGGCAATGGATCGGCTACTGGAGCAGGCGTTCGAGCCATAGTAGTTGAACCTGGAGAGAGCTTCTTTTATGCGACACAGCAAGGGGCAAATTCAGTCGCAACGATTGATAGAAGCGGGACGTTTACCACCTTTGCGTCTGTCACGTCTCCCAGTGGACTCGCAATTGATCCAGCCGGCAATATTTACGTCGGTGCATACGGATCGAACGTTGTAAAGATTACACCAGGGGCTGTTGTTACGAACTATTCATCTGGGACATTTACATCACCGTCTGCACTGACGTACGACGCTACAAGAAATATGGTTGTTGTTGGCGACTCGTCAGATGGAACCGTCTATGGCGTGCTTCCAAACGGTTCGTCTGTGACGCTTGGAACGGGTGCTGGAACCATCGCAGGAATTGTGGCCGTCAATGGTACGATATATATTTACGACTCTGGAGGCAGTCTGAAGTCCGTTAGACTTAGCTACTGAGCCTCCGCAACGCTCACCTGCACGAGTCCCTCGGGGACCGACCAACCGAAGGTCACGCCGCCCACCTGCGACTGAAGTGCGGCGATCTGCTCATTCAGGTCGCTGCCCAGAAGGTACGTGACATAGTCATACAAACTGCGGACGACGCCATCGACGCAGGCCGCCGGAACCGCGATCGGGGCCGACAGGACCACGTGTCCCTGCTGGAACCCAGTGCCCGCCCACGCCTGAAGCTTGGTAACCAGGTCGTTCTGCGACGTGTCGAACAGGGCCTGCAAGGTCACCCGGTCCGCAGCCTCCTTGGCCGTGCGCGCCTGCGTGGTCTCCTTCAGAGCATTGAGAGTGATCAGGGGTGTGGACATTTATTTACCCACAAGAGTTTTCACCAGACACTCCAATCAAGAGTATGCCCCCAAGAAAACAGTTACAAGAGGCTCCCGTGGTCTTCTCTCTGCGATTGCCGTTGGAAGAACATGTGCCCACTCCCGCAGAAGGCGGGACCAATTACTCGGACATCTTGTCGGCCGTGGAAACCTCCAAGGTCGCCGAGCGGTTCAATACCGAGACGATGCGGGAGATCTTGACGCGCACCAAGAGCCCGACCTACGCATCCACCACCGCGTGCTTTTGGTGCTGCTCTCCCTTCTCGTGGAAGGCATGTGTGCTGCCGATAAGCTACGATGCGTATGAGAACATGTATACCTGCGAGGGACACTTTTGTTCCCCTGAGTGCGGACTGGCGTATCTGTATGGAGAGACATGCTCCGACACTACCCGTTGGCTCCGTCACTCTCTGTTGGTGGACCTGTACCGCACCGCCTTCGCAGACAAGGAGTTGACGCCTGCCCCGCCGCGTGCCGTGCTTCGTATGTTCGGAGGACCACTGGACATTGAACAGTATCGGGAGTATCTTACGGTGTCCGACGAGTTGGTCTCGGTCCAACTGCCGCCGCTCCGTCTCCATGTGCCGACCATGAATGTACAGGGGCCTGCGCGCGATGTCAAGAAGTTCGTGGCCCTGTCGCAGGATACGGTGGACAAGGCGTCGAAGGAACTCCGTCTTCGTCGCTCCAAGCCCGTCCACTCCGCCGCGGCAACCTTGGACAAGTGCTTTTCATGAGTCATCACAATGGAAGATCGCGTACCGTCAGGAATCATTACCTGCGAGCGCAGTAACCAGTCACAGTCTGCAACCTCTCAGCAGCGGGGTGCCGCTCCTCAGAGTTTGTATTCCACACGCATGGATTCGGTCATTCATCAGGTCACGATGTTGCCTGCGATGAAGAGTCTGTTATCCGTTACGCATCACGACTACCTCCCCAACGAATTCGAGCCTGTGCTCCTGGAGACGGACGTGTATTTTGAGCTGAAGGAATTGAAGGTGGTGGAGGGACACCTGGACAGCATCAAGTTCATGCTGACCTGCTACGAGCACGATGTCCAGCACCTTCAGGAGTTTGTGGATAACTGCAACGCTGCCTACGAGCGCCGCATGGCCAACAAACTGGGCACGCACCGCTACTACTTTGATCAGATGGTGAACTCCAAGGCCAAGAGCACACAGAACCCCCTGCCCACGACGCATCTGGTCTACACCAAGGCCAAGTTCGTGACGAGCCGCACCTTTGACAATGTGTTCTTTCAGCAGAAGAAACAGGTCCGTCACCGCACCAAGTTCTTTCTGGAGCACCGCGACTGGTACGAGCGCAAGGGCATTCCCTACACGCTGGGATTCCTGTATCACGGGCCGCCGGGCACGGGCAAGACCTCCACGATCAAGGCGATTGCCAACGAGGGCCGCCGCCACATTATCAACATTCAACTGTCGGAGATCAAGACCAAGCAGCAGCTCCAACACCTGTTCTTCAATGACGAGATTCACGTCTACAACGGAACCAATCTGGAGCGCTACACCATTCCCGTTTCAGAGCGGCTCTACGTGATTGAGGATATCGACGCCATGGGAGACACGGTCCTGAAGCGGGAGTGGAAGAAGCCAACGGTCACAAAGAAGGAGGAACCCGAGCCCTTCATGCACCGCGAGGAGGAAAAGGATACGCTGGACCTGTCGTTTCTGCTGAACCTGCTGGACGGAACGCTGGAGGCCAATGGGCGGATTCTGATCATCACGACCAACTTTCCCGAGCGCATCGACAAGGCCCTCATCCGCCCTGGGCGCATCGACATGATCGTTCACTTCCAAAAGTGCACGCTGGAGGTGGTGAATGAAATGGTGACATCGTTCTACGACAAGGAGATTGTTCTAACGGACACGACTCTGGACGGCAAGTGGACACCTGCGGAAGTCAACCAGATTCTGTTTCGGAACTTTGAGGACCCGGATGCCGGAGTCAAGGAGTTGATTGAGCTGGCTACGAAGGACCTGTACGGTTTCCAAGATAGTGCGTAACCAAGGTCAGCAAGTTATTGACATAGTCCATGATGTGCGACTGGTTCACGGGAGAAATCTCGAGCCACATCGTCTTCATCTTTCGGATCACGGGAACGATGGTCTCGTCCTTCTCGTATTCCTTGAACGGATACTTCAGAAAGAAGTCTGCGTTGCGAGCCTTGATGGTGGCGGCAAACGGCAGGCAGTGCTGCTCAATGCCCGCAATCACCATCTTGGGATTGGTCATCTTTGCAATCTTCATGTTGGACAGATACACAGGAAAATCAGTGTCCTCGGGGAACACCGCGATCAGCTGTTCAATGAAGCTTTGAAACTGATCAAAGAACAAGCTCATCACCTGAGACTTCGACATTACATGGTCAGGTTACTTTCGTGAAACCCCTTTGAACTCTCCATCCCGCTGCTTCTGAAGCTGCTCCAGACGGGAACCGAGGTCGTCGTTGCGACCCGCCTTGTCGCCGTCGTAACTCTGCTTGGTCACGGGCTCAGGTGCTCCAGGCGCGGGGGCCGCACCCAGGAAACTGTAGTGAAGTTGGTCCGTGGTCGCGGCGCTCTTGCCGTCCCAGCTCGAGTAGGAATCCGAGAAGCCACCCGACGTGCCGAAGGACCACGACTCAAGGCTGCCCATCGCCGATGCGCCCGGCACGGCACCCGGAGTCGCCGCGGGAACCGCCGAGGGAACGGCCGTCACGGGAAGGTCACGGCGGGCCGACACGGGCTTGGCAATGTATCCAAAGATGGCCTGGCCCACGAAGACATCTTTGGTCTCGGGGACATACAGGGTCGGCACGCGCTGCAGAAACGGCGGCAGTTCGCTGCGCTGCTTGCCGTCGATCGATACCATGCGGCAAAGATCTTGCTTGTTCAGAGTCTTGAGCGTGTCAAGAATCTGCTTGCTGTGGGAGTCACGGCTGCTGTAGAACAGGATGGGCTGGCTCATTGCGAATCAAGTCGAAAAAAACGGAAAGAGAATCACGCACACAAGAAGTAAGCATGGAGAACCTCAAGACCAGCCTTGAGGGCTATCGCATTGACTTTGAGTTGAACAAGGTGCCGATTCCGTTTGTGAATGGCCTTCGCCGTATTCTGCTGGCCGAGATCCCGACCGTTGTCATTCGCGATATCGTCATTCGTTCCAACACCACGCGTCTCAACCACGAGATGCTCAAGCACCGCGTGGCCATGCTGCCCGTGAATGTGAACCCGTCGGAGGTCGGTGTGATTCGCGACGCCAAGTTGCGCCTGCACTTTGACCCTAGCCCCGAGGTCAATCGTGTGGTGACGTCCGACGACTTTGTGGTGTCGGGGACCACGCGCAAGGACATCCTGCTGAAGGACCGTGATCTGGGAACCCCGATGCTGTTCCTGAACCTCAATGTGGGCGGCAAGCACCCCGAGGACGGACTCCACGTGGAGGCGACGCTGGGTGTGGATGAGCGTGGATCGTCGCAGGTGTGCGTGGCGACCTTCAAGAACCACATTGACCCCGAACGGGCCAAGTTGGATCGCGACTCCTACCTCCTGGGTGAGGGCGCAATGGCCACCAAGGATGCGCGTATCTTCGACAATCACCTGATTCAGAGGTCCTTTGAGATGGATGAGCAGGGTCGGCCCACGCGTTTCGACTTTGCGATTGAGAGCATTGGCGTGATTCCTGCGCGTGACCTACTGAAGATGGCCGTGGAGGTGTACCAGCACAAGGTCACGGAGTTCCTGAAGGAGCCCATCTCCAAGACGGACGACGGTTCCTACATCATCGAGTCCGTGACCGAGGGACACACGCTGGGATACCTGGCACAGACTCTTGTGCTGGAGTCGGGGCTGGTGGACTTTGTGTCCTACGACCCTGGACACCCACTGGTTCCGAAGTTGACGCTTCGGTTCCGCACCAAGGTCAAGCCCGAGACCGTGTTGGAGCGCTTCCGCACGGACGCGCAGGCGCTGTTCGAAAGCATTCTTAAGGGTGTATAATGGATGAGTTCTTCACCTTTGAAGCCAAGGACGTGCAGGTCCTTGGGGAGGTGGTCTTTGAGGAGGAAACTCAACGGCCACTGTCCACACGCTTTTATACGTTGGATGAGCAGATCTCCGATTCCTACGAACGACTGGTTCCGCGGAACAAGCGCGTGACCAAGTTCAAGTTGAAGGAGATTGAGACGGAAGTGGAGCGGTATCGCGATCTGTATTCCGCCTACATTAACGCCACGCCCGAGAGTTACGATTTGGTGGAACCGAAGACGCGCAGATCCTTCTCGTGGATGTTCCCCGTGCTTGTGAGCAACGAGAAGACCCCCTATAAGTGGGGTGAGTGGTCCTCTCTCTTTTCCCCTGCGGCCATTCGGCAGCCGAATGCGTATCCCCGCATGATCGCCTCGCTTCCTCATCCGTTTGATGTGACGCAAGGAGGCACGCCCTTTCCTGTCACGGCCATCACTGAATCGGCAGCCGAAGACGGAACCAACGGTGCGCGGTTTCTGCCCGTCTTCAAGACCACGCGGACCAAGCGCCACGAGGATGAGAGCATCACGCTGATTCCCGAGGAGATTCAGGGAACGGACGACAAGACCACACTGCGTGGATATTACCTGAAGAAGCGCGGTGTGGACATTCCCGATCCGCAGGTGGATCACCCGTTCTTTGCCGACGACAAGCCCAAGTTCCTGGATACGCAGGCGCCTATGAGCGAGGTGATTCCTGAACTGGATGCGGTCATGACCCATGGAGTCAAGCGAACCACGGATCCGTATGGAGAGGGCGCCAAGTATCTCAAGGTCTACGATGTGGCCCTGTCGGCGATTCCGTGGGCCTTGTGGAAGCAGCGGTTTCCTCCTGAACCCATTGTGAACGAACTGCCTCCGCAGATCGACCTCCCCTTCCCCGAGGCCAAGCAGGATGCGCCCTCGCAGAAATTGACGGAACAGTATGGAGTGCCGTATTTCCCTGGCAAGTCGTCGCGCTTGTGGCTTCAGGAGCGGGAGGATGCGGGAGCCCTGGTGGCGACCATGCTCTTGTCCAAGGCATCGGACGCGGGTGTAGCTCCGATGCTGGCCAGCGGAGAGTTGGGGGAGATTGTGTTGCCTCCCGCGGATCTTGCCCAGTGCAGTCTAGATGACGTGCCGTTCCAAGAGTTTTTGCTTCGTGGTCTGCTGCGTGGCACGGAAAAGCAAGTGTGCGTCCCCCTTGAACTCATCAAGCAGGAGCGTCATCAGCTAGGCTACAAGGGCCGCAAGTTGTGGAAGGACTCCACTTCCAATGACGTACTGATGCCCACGATTCGGCTGCTGGCTTCCATCAAACCGGCGCCGCTCTCGAACAAGGCACCGGCACTATCCAAGTTTGGCGCACAGCCCACGTCCACCCAACGCCAGCGTGTCTTGGCGGTTCTGTCGGACCCCGAGCGTCTTCCCGAAGACAAGGAGGCGGATGTACAGACTCTCCTCCAGGACTCCATTCACTCCAACGAACAGTACACCGACAAGGAGGGGCTCTTCGTGATGTGCGACCACACGGTGGCGATTCTCAAGGGAGACATGGAGAAGGATCGGCTAGGGTTCTATCGCTCGTGGACAGCTACCGAAGACGGATTTCGAGTGTGTCGTGTCTGCGGAGAGCAAGTGAACAATGATGTTCTTGTAGACCAAGCGGAGTTTGGAGAGGATGGGCGCATGAACAAGCACAGCGATGCGTTGGACCGCACCATCATAGGACGCGCAGAAGTGGCGGATTACACGCGCAGTCTCCACGCAATGTTGCCGTTGTTTGTGATGACGGATCCATCCGATGCCACAATGTATCTGCTTCTGTCCCTGCTACAGGTTCTTCCTGACCCCCTCCAAGTCGCACCCATCCTGCAGTATGCTCGCACCATCTCCACAGCCTTGGCCAAGACCGATAACGACACCACGCGCCGCGCCCGTGGAACCGTGGGTATCGCGGCCGCTGCGGCACTCCTCCAAACCCATCTCCCTGCTCTGACGCCGCGTCGTTCCTTCGGTCCTCGGCCGTTGATGCTCGATGGATACCCCCGTGACGCCGAGAAAGCCGAGGGGTTCACGATTGCCGATTCCCTGTCCATGGTCCTCCGCAAGACCTTCGAGGCCTTTCCCACTTCGTTCCAGGGTCCGTCGCTACAGGTGCTTCGGTTTGCGCTGAACGAGCCCAAGACGCTTCAGAAGCAGGTGCTTGGTTTGCTCCCCAAGTTTGTCAAGCAGTTCGGAGAGCTGTTCAAGAAGGCCAAGGAGGAGTTCTCTCTTCGCCCACCTGCGCCTGAACCCACCATGCTGATTCCCGTGGTGATGCCTCCTGCTGAAATGGGAACCTTCACGTCCTTTGCCCCGTGCCCCTCGTTTCGCCTGACGTGGATCAGCAAGCGCCTGCCAATCTCCGTACAGACCGCATTGCCGTTGCGTGCGGGCTTGACCTCCTCTCCGTTGGCGCGCCCAATCCGTAGGGCGGAGTCTCCTCGGTCTCAGCCCGCAGCCATTCCGAACCCTGAAATCTCCAAGCGTCTGAAACTCCCGATTCCCGCGCGCATGGGTCTTGAGCCCACGGATTCGTGGACCGTGAATTCCCTGTTGATCGCTCGGCTGGCCACCATTGCCCGCCGCCCGAACCCCGCACAGACCCTCGACCCCGCTTCGTCGTCCGACCTGCTCCGTGACATCACCAAGGGATACATACGTGAACTCCTGGATGTCATCGCAAAGGACCCCGAGATTCGCCGTATCTACGATCAAGTGCGAGCGGAGGATGTTACCTTTTACGCCTTGTTGACTTCGGTGACGTCGGCTCGGACAGAGACCAACACTCTCCGTGCCAAGGAGCGCTTCGCAGTGACGGATCGTCTGCGCGGCATGACAGACTCTGATCGCGACATTACCAAGCAGCTGATGGACCGTGGTTTGGCACCCTTCCTTGTGACGGTGGCCGATCGTGACATGTTCTCCACACAGTTGCGTGAGCAGATTGGAAGTGCCGTGGATCGTGGGGAGGATTACGATGAGGAGGAGGAGATTGGCGCAGACCCTGCGGCAGAAGCCTATGATCTCCGAGGAGACGACACGGTGTTCGAGGACGACAATGTTCCCCCTATCGGAAACCGTGAGCGTGACGACGACTCAGGTGAGTAATTTACACCTGGGCGCCACGTAAGAGATAAGATGACGACCCGCCTGCTTCAGCTGCACATGATCTACCGTAACACCGAGACCGATGACGATGACATCATCGTGGAGCGCGTTGCCCAGGTTCCCCAGACGTCGGACCCGCTGTTCCGCGTCAGCTTCACGACGACGTCGGCGACGAATGCCCGGGTGACCTACCGCACCTACTTCAACCGCCGCGCCCTGGGCCGCTACCTTCAGTCGATTGTCGACAGCCTTCAGGTTGACGAGGATCCGTTCAAGACTGTCCAGGTGAGTGGCAGCATCTTCCCCGCATTCATGTACAGGGTCGATGAGCTCAACTGGGAGACGCGGGAGACGATGATGGATATGATGATGATGTCCATCAACTCCGATGTGACGCGCGTGACTCGTTCGTAGGGTAAAACGGAAACACACTAACAAATCAAAGAGAACCTCATGCTGACCCTTCAGGGATATCGCATCCCTAAAGACCATCGTGAACTCCCTCTCAAGAAGGCCTTGACGGTCCGCCCCTTCTCCTTCGTCAAGCCGCAGTTTCAGCCCAAGTATAAGGTGTGGCACGAAGATTCCAAGTGGCTGTATCTGCCCAAGCACTTTGGTATCGAGCGCTACGGAGAGGTGCCCACGCTCCGTGATGTGGCCAAGACCGCGGATGAGCACTGGACCTTTGCGGGGTCCATCCGCCCCGTCCAGGTGCCCGTTGTGAACTCCTTCCTGCTTCCCGAGCCTCACGACGGCGTGATTTCCCTCCACACGGGCGGAGGCAAGACCGTCTGTGCCTTGTACATTGCCTCGCGGCTCAAGGTGCCGACGCTGGTGATTGTCCACAACACATTCCTGCGCGACCAGTGGATTGACCGCATCAAGGCCTTCCTACCCAAGGCGAGAATTGGCCGAGTCCAGGCCGATGTCGTGGATGTGGCCAACAAGGATGTTGTGATTGTTATGCTCCAAACCCTTTCAATGAAGGAACTAAATGATAACCTCTTCGCCCCTATCGGTCTGGTCATTGTTGACGAATGTCACCACATCGCTTCAGAGGTGTTTATGCAAGCGTTACCCAAGGTTACGTCAAGGTACATGCTTGGTCTTTCGGCCACTCCCGAACGCAAAGATAAGCTGATGTTTGCCATTCACTGGTTCCTCGGTCCGCTGCTGTATAAGTCCGACACGGGCGACTCGGTGGATGTCCAGGTCCGTGTGGAGATGTACGAATATGAAAACAACGACCCCGAGTTCAATGAGGTTGTCGTCTCGTCGCAGGGGATGGTGTCGGTGCCCATCATGGTGAACAAACTGGCTAACTGCGAGGACCGTACCCAGTGGCTGGCCAAGATTCTCGTGGATGTCCTCGAGGAGGGACGGCAGGTGCTGGTCTTGTCGGATCGTGTCCAGCACTGTAAGGACATTCTCGACGCCTTGCCCGATGACGTCAAGGAGACGGCCTGTATCCTGAGCCAAGCGGTGAAGTCGGACGTCCGCACCGAGTATTGCCGCACCAAGACGATTCTGATTGCGACCTACAGCATGTGCAAGGAGGGCTTCGATGTCCCGTCCTTGAACACACTGGTCATGGCCACGCCGCGGCCCGATATTGATCAGATTGTGGGTCGTATTCTGAGAGTGGAAAAGGCGGGACGTGCAGTTCATCCGCTGATTGTGGATATCGTGGATCCCCAGTTCAAGCGGCAGTTTGGGGCACGGAACACGCTCTACAAGAAGCGTCAATACAAGGTCGCGCGGATGATTATGCCTTCGTCTTCAGCTGCGCCACCGACGGAGCCGCCACCAGCTTCGTCTTCGGCGTCGGGGGAGGAGGACTCATAGGCGCCACGTTGCCACCCAGCTCGTTGGCCGAGTCCACGAAGATCTCAATCTTGTTGAGCCCGTTGGTCTCCTCGGGCTTCGAGATGTCATTGTAGCGCTCCATCTTTGCAGAGAACTCACGCGCAACTGAGCTCGGAATAGGCGGGCTCAGTTCCGCCAACCGATCGTACTGATCCTTGACATACTTCAGGAAGTCACCCGGCTGCATGCGCTCGTCACGAGGCAGGCGCAGTTCCACATTGATGAAGCGGTACAATTTTGCGTAGTGAATGGCCGACATGCGGTGTCCCTCCGAACGCTTGGCCCACGCAAAGTAGGTTCCAACTGTGTTCAGAACACCAATCACGAGGGAGCCGACACCCAGCGCAGTGGCGGCGAGTTGCTGGTTGCCCGCGAACAGACTGGATGAGCCCGCATTCAGGAACGCCACCATACCCGACCCCACAATCACGGGCAGGTCAATGTAGACCTTGCGGCGGGTAAAGATGCTCTCGGCCTTCTTGTGCATGATCGCCAGTCCGTTGGCCTTCTCGCCTGTCTGGGCAAAGTACTCCTCCAGAACGATCGTCCAGCTGATGCGTTCGGCGATCTGTAGTGTGGTTCCAGATTCACCCATTTTGTTTTTAGACGCAGAGAACAATGTTGTGGCCGCCTAAGTACTATCGCGGTTTGTCGACACGGCGGAAGAGCCAGCGGCGTCGTGAAATTACCCGCAGGGCACGGATGTCGTGGAAGAACCCCGCCGCCTACCGCCCGTTTGCCACGGACCGCGGAACACAGAGTCGTCCGTCGTCCTATACCTCCCGGTTCCACAGCAAGTACCCTGGTGTCACGGGATTGTCCGCGGTTGCCAAGGCCACCCATGTGCCTCTCAGCACTCTCACCAAGGTCTACGATCGTGGACTGGCCGCGTGGCGCACGGGACATCGGCCTGGGGCGTCGCAGCACGCGTGGGGCATGGCGCGGGTCTACTCCTTTGTGCTCCACGGAAAGACGTGGAGAACGGCGGATGCGGATTTGGCGCGTCGGAATTCTTCGTGAGGGAACACAATGCAGTATAACCGCAACGGCGTTCAAGTGCGCCAGACCCAGCCCGTCCGCGCCCTGAAGCGTGTGACCCGTGTGATTTCCATCGATTCGCGCGACCGGGACCCGACCAAGTATGTGAGGCTGAATGGTGGTGCGGATGGCCCTATGTCCGACCCGGGCGACTACGTGGTCTACTTTCCGCGGCCCTTTTCCAACGTTACGCGTATCCGCCTGAAGAGTGCGACGGTCAACGCCCCGACGGCGGGGTGGACGTCGAATGATCAGTATATCATGCTGGCTCTCGATGGACTGAATCGCATGGACGAGACAGCACCCGGTGCGGACCGCGCGGGCTATGCGGACTATTCTTTCGCCAAGCTGGTGAACACAAACCTGGTGACCACTGGCACCACAACCTCCAATGCGATCTTCTACAATGATCAGATCTTTGCCGAGAACATCACGACCTACAATCCTCCGATCGGAACTCTCGACCGTCTCCACATCACATTCCGTCGCCACTTGCCCTTTTCTGCGATTGGCGCGAGGGGCACAAACTTCTCCCCCGCTACGAATGCGCCTCTCGACGCTCCGATTGTCTTCGGAACCGGCGAGAACACACTGACCTTTGAGATTGAGTACCTTGACAATGTGTTCGAGGACGTGTCTGCGTTCGAGACCTTCCTGCCCTCCATGCAGGGCGTTCCTCGTTAGACCTTCATCGACTTGCCCAGCATCACAAACGTATCAAACGTGAACAAGAACATCACGCCTGTCACGATGTAGAGAAACATGTCGTGATGGGAGTTCGGCTCATAACCTGTCTTGTTTTGCTCCACCATGGCCAAGATCTTATCCATCTTGGTCTTCATGTCATCGCCACCCACTGTGAAGGACTCACGTGCAGCCGTCGACGGCGGACCCTGCTGTGTGGGCGCCCGCGGAGATGGGGTGAAATTCGATGTCTCTGCGTTCGTGTCAATGGGCAGAACCGATGTGAGGTCGGTCACTGCCTTCATGGCCGCGGCACTCATATGGCGTTTGGGCTCCGATCGCACCTCTTCCTTGCCTTCCTTGACCGTTGTACGAGCCTTGAAATCGCCCCCTTCAGGGTAAGCATCCTCGAGCAAGGTATAGTCCATGCCACACTTGTTCTTGGGCAGGCAGAAAAATATAGAGGCTTTCTAGTAAAATGCGTCTCTCTGGAACCAATGAAGTCTACGTCGTTGTCGCCCTTGCGGTTCTGAGTGTGGTTGCGCCCAAGCTGATCAAGCCGGTTACGGGCGGCGTCATGGGTCGTGCGCTGGCCACGGCGATTGCGGCCTACCTGGCGCTGTACGTCAGTCTGCCGGTTGCCCTGTTCTGGACGATCGCGGTCCACGCTTCGATGTGCCAGTGCAGCGGTGGCATGGAGTACATGGCGGGCCAGTGCGAGAAGAACATGACCGAGATGTCGTGTAAGGACGATTGTATGTGGGACGGGGCCTCCAAGCAGTGCAAGGAGAAGCCGAAGTCTATGTAAACATATTTCCTACCAGTGAACAATGATTGAGATTCTCGAGAACCATAAGCTCTTTCTGGGTATCATGCTGATTCTCGTCAATGTAGGGTCGCGCTACTTTGTCGACGAGCTCAGCGATGACCCGAAGACCTATGAACGCAACCTCCTCCTCCGACGCATCGCAATCTTTGCAGTGTGTTTCGTCGGCACGAGAGATTTGGTCTATTCCTTGTTGTTGACCGCTGGCTTCATCATCATCGCGTCGGGTATGTCGAGCCGTAGCCGCGAAGGAATGGCGAACGAAGAGGAGGAAAAGGAGTCGATGACGTGCGGCGCAAACGACAAGAGCGTCCCTCCCCTGTTCCCCAAGTAAAACGGATTCGTACACCTTCACTCACGAAGACTACCATGGATCTCCACGCACTCTTCCTCCAGTCCAGACCTGACGGGACGTCCCTGTTCGACCTGTTCCTGACCGAGTGCCAGAAGTGGTACGATGAACCTGCACACAACTTCACCGAGATGCGGACCCGCGACAACAAGAAGGTCCGTGGTGATGTCTTTGAGGACTTCTGCGTCAAGTATCTGAAGCACGTTCGCAAACTGAAGAACGTGTGGCTCCTCAAGGACGTGCCGGACGAGCTACTGACGAAACTGTCGTTGAAGCGGCCCGATGTCGGTATCGACATTATTGCGGAACACGAGGGCAAGTATTACGCGGTCCAGTGCAAGTACAAGAAGCACGTGAGCCACAAGAAAAATGTAGTGACGTGGAAGCAGCTGTCCACCTTCTACGCGTTGGTGCTGCGAACGGGACCCTGGGCACAGTACATCGTCATGACAAACTGTGACTATTGTCGGCATATGGGGAAGAAGACTCCGAAGGATGTGTCGATTTGTTTGAAGACCTTCCAGAACACTACGCAGGAGCAGTGGGTTCAGATGTGTGAGTTGGAAGGTCAATCGGCTCGTATGTCTGAATCCACTCCTCAGCCAACTTCACTAACGCCTTCGCAGCTGCGCGAAGCTCGCCTTGCGCGATTCGCTCGTCCCGAACCGCAATCTTCTGCTGAAGGTATCCCACCCGCTCCCTGAGTCCACGGAGTTCCGCATCGACCCCATGCAGTTCATCCGCACGCTTGAGGTAGTAGCGACCATTCACCTCCCATTTTCCCTTGCTGAGGACATCGAGGGCCGTCTGCGCCTTGGCAAGTTGAAGTTCAAGAGTCGGCATGGGTAGAGTTTGGTTGGAAACCCTGAGTCCGTTTTCAATTGGGAAGCCCTTTCGCCTTACGCCGCGTGCTCGCAACCCGCAGGCGGTATTGTGTGTATATTGAGTGGCCATCGGCAATGCGACTGAATGGCTTCTCAGCGAGAGCCATGTATTTTTTGCGTGTCTCGTTCGCATGCTGTCTCTCTTTTTCCGCCTGCGCTGCCTCCTTTGCTGCGTCCGCCTCCGACAGGTGCTTGTCGTAGTTCCTGTATGTGTGTTTCTGAATTGGGGGAAAGCGGTTCCCACCACGACGACGGCGCGTACCTCCGCTCTTCGCCTTGATCTTCTTAATCTGGGCTTCCTTCTTCGCAATCTGCTCGTCGGCGTCGCTGTGGGTGAATGGCCTGTACGGCTTTTTTCCATCAAGCCACTTGCCATACTTCTTGTAGTGCTGCCAGTCGGCTATCTCGTGCTCCAGAGTCGCTATCTTCTTCGGCATTTGTGATAAACGCAGAATTTAACGACGGCGGGTGCCCTTCCGCCCCCGACCCCGCTTCCGTGTCTGGTGTCCACGAACATGCGCCTGAATCTTTGTGGCCGCATTCACATTCACAGGATCGCCCTCTGCGTCAATGTAGGCCTGTTCAGCATCAAGCACCTTCTTCTGGAGCTTCGCAAGGTCAGCCTCTAGCTTCTGCACGTGGGCCCGGGGGTTCTTGACGTATTTCAGTTCGGCATCGTTTCCATAGTTACGCATATCCTTCGCCCGAGCCAACGAAGTCCGTGCCATACGGATCTTCGAGTGGAGCGTCTCCATCTTCTTCCTCAGTTCACCGAGCGTGGGCATTGTGGTAAACGCAGAATTAAAGCTTGATGACCACGCTGTTCTTCCCCGTGGAACCGGGCTTGTTATTCACCCGCTTCGGAGCAGGGGCAACCGTCTGCTTGATGTCCTTGAGGAGTTCATCAATCGACGGCGGCGCGCGCATCTCGGGGGCAGGCTGCTGCGGGGGCATCGGCGGCATCGCGGGCGTCTTGCGCACACCAATGCGCACGGGCTTGGTCTCCTGTGGCGGGCGAGGGACCATGTTCGGCGGCGGGGCCGGGGGCACGTTCTGCTGCATGAAGCTCATGAGACCCGACAGGGGGTTGGACGGCTGCTGCGGGGCCGACGGCTGGGCACGCATCTGCTGGGTCTGGTTCTGCATGGCGGCCGCGGCCAGCGAACGGGCAATGTCGGGGTTCTGACGCATGATATCGTCAATGTTCGGGATAGGTGCCTTGCGAGCCATCTGGTTGGTCAAGTGGACCATGTAGATCATCATACAGGTGCGCAGGGGAATGCGGACCATCGGGTGCATCTTCAGGTTCTCGCCGTACAGGTCGTAGAGCTCCTCGAAGTCATCCTCCAGATCCGCCACGTTCATCTGCGCCGCCTCCGACAGGCCGTCCAGCTGGAGACCGAAGGCCTTCATCATGCCAATGTTCTTGGAGCCGTACTCCAGACCACTCATGCCCGTTACGAACCACTCGGAGAACTGCTTGATGGTCGCGTCCATGGACTTCTCGCGCTTGATGAACTCCAGCTCCATCTTCATCTCCTCGATGGAGGACTCCATGGTGAAGCGCTTGCGCATCGGCACGCCCATCTTGGACAGACGCTCAAACTTGCGCAGGATCTCGTACTTCTCCTTCATCATGGCATCGTCCGACACGCGCTTGACCTGAGGAGAATACGGCTCGGCGTTGAAGTTGCGCATACCATTGACCACCTCGGGGCCCGTGTTCTCGAACGACGGCACCAGGTTCGGGGCCGCAGGAGCAGCAGGCGCCGACCCGCCACTGAACTCCTCAAAGTTGAGCGTCGGAAGGTCGATGGTTTCAATGTTGGCCATGCCGCCTCCCACCATGCTAGGGTTTACGAGGAGGTCTGTCTCCATTTACTTCTCCTACGGGTCTGTTTCGTAAGCTTGGAACGCAGTGAGGTAGTGCTTCGGGTCGAACGACATGATCCCCGTCGGCACGTAGAACGGGTCCGTCCACGAGTCCACGATACAGACAGGTAGTTTTTCGTAGAAGGAACTCAAGCTGTTGCGGAGCACGACAGGGATAGCGCCAAAGTAGAGCGCCTCGTAGATGCGGTGGGTGTCGACACCTACTCCTTCGGGGCATAGCGCGAATCTAGATCGGCGAAGGTCGGTGTAGTACTCAATCTGTGTGCGCCCATGGGGATCCTTGCGAACAACTCTGGGATCGCCCTCAAACGCATCGAGACACTCCTTCCGTTTGCCGTAGTTAGTCATTGAGAAATTCGCGTAGATCTCGATTGTCTTGGGCTGCGGCGGGATTGAGTGAATGTGCTGCAACCCACTGTCTGGAAAACCAAGCGGAATCGTCGTCAGCTGGGGGTGCGTCACGGTCGTATTGACTGCGTAAATGTGGATGGCGCGTGGCAGGGTTCGGGCGAGTCGGTCGTTGTCGAACGGCACGTCTGAATTGTGAATAACAATGAAGAACCGCTTCGGGGTAATGAAACGAATCGACAGGAATGAGTCCAAGTGATACCCGCTCACAAACACCCAGTCACCCGTTCTCGACCCTATGTGCGAGAAGGGACGTTTGGGGTAGCGTGGCTCGTAGTTCCACGTACACAGGTCAGAGAACCCACGACCCGATATCATTTAACTTGAACACAAGTATCGGCATAGAACAATGAAGACGCGTCGCGTATTCAAGAAGAAGCGGTTGATGTCACGGGCCTACTGCAAGAAGACACCGTGCCGCCGGATGGGCTTCACGCAAAAGGCCAGCTGCCGTCCGTATAAGAACTGCTACACCCGCAAGAAGTAGCTTACTTAGCGTCCGAGGACTGGCTTAAGGACGTGTGCTCTAAGCACCACAATCCCTGAAGAAATGAATCCGCCAAGTCATCCTTCTTTGGGTGCTTGGCAAAATGTTCCTGCCACACTTGAGGAACGAGTGCGCGAGCATGCGTTATGCCAGTCGTTTTGCGTCCTTTATAGCTTGCAGTTGAATCTTCCACTGTCACGATGTTCGATAGCTTGTGAGTCGCTGAAACCCCCTGGACTCGAAACCCTCGGCAGCAAAAGTACATCTGGAGCATCGCCTGGACTCCAAACATCCTCCTGTCCATTTGATTCTCCACGCAGATCAGGTCGGCCCCCTTCCAAGACGCTGATCGCTGGTCGAGACTACGAATGAGCGCGCCGGCCAAATCCAGCACCGACCCCTGAATGGCGGACGACACGCACTTCTTCCACGTGTTCTGCTTGCGATGGTTATACAGCAGATTGACCAAGTCCGCCTTCTTGGTGGCCTCGGTCGTCATGCCCTCGCCGCGTATCTGCTCGCCCAGCTGAGCAGGAGTCAACTTGGTCAGCTCCTTCTTGGTGACCTTGGCCTTCTTCTTGGGAGTGTGGCGAGCGCACGCAAAGGTTCCGTTCGACGCATGCTCATAGCGAGCGGCCGTCTGACACTGATGACATCTTGGGGCACCGACACCCGCCTGTTCCCCAAGTACGTCAATGATATTCCAGTCGGTAATCTTGACATCGGTGCGATTGATTCCTTCGAGCACACAGTATGCAAGGTTCCTCAATCCTGGATCCAAACTAACTACCTTCATTGATAATTAAGGCGATGTTTGTATAAATGCCGTGTGACTGCACCAAGTACAAGGACCCTGCTCCTATTCGGCTGTCTTGGATCCGTCGCCCCACCACGTCGTCTTCGACTCCTCAGAACCCGCTGCCGCCTCCGCCGCCACCCATAAAACCTGTGCCGAAGGTATAATGGGCTTCAAACTCTTTGGAACTCCGCTGTACCTGAATGAGAAGTGTATCCTCTTTTCGGCGTTCGTCCTGTTCATCTTCTGGATGCCCCATCCCAAGGCATGGGAACATGACCTGGTCCTTGCGTTTGTCATCGCAATGACGGCCTACGTCCTCATGGCGTGGTATGATTACATCTACGACTGCAACGACAAGCTGGGACCCACGCTTCTCGGCGCACTCATTGGATGGGCAAAGCCTGATAACGGATTACCCGAACTGCCCATCAAGTACAAAAAGGTAGTTGGAGTGTTTGATTTCTTCGTTCTCATTGGTCTGCTAAGTCTTCTGGTTATTCCTTACCTACGCCGTCGCCTTTAGTAGCGAGATGAGCGTGGGCTTGGGGTCCGTCTTGCTGAACGGAAGACCGCGCTTGCTCAGCATGTCCTGAAGCTCCTTCTTGGTCTTGCCCTGGAGAGCATCCACATCGATCGCGGCAGGCGGGCCGTCCACGACCTCCGTCGCAGTCTCCTCCACGGAGACGCGATCGTCCTCGTCCTCCTCGGCAGGCTCAGGGGCGGTGGCGGGGACAAACTTGACCTCGGGCTCGGGCTCGGGAGGGGCCGACTGGTCGATGGCGCGGGTGATATCCCCGATGGCCATGAGGACAGAGTTCATGTTCTGAAAGAGACGCGTCTGCTGCCAGTAGAGCCAGCCGACCATGCCCGCAAGGACAAAGACCATGGACGCAAGAAGAGCGACAGCGGCGTGAAGGAGCTCCATTTGATGTGAGCGCAAGACGCGATTCCACGCAGGAGAAACGAAGAATCTTGCTACTCCATAAATGAAGACTCTCTACTGGATCGCAGGTCTCTTGGTTGCGTTGCTGGCGTTGCGGATGTATTTCAACGGAGTCGACCGTTTCACGCTTCAAGGGGAGTACTGGGATGTCCCAGGAGGTACGCCTCATGTGCGTGAAGAGATTTTGCATAAGACGGGTGCCGACAATTACGACTTTGTCTACCACGATCCGCCGAATACGTTGAATTAACGGCGACGGGTTGAGCGGGTGCCACGGCGACGACGGGACCCGAGGGCCCTTGTGGACCGTGTCCGACGGCCACCCCTGCTGGCAGCAGCCGCTTCCTTCTTGGCGCGAGCCTTCTCCTTCTTGATGAACGCCTCGCGCTCCGCCTGCCGTTTCTTGTCCGCGGCCTCCGCCTTGATTTCTCCACGAGGCTTGTGAGTAGCGCTGGGTGTAGGCATTTGTATAGACCCTAGAAATCTTCGTCCAGACGCAACTCCTCCCGGGCACCCGTCATTGTCCGCGAATACTCCGATACCTTCTTCTCGAAGAAATTGGTCTTGCCCTCCAGCGAGATCAGGTCCATGAAATCGAACGGATTCTGCGCACCAAAGATCTTCGGCGTGCCCAACTGGACCGCCAACCGATCCGCCACAAACTCGATATACTGCGACATCATCTTGGAGTTCATGCCAATCAAGGAGCATGAGAGCGCGTCGCAAATGAACTCCTTCTCCAGCTCCACGGCGTGCTTGATGATCTGGTGAACGGTGTCCTGGGAGACCTTGTTCTCCAGCGTGTGGAACAGGGCCACGGCGAACTGTGTGTGGAGGCCCTCGTCCCGGGAGATCAGCTCGTTCGAGAAGGTCAGTCCGGGCAGGAGACCGCGCTTCTTCAGCCAGAAGATCGAGCAGAAGGCGCCCGAGAAGAAGATGCCCTCCACGCAGGCAAAGCCCACCAGACGCGTGGCAAACGACTTGTCCGAGCCCATCCACTCCAATGCCCACTCTGCCTTCTTTTCGATGCAGGGGATGGTGTTGATGGCATTGAACAACTTGGCCTTCTCCTCCTCGTCCTTGATGTAGGTGTCGATCAGGAGGGAATAGGTCTCCGAGTGGATGCCCTCCATCGCATTCTGGAAAGAGTAGAAGAGCTTGACCACCTGCGAACTGACCTCGCCCTGGAACCGCGTCACAAGATTCTCCATGACGATTCCGTCCGACCCCGCAAAGAATGCCAGCACGCGGCCGATGAAGTGCTTCTCGGGGTCCGTCAGCTTGGCCCAGTCAGCCTGGTCCTTGGAAAAGTCAATCTCGTCGGGGGTCCAAAAGACAGCGACGCTCTGCTTATACATGCGATACAGGTGCTGCTCCGACGACTTAATCGGGAACAGAGTAAACGCCATTATATCTATACAGCGATTATCACCTAAACGAAAAGTTGTGGAGACTACATAATGAGTAGCACATCCAACGTGCAGGCGTACCTGACCTCGGTCTTTCGACCTGTCTACACCTATACCCCTGCCACCTCCAACTTCACGACACAGCTCGACATTTCCAATGTGAACACTGTGACCGCGAACACGCTGGTGGCCTTCCGCGTGGATGTGTCGGATTCCAACAGCAACGTGTTTGTTGGAACGGGTGCGGGCGTGAACTTTCTGAATCTGCAGAATTCCTCGAACAATACGGCGCTCGGATTCAACGCGGGTAGCCAGATCTCCAACTCTTACAATGTCATCACGATCGGCTACTCTGCGGGGCAGAACATCTCCAACAGCCACGACACCCTCCTCCTTGGAAACAACTTTGGCGGCAACACCAATGCGCTGGTGAATTCAATCTGGATTGATCCGCTGGGTGGTGGGGGCGCGGGTGTCTCGTCGGCCAATACAATCGCAATCGGAGCAGGCACGGGAATCGTGGGCAGTTGTAATATCTGGATCGGAACGGCGGCGGGCGCCGGGAACACGGGCTCCAACAACATCACCATCGGTCACTCGATGGTTCCAACAGGCGTTACGAACGACTACATGCAGATAGGGCGGACTTCAAACATTGTGATCGCAGCCGATCTCTCGCAGAACGGCATTTCCATTGGAAAAGGAGACGCAAGCATGATGTATCTCGACGGAAACGGTCGTGTTCCTGACTTGGTGCTGGACGTGTCGGGGACGGGACGCTTTGGCAAGGGACTCGCCCTCGGAATGGACCCGGGTCAGTTTACGCTGGACGTCAACGGAACCTTCCGTTCAGAGGACGGTTATGGATTGATCAGCTACCAGACCGATATCTCTGGAAACCCCCGCTTCAGGTCGTCTGGATTCATACAGGCAAAACAAGGTCTCTGCTCCTTGGAGGGAACGTCGGGTGCGGCAGGAACACCGTTTGTAGCCGGCGAACCTCGTCAGTTCAATGTGGCGATATGCGTGGGTGTGACGCTGATTGCGGTTGCTGACGACGCGGGTATCTTCTTCTGGTCTGGAACTGGAGCTGTTGTGACACTGAGCGGGAACAGCCTCAGTCACATCAACGTGTTATCGCCTCCGAACATTAGCAGCAGCCTGACCAACACCGTGTATACTGTATCCTTCTTTCCGCTAGCACAGCCCGGCCTCTACGCCCCTGGCACTGGTATTTAGTTTGTCCACCATCTTGCGAATCGACACCGTGGACACTCCCGATGCCGCAGAGACATCGGACAGACGACCCTTCAGTACATGTGACACCACTCCCGACACAATGGTCTTGGGTGTGTGCTCCATCTCGGGAAGACGCGTAATCACCAGGAGAATCTGGGTTCGCTCTGTCTCCGTCACATTCATCTCTGCGCAGATACGTTCGGCGATTCCAAGCTGTGTGTTCAGGACAGACGACACCTCGGACTCGAAACGAGCCAGACCCTTGCACAGGGCGCGGATGGAGACGCGGAAGAGATCCGCCACCTCCTCGTGAGTCCTCGTGGCATTATGCTGACGACAGGCCACGAACACGGAACCAGCCATCAAGGCACGGCGAGACTCTCCGCGGGTCTTGCGGGCATCCTCAATCCGCTTGAAGGTCGCGCAGGCGTCCTGAATGATTGCCTTGGGAAGTCCAATCCGACTACAGGCTGCCTGAATCGCATCGAAGATTCCCATCCACGAACGCTCGCCGTGGCTCGACAAGGACCACGATGACAGTTTACCGATCGACTTGGATTCGTCGGACTGCCCGGGGGTCCGCTTCCGCATCATCATGGATCCGTAGGATGCCTCGGGAAGGAGTTCGTTGATCACGCCACCCGTTCGGCTTGGGTTACCCTCGGTCTCTGCGTAGATGCGCCACTCGGCTGACTCGTCAATGTGGCTGCCGAGGATCGTCCCGCAGCAGCAACAGACTTTCTGTCCCTCCTCCAACTCCGTGTCAGGATGTTCACAGTTCATGAGATGTGTAAGTGTGTTGAACAAAAGTCCGTTTTCAATGTTTTCAAGAACGATACATGCTGCCCATGACAGACGGATCGTAGACTTGAGGGCGGTAGGTGGTGAGCAACGGCGGGCGGTGAGACGCGCGCTGCTGTGTCCGCAGCCACGACACCAGCAAATACTTGTCGTCATTCACGGGCCACACCAGAAACCCGGATTCCATGAGCGTCTTGGTCAGATACTCCCGGGCCTCTGACACTTGGAACAACGGATACCCAAAGACAAAGTTTGGAACCTCGAACACCACGTAAGGGGCATTGGCATTGTGAATGGCTTGAGTGCGGATCTTTGCATACAGTTGGGATAACACGGGGCGCATGGCGGACATTCGCCGTTCTCTGCGTTCTTCCTGCTCGTCCCATACATCACGGGCTTTCAGCATCCTTGCCTTGTCTACACACTATGTTCCGCTCAATTGCACTCGGTGGAGGCGGCGTGCGTGGAGGTCTCCACATTGGTGGACTCCGTGCATTGGCTGAACGACAACCCCTGGTGTTCCCCGACGGACTCTACGGATGTTCCATCGGTTCCATTCTCGCAACGGCTCTGGCATTTGGTTTCACAGTGGAGCAGCTAGAGTCAATTCTGGAGAAGGAGTTTGTGCTGTCCAACTTCATTCCACCTGTGACCCTGTCGTCGCTGATGTCGTTTCAGGCCAAGAAGGGCATGTTCTCCATGGACATGCTCGAAGAGACCATTCTTCAGGGATTCGACCGGTTCGGAATTGACTTGCGCGGAAAGGTCATTGCCGATGCGCCCCAGAAACTGTGGATCGTGGCCGCAAACCTGACACAGAAGAAGACGATGCTACTGACAGGGCAGGTTCCCGTGCTTGCTGCCATCAAGGCCTCGTGTTGTATTCCAGGCGTCTACCAGCCGCAAACCCTGTTCAACAATGTGTATCTGGATGGAGGAGTCAAGTGCGACTGCATTGTGAGCGTGGTGCCCAAGGGAACCCTGGTCTTTCATATCGGATATGCGCAGGGACCGCTATTGCCGTCTGCGCTCGAGGCCATGGAGATTGGGGAGTTCTTCCGCAATGTCTACGCCAATGTACGCGAGGGGCTGCGTCCAAAGTATCCGAATGTGTTGGATTTCGTGGAGACCAAGTTGGGTCCCTTGTCGGATGTGACGCCCGAGGAGAAGCGGTATATGCTGGATCTTGGATATGAACAGGCCTCACACTTTTTCGCCAAATTGGGATACAAGAAACTGATCGAGGGAGGCGGTGGTGACGCGCTGGGTGAAGTCGGTGATGCCGTCTGAGGACTCCACCTTGATTGTGGGGTATCCATCGACTCCGTAGGCGGTGCAGGTGGCCACGTCCTCTTCACAATTCACCGTCTTTCCGACAACCTTGGTGGTCCCGTACGTTGCCGGGAGCTGGAGTGCCTCCCATTCGGGCTTGGCCTTTTGCGAGTGACCGCACCAGTCCGTGTAGAAGAAATACAGCGTCGCATTCCCTTCGAGGGTTTCCTTCAGCGCAGGACGCAGTGTCGGCTTCCAGTAAAGATATGCCAGCACCGCAATCAAGACGAGGATGGCCGACTCAAGCCAGTACATTGTTGAAGGAGACGAGAAATTCTACGCTGCTTTTCATACCAACGACGATAGGCCTCTTCTGCAGAGACGGACTCCTTCAGCTGAGTCCACGCGATATCCGTGGTCATTCTCTCAGGCTCGTAAGGACGCGGGTTCACGGTGAACCATCGTCCTTGATAGCGTAAAACGAATTCAGGCATTAACATAGTCTCTTTGGTTAAGGGTAAATGGAAGCAATTAGCAAGGTGATTCTTGCGATTGTCCTCAATTACGGGGTCCACTACGCCTCGATGGCGGCTCATAACTCGATGTGCATGCCACATACCATGCAAGAGGTGGCTCAGTCGCTCTTCCTCACGGCGAGCCCGGCGTGCTCGACCTTGTTGGCGATCGGGCAACACACACAGAACGGATACGCGGCGGCAGTGACGACAGGGGCAGTTAATTTGGTAATGGATGGATTGAAGGTTGCAACTTAGACCCGCAGGCCGCCGCCCGGGAAGCCGACCAGGCCAGCGCCGATACCGAAGCCAGCGCCCGTGCGAGCCGAGGCCCCAACGCTCGGAGCGTAGATGTCCAGGATCGCGAACGTGGCCGTCGCGACGAGGGCGATCATGCCAACCTCCGACACCTTCAGTGTCTTCCCAGGGAACACATACGCGGCGATGGCCACGGCGAGACCCTCCAAAAAGTATTTCAAGAGGCGCATGACAAGGTCCGACATGTCAATACCAGGGGCGGCAGTGGGCTTCGGCTTAGACTCCATTTTATTCTAAGTGTGGGAAGAAATTCCTAGACGACATCCTTATGGGTCTTCCCACAGGCAACCAAATAAACGAGCGACCTAGACACTCCCAACTTCTCCGCTAGTGCGTAGTTAGACAAGTTATCGGGGTTGGTGCGAACGAGGCGCACGCCATCGTCTGTCAACTTAAGGTTGGGTTGAGAAGCTCGATTCTTACCTTTTGATGCCACAGATACGACGCGCCCGACGCATCTCTTATGTCCTTGCATTGACTTTGATATCTTTGCCTTTGTCTCGTCTGTTGCTCTACGATTTCGTTGGGCCTCGCCCATTCTCCGCTTGGTCTCCTCATTGGTCTTGTAATCATATGGTCGTCCGCGACCGCATAGGGTCTGGTTGTATCCACCCTCCCATACGTATGACTGGTATTGTTCTGCATAGTAACACTCCATATTGTCAAGCGCATCATCTGGAACTTCGCATAGAGTCTCAATCTCAAACGCATCTACGCCATACTTGTTAATGGCGTTACCCAATAGGGTTCTACCCTCCGCGCGTTTTGATTTGTAGACATGCTGTTTCCACCTTAAAAGTGGGTCATGTAAAGATCTGCCGATGTACGACTTTCCGTTCTCCTTACAGCGTATTCTATAGACGAACCCCATTGTTTATTCGTCGAGATCTTTATTTAAACTAGAAGGTATAGCACCTACTGAGTGCGAGCCAGGAACAAACGCCCACCCAGGACGAGCGCCGCAATCGTCCAGACGAACCACCACGAGACATAGTTCGACACGTAGTAAAGCACGATGTAGAAGACAATCGCGTGAAGCAACGCACTCCACACAATCCCGCTAGGGAGGGCCGGGATGACAACTCCGGGGCACAAGAGGAAGAAGACGACGGCGCACGTGTAGAGATCGTACATTGTATCCTCCAAAGGTATTTTCACACTGGAGACCCAGTTGAAGAAATGCCCACTGAGCAGCTTCCCATCCACGAGGACGACGGCAGCCGTATTGACTATCTTGATGAGGACCCCGAGATCCCGAACCAGCGCTACTGCATCATCTCGTTCCTCAGCCCGGAGAAGGTGATTCAGCAGAAGAGCGAGTTCTACTTCAAGGAGTTTATTACGTGGATGGACTACCAGTGGAAGGTGAAGGGCCTCGAGCACCTCATGGCGTTCGTCTCCAAGAAGTATTCGATCAAGGTCGACGACCTCCTGAAGGATGCGGAGGAGTTCGTCAAGGTGCGGAATGCCGAGGTGAAGGCTACGGATGTCCACGAGGAGTACCAGGTGTTCCTCCTCAAGCACGAGAAGGAGCTCCAGGAGAAGTTCGACTCGGCAGTCAACTTCCGCACGAACATCCGCGGCGTCAAGGTGCGTCGTGCGTTCCCGTCCATCGAGGAGACGCAGATGTTTGCCAAGGTTCTCCAGCGCAAGTACCCGAAGGACAATCTGTACATCGGCAAGGTCGGTTGCTGGCTGCCGTGGGACCCCTCGGAGCACCTGATGCCCGAGGTCGAGTATGCCGAGCGCGAGCTGAACGAGCTGATGCGCAAGTACAAGGAGAACGAGGTGAACAAGGAGATGTTCTTCGCCGAGCAGCGCGAGGACTCCATGAAGAAGCAGAAGGAGGAGAATGAGCGTCGTCGCAAGGCCAATGCTCTGGAGGCTGAGGCGGAGGCACAGGGACGTAGCAACGCGGCTGCGTCTCCTGCGGCTCAGCTCACCGATCTCTCGATGCCTGTCCATCCGGCAGAGGGCGTCATCCGCGAGTAATTTCGCGGAGAGATGTAAATGGGTGAGTTTGACGTAATCCTCGACTCACTAAAGCCAAAATCTGGTGGCAAACGTCGGCGTCGCGGTGGGGCCACCACTCGTCGTGGATCAGTAAGTGCAGAGACGCTCAAGACGGGCCTCGTGGCCGGAGGAGTGAACGCGGATGCCGCAGCCAAAATCGCGGACATCATTGCATCTGCGCAAAACATCCAATTGGAGAACCAAACCGCCGAGACGATTGATAAGACTCGCGCGGTGGTGAAGGCGGCAACAGAACTCACTGATTCCAGTCGCGCTCTCCTCGAGAGTAAGCTCAAGGAGGCAGTCGATACGCTGACATATGTTTATGCGAACGTCAAGTCCGCAGCACCTGGACTGGCGACTGGAGCCGTTGTTGGCGTTGGTGCCGTTGGATATGCGAGTTGGCAGAGCAAATACGTCAGAGAGGCCATGTTGATGATGATGCCAATGATCATTGACGACGTGCAGAAGTATGTGAAGGAGACGCTGTCGATGAGTACATTGTTTTCAATTGCTCTCTTCATCTTTACAATTCTCTTCGTCAACTCGATTACAAGGAATAGCAAACCACCCAAACCCCCGACTGTGGAAAAAGATGCATTGACCTTGTTTGAGGCGGATATACCAACAGAGGAACCCACAACGAAAGAACTCGATAATGCTCTCAAGGAACTCGATATGAAGGTAGCTGCAGCAGAGGCCGCGCAGGCGCTTGGAAATACACCGGTGTGGACAGGCGCCAACGCTGTGCCGCTCGCCATCAAGAACGGATCCACGGGTGGTCGTCGTCGCTCTACTTCCCGTCGTCTGCGCCGCGCTGCTTATTTACCCAGACGGACACGGCGTTCTTCTTCTGGACGGCGCCGGGGGTATAGTCGTCGGCAGCGAGGATAGCCGAGTGGAACGGCTGATTGTTCGCCCACAAACTTGAATCGCACATCCGAAATGGCGGGTGTTCTGCGGCCTTGTACCAGAACACCTGATCCTCCAACTTGTTCGAGTTCACATTGTTGCAAATGACCAAGCACTCGAAGTTCTCTGTGCATTGGTCCATGAACGTACAGAACATCTCAAAGGTTGGAAACATACCTGCGTAATTCTCGTAAATCCTACGACGATTACCTAGGATATTCTCGCGGAGAATGAAGACAAAGTCCACGTTGGTGCGGAGATTCGGCGTGATGCCGAGCGGATACTGCATGGTGATAATGGTCATCATGTCAATGTGACGGCCGTTCATAAAGACGTAGCGCGTGGACTCTTCCTTGATCCATGTCGCATCGTACAGACAGTCATCGAGAATCAGGAATGCACGGGGGTCAATGTTGGACTGGCCGCCACTTCCGTTCTTGGAGGCGTTACGCTTCTGTTTCATGGTCATTTGGCGCTTGATCACATTCATCACGATTTGGGGCGTATACTTGTCGTGAATGAACTTGGATGGAACCATGTGCTGAAAGAACTCGTTGGCCACCTCCGTGCCCGAGATCACCGTACCCACAGGGAAGTCCTGTTGGCAGTTGTAGAGGATATCGCGAACCAAGAAGGACTTGCCCGTATCCTTCTTACCGATCACCACCATCATGGGGCTCTTGCGAGAGTCAATCTCACAACGGGCCTTGATCATCCCAATGTCAAACTTCTTCAGCGAAAAGTTCATCTTGTGTTGTCCTGTGGAAAGAATGTAGGCGTTCAGACCCAGTGTTTCATTCCTTCCATCTGAAGACAATGGTGAAAGAATTAAGGACTCAGTCTCTGGATTTGAAGCTCCACCGCTATCCGAAGATAGACGGCACTGACTGGGACCTTACCCACATGCAGCCCTTCTTCCCTCCTCTGGAGACCCTGTTCAAGACGGAGAGGCTATCGAACCTGTCAGAGTATGGTATCAAGGTCCCCGAGGGGATCAAGACGGTCTTGAACGCTGGGCGCATCCACACCACACAGAATCACATGCTTGCCGTCCACCGCAAGACGACCATGGTCCTGAGCCCCTTCAAGACCATGAAGGGTGTCTATGCCACGCCGTCCCTCCCGAAGCCTGCCGAGGTGGCCAAGGAGATGGACGAGCAGACCCAGAGCCCTCACACGGCGGGGTACGTCGGTGCCTTGGCGTCTCTTGCCCTGGCAGGAACGGGATGTGCCCACTTTCCCAAGGTGTTCGGTGTCTACACCGCGGTGGCGACCAAGCATGAGGTGAATATCTCCGACGACTACGAGGACCTCTGCGATCGCCCATGGTTTGCTGACCAGATCGGCAAGACCTTTGAACTCCGTCTTCGTGAGGAGGGGGCGGAGGGCGGCTTCACGCACACGCGCGGTCGTCGTTCCGCGGTGGACCTGGAGGACGCGACGATTGACCTGGAGACCACGGACATTGATGCCGCACATGTGGAGACTCCTCACGCAGGATCGGTGATTGAAGAATACGAAATTCAGTCCAGTGAGCACAGCGAGGAGTCCGAGTCCGATGATGAAGATGTCTACGAGATTGAGTCCTGCGAATGTGATGACGATGAGGAAGAGGAGCCCGAAGATGAGAGCGGAGACGATGAGCCGTTTGCGTGGGCCACCTTCAAGGAGGTGCCGGTGATCACCACCGTTATGGAGACCTGCGAGGGAACCTTCTACGACCTGCTCAAGCTGTCGAACGACCCGGCGCATCACACCGCATGGGTTGCGCAGATTGTGGTGGCTCTTGCGCATGCCCAGCGCACCTGCGGATTTGTCCACAACGATCTCCACGGCAACAATGTCATGTTCGTCTCCACAACGGATGAGTTTCTCTATTACAACGTCGGCGGCACCTGCTATGCCATTCCCACCTACGGCAAGTTGATCAAGATCATCGACTTTGACCGTTCGGCCGTGTCCGTGAAGCTGCAGGGCATGAAGGAGCCGCGGTTGTTTCTCAGTAGTCAGTTCAAGCCCGACGAGGAGGCGGGTGGACAGTACAATTGCGAGCCGTTCTATGACCAGTCGCACCCCCGCATTGGTCTGAATCCCTCGTTTGACTTGGTGCGGTTCGCATCATCGGTTTTCTGGGACATGTTCCCGAAGGGTCCCGATGTCTCGACCGATAGCCCCCTGCGCGATGTGTTCCTGGCATGGACCACACTGCCCGATGGTTCCTCCGTGATGTTCCGTGGCAAGCGCGACAATCACGATCGCTACCACGGATTCGGGCTGTACAAGGCCATTGCGCGCTACTGCAAGGATACTGCGGTTCCTCGCAAGGAGATGTCCAAGTTCAAGCAGTTCGTGGTGCCGCGGATTCCGGCAGGGCAGCACTTTTTGCTGATTGAAGGATAATGGCGCTCTCCGAAGGATTGAAGTTCAAGTATTCGCTCTACTCGGCTCTCCTGTTCTTCTTGGTGGCCAGTCCTACCTCGTTCAGGTTGACGGCTCGTTTGTTTGGTGGCGCCGTAGCGTCGAAGGGCGGTTGCCCTACGGCGGTTGGGTTTGCTCTCCATACGTTTGTGTTTTTGGTTGCCCTGTACGGTCTCATGTCCCTGCCGCAGGATGAGAAAATGACCAACTCGCGCAAGTGGTCTCCTAGCGACTTTGAGGCCCCGCCGCCGCCGATGGGCGTGGAGCCGGCGTCGGATCCCAAGCAGTCTTAGAACTCGGGCTTTCCAACAAACATATCCTGAACGGCAGCCACCACGGGCTCTGCAGCCGCAGACACACCGTCCGATCCACCCAAAGCAAAGACGACTCCACCGGCGAGCGTGCCCGCTCCCGCTGCAATCTTCGCCCCGTCCAGGAAGACCATCGGCTCCTCCCTTGACCTACGATCCATCACATACAGGATAGCTGCGACCGTTACGACCACTCCTACAATCATGGCGTAGTAATACACCTCGTCCATTTGTCTGGCGCCCATCTTTTTCAACTCACAGATTCAACGCAACAGCCTCGGAGGAGGGCTTCACATCCACCTCTCCTTCGGCCTCGGACTCCGACTCTGACTCAAAGTCGTCCTCATCCAACCCAACCTCCTCACCCAGTTTGATGGCAGGGGGCTCGTCATCGTCATCCTCAGACTCCTCCGTCTCAGACTCGAACTCCTGTGTCTCATTCTCTCCAAACTTCACGGCCGGCTTCGGCTCTTCCACGACGGGAGTGGGCTTCGTCTCCACGACGGGGGCAGGGGCAGGAGCAGAGGCGATCGGCGCGGAGGTCTCCTCGGGGGCCTTGAAGTAGGCCTTGCTGATGTCCTTCCACGGGATGAAACTATCAATCACCTCGTTCAGGATGTCGGCCAGCATCAGCTCAATGTCGCGACGGTTACGGGCCTGCTGCTCCGACGACACGCCCACGGTCTTGAACATGTACGCGTTGGACCAGAAGCCACGTGCCGCCATCACGTAGAACTTGTGGATGAAGACTTCCATGGACGGGCGCGTGAACGGAATGTCCACATGTTCCGACCGCACCTGCTGAAGGGACGCAAACGCACGGATGTAGCTCACAAACACACCCAGCAGCAGATCCTCCATGTAATCACACTTGGACGCGGCGGCAATACGGTCCACCTCCTTCTTCAGGGTCTCGGGAGTCCACTTGGGCACCTGGGTCAGGAGATTCTGGAACGTGCGAAGGATCTGGTCGGGCTGCTGATTCCGCTCGCACGCCGACTTGGCGTTATCGTAGATGCTCCAGAAACCGTCGGCCACGTGGGGAATCACGACGCGTCCAAGGTTCTCGCGAAGGGTCTGCTTGACAAAGTCGGTCGACATTTGTTTACACGCGAGGAGTCTGGTTTCCATAAACCGACGCAGATGAAGCTCGTGTTGATTCTGATGGTCAAGAATGAGTCGGCCATTCTGAAGCGCTGTCTGGAGGCGGTTGACAATGTGGCGGATGCCTTCTGCATTCTCGACACGGGTTCCACCGACACCACGGTTCAGATTGCCGAGGAGTTTCTGAACACGCGGATTGGCTGCGTGACCGTTGAGCCGTGGCGTGACTTTGGATACAATCGATCCGTTAGTTTCACTCGGGCCTATCAGTTCCTCAAGGAGCAGTGCTGGGACCTCAAGGACACCTACGGCCTCCTGCTGGACGCCGACATGATCTTCAAGGCAGGAACTCTCAAGGATCAGAACTTGACGGAGCCCGGATACACGGTGGTACAGATGGCAGGAACTCTGGAGTATCCGAACACGCGCCTGGTTCGCATGGATCACCCGTGGACATGTGTGGGTGTGACGCACGAGTACTGGTCGGGACCTACGAAGCACCTACCCAAGACGGTGTGCTATATCGATGACCGCAACGACGGAGGCTGTAAGTCCGACAAGTTCGAGCGTGACGTGCGTTTGCTGGAGGCGGGCCTGAAGGAGGAGCCAATGAATGGGCGGTATATGTTCTACCTTGCCCAGTCCTACCACTGTCTGCGCCGCTGGGATGATGCTCGCAAAATGTACAAGAAGCGGATCATTACGGGCGGATGGGACGAGGAGATTTGGTATAGCCACTACATGATCGGCAAGTGCCACCTTGAGTTGAACAATATTCCCAAGTTCGAATACTGGATGCAAAAGGCCATTGCCCTGCGTCCGACGCGCGCAGAGGCCTATTATCAACTGACCAAGCACTTCCGCGAGCATTCCAAGCACTTCAAGGCCTACCAGTATCTCATCGATGGAAAGCAGGTGCCGCTCAGCAAGGATTCCCTGTTCCTTGAGACGGATGTGTATTCCTATCTCTTTGATTACGAGCGGACAATCCTTGACTTTTATGTACAGCCCGATCGCAAGGCAGGTCTGCGCGTGTGCGTTGACTATCTCCTCAAGACCGACCACAATCGGACCAACGTCATTTTCAACTTTCAGTTCTACGTCCAGCCGGTCGTGTCAAAGCACACGGAGTTGGGATCGCGACTTCCCGCTCCGTTCGGCGCCTTCACACCCTCCGCGATTTCCGTGTGTGGCTATCCGATGGCCAATGTCCGTTACATCAATTACTGGATGGAGAATGGAGAGTACAAGACGCCTCCCGGTCACCCTGTTCTTACGGAGAATGCGTATGTGAATCTGGAGACCATGGAGGTGGTGGCCAAGATGGACGACTCCACCGTGGGTATGCCAAAGTTTCCCACGCACGTGAAGGGTCTCGAGGATCTCAGGCTCTACGAGAGCACGGAGGGACTGTCGTTTGTGGCCACGACGCAGGAACATGCCGAGGGCAAGGTTCGGCTTCTCAATGGGCGTTACGGCACAGATGGCAGTTACTCTGACTGCAAGGTGCTCGAGTCTCCCCACAGCCGGCACTGCGAGAAGAACTGGCTCCCGATCCAGGGCACGGACATGATGATCTACGGGTGGTCGCCGTTTGAGGTTCTTGCTCGCGAGGGAGGTCGTCGCTCCATTCCGACACCCCCGATGTTTTCCGCGTTCTGTGGATCTGCGCCCCCGATCTCGGTCGGTGACAAGTTCTGGACCTTGGTTCACATGGTCGAGTACGCAAAGCCGCGGAAGTATTACCATCTGTTCGTGGAGACACAGTCGATTGACAAGGTCACGCGCATCACATTGCCCTTCGTGTTCAAGTCGGCTGCCGTAGAGTATTGCGTGTCGTGTCGGTTGTCCGACCCCACAACGGTGACATGCTACGTCAGTTTTGCGGATGCGAATCCTACTCAGGTTGATATTCCATTCTCCTCCCTCGATTGGGTCTCAATCTAGGTATGCCACAACGCAGTTCTTGAGGTTAGAATACGACGGACGTTGAAAGGCCAGCTTGTTCTTGAAGAAATAGAGGTGTGGCAGGCGCCCACACCAATAGGTATCGATACATCCCTCGTTCTGATATCCTTCACCCGCAGTGATCTTTCGCAGACCCTCATCAACAACCGCAAGAACGTCATGCGACGTCCGCTTCGTCAGGAAATACGCAGCGGAGGTGGTGCAGAACTGCTTGCTTTCAGACAGAAGATCATCGTGGGGGCGCCGATCTCCAAGACGACTCAGCGAGAGAAAGCAAATACTGTAGTCGTAGGATCTCTGGAAAAAGGACTGGATCGACGATTGAACGCGATCCGTGTCGTCTGTGAAGACGATGTCATCTTCTAGAATCAGGCACGTCGAATGCGCAGACTCCTGAAAGTGCCGTATGACATCAACGTGATTCTTGGTTGCCCCCACGTAGGGAGGCAAGTCGCGCTTTCCAATATAGTGATGGACCTTGTGCAGGGGTGCGGCAACTCGAGACAGTGATGCCAGGGTTTCCATGTAGCGATCCGATCGGCCTTCGAGATTGAGAATGTAGATAATGTCCACAGAGTCCCAGCACGGATGCGATTCCACGACCGAGTGCCGAATCTGGGAAAAGAGAGAGACGTGGCGATACAGTGTTCTCGTTGCCGGGAGGGCAAGGTGTCCATCTGGAAAGTTTCCATAGACAATCACCACCTCCGAGTCCTTTGCTGTCCGATTTGGATCAAACGACGCAACAATCGTTCCCAGATGGCCGATCAGAAAGTTGGAGTTCACCACAACCTGCGGCGTCACATCTGCGAACTCAAAATACGAGAGCCATCGTTGCGCCTCCTCATACCTGCCCAGATAGTAACAGGCCGTGTAGGCAATCTCAAACACCTCCGTGCGTGATCCATATGGAATCGACCATGGATCAACCCCTTCAAGAACGCGAAGTAGAATGGCAAACTGATCGTGTGTCCGCAACTCTGCGAGAAGTGGGGGGATATCTCTCGTGTAGGCGAACTTTGGTTTTCCGTCCCAGATCACATTTCCAACAAAGTCATACACATCCTCAAACGGTCTCTCGATCCAGACTGCGTGCTCGCCGGCAAAGGCTCGGTACGACGTGTGAACAAGAAGATCTGACTTGATCCGTTCATAGACTTCCGTGGCCAAAAAGTGCTCATCGAATCCATACCCCACCTCATGCGTGGGTATCATGAGCGACATGGGTTTCTTCCATCCGAACGTCCCCGCCATCAATTTCGACCGATGCCAGTAGTGATCGCGAATGGAGTGGTAGGATTTGTCGGACTTGAGGAACTCGTCAATGCACCATCGATCGCGCGCCGTGATCCGCGAATCCGTGTCACGGACAAACCCCACCTCGGCAGTGAACATGGACAAGTAGCGGAGCAGGGCGTTGATGGCGCCTTCGCGGTTGGTGTTGTTAACCTCTACGCCTTCCGGAATAACCCATGACGGATCGCAAAAGCCCTTGTGGACCACAATAGTAAAATCGGGATAATGTTCCTTGACGATGGCAATGTTCTCGAGAAGCCCAGTGTAATAATTAGGCTCCGTGCCATACAGGCAGAAGGAGAACACCTTCATTATGTATAGAGGTGCCTCCACGATTCATTGGTCTGCCGCAGGGTATCCTGGAGGATGTGGCGGCACAAATCCGAGGTAATGGTCAAGGGGAGCTTGATCTCCTTGTAGAAGACATACTTCTTGGCCGTTGTCTCTCCGGCGATGCGAAGGAGATTGATACGGGTCACCAAGGTCTCGACCGTGCGGATCAGGTTGCGCACGCCCTCCTCGTCCTTCGAATACTCGGAGATGAGATACTTGATGGCCTCCTCTGACATGGTGAGCTGGTCCTTGAGCTGGATGCGCTCCAGAATCTGCGGCCAGATGTACTGATTCACGATCGACGCCTTCTCCTCCCACGTGTAGCCGGAGCAGTTGATGATCTGCATGCGGTCCTTCAGCACAGGGTGGATCTTGGACTCGTCGTTGAAGGAGAAGACGAACAGGCACTGGGACAGGTCAAAGTCCACACCGGCAAAGTAGCGGTCGTGGAACTGGCTGTTCTGCGAGCGGTCCGTCAAGTGAATCAGCATACTCGTAATCTCGTCGCCGTGCGCCGTGGTGGAAATCTTGTCCACCTCGTCGAAATACAGCACAGGATTCATACAGCGCGCCGCCATGATCGAGTCTGCGATGCGACCCCATGTCGAGCCCTCGTAGGTGTAGGAGTGGCCCACAAAGTTCGAGGCGTCCGACGCGCCGCCCAGAGAGAAGAACTCAAAGGGACGCTGGAGAACCTTGGCCACACCGTGACGCGCGAAGGACGTATTGTGCGTCACCGTGAAATCGCCCAGTACGTAACGACTGTTCCCATCCAATGTAAAGCCATAGTATGTTCCAGTGCCAACGCATTTCACGTCAATTGCAGTGACAAGGGCATCCTTCTTCTGAAGACGTTCGGTCGGTTTCTTGCGCTCAATACGAATCGGGATTTCGGATGTATCGCCCGAAATGGTAATGATGTTGTAGATCCCCGTGCGCGTCTCTCCCTTGTATTCACACGACTTCTCCCTTCGCGCCACGTAGCACGCAAACCCAAGTGACCGAGCCAAGAAGACAATATCAGACGCGAGACGATCGGACTTCTGAGCAATCTCGATCGTATTGTTCCAGGTATATCCATCCGTGTCCACGAGTCCTGCAAGAACCTTGAGACGAGTATTGCGGTCGTTGAGTTTGTACACATCGGGAATATGCTTGTTCTCAATCAATCCATGACGATGAAGCACGTCCATCATCACATTGTCCCCCTTCCTGATTCCGCGGATTCGGTAATCATACTGCGAGTAGTAATTGAGCATCAAACCATACTCTGGCAACGTTTTGTTGAGATACCCAAGGATTACGGCATCCTGTGAACTAATCATTGTAGACGAACTACATCCATCCCCAAGCCAGAGACCCAGAATATAAGGATCAAAGTCCACTGTCTTGTGTGGAAACTCAACGCCAGTGCGATACCCCTTGAGCCAGTTGTCCTTCACATCATCGGACAGTTTCAGGTACTCTTTTACACTTAGTTCGGTGATATGGTCCTCTTCCGTGAACCCATTCAGATACTCGGTTGCTTCATCGTAGGATGGGAACGACTTATACTTGAGTTTCTTTTCCATATTATCGAACCGAATCGTCTTGAATGCGGTTCCGCGCACACATCGAATGCAGCCAACACCCGATTGCTTTAGGCAGAGGATGTGCTCCGAATTGACTGTGTACTTTTCTCCCTTTGTAGGAATGATATCGTACATCATGTCTTCACCCTGGCCAAGCGATAGAACCCTGCGAGGAGTCGAGTCGTCTCCCATCACGATGTCTCCCACCACAATGTCCTGTACATTCTTCACAGACCCATCATACATGAGAATCTTCGTATCTTTTGCGTGACACTTGCCGACTCCCATCGGACCCTTGAGGGCAATCACGTTACCCACGGAACCGGGGTTGGACATCCACTGGGCCAGAATCTGCATGATCTGCGTCTTGGCCGAGGTCATTCCGTAGACCGCCGTATCCAGCGTCTTGGTAGAATCCTCAAGGAATCCCGCACACTTCTCGGGGCCGTCCTTGATCGTCACGGGCAGGGGCACACACTTGCCAAAGGGAATGCGCAGGAACGCGTCCACCCATGAGCGCAGCTTGTAGCCCTCGCCCTCCATGGACATTTCCGTGAGGTTATCAATCTTCTTGATCACTGCGGCCTTGACGGTGTCGGCAATGTTGAGATCCAGAACACGGAACTTGTAGGGCACATCACCATCCACAACCAATGTCGACAGGCGCTTCATCTGCTCATTGAGGCGGCGGCGCTTCGACTTGGGGAGGTCCTCGAAATACTCCTCCTCGTCCTCATTCAGTTCCATGGCAGGTTCCTCCTCCTCCTTCTTCTTGTTGTTCGAGTGACGGGGCGCACCACCCTTCTTACCCACATACTTGCTCATGAGATGCTCGATGAAATCCTCCTCCTCGGACTCTTCCTCCGACTCGGACTCGGACTCCTCCTCAATGTCGATGCGGCCACCCTTACCTGCCATGGTGTGGATGTGAAGCTTAACGGACACCTTGGCACCCTTCGGAATACGAAGCGAGCTGCTATCCTCCTCCTCGGACTCTTCCTCAGACTCGTCCTCGCTTTCCTCCTCGTCCTCTGCGTCCTCTTCGGATTCGGAGACAGACGGGGGGACATAATCCTCATCCTCGGACTCGGAGTCAGGCTGGTTCAGGGTCTCGTCCTTGACCCACTTGGTTTTCTGTCCATCACGCTTACGAAGATTGTACCGACTGGGCATCTTGCTGCCTCACAAGGAAAAAAAGAAAGCAAATCCCTTTTTATCGGTCTACTAACAATGAGTGACCCTGACGCTGTCGAGATCAGCAAGATCGCCGAGAAACAGCTGGAAAAGATGGAGCAGGAGCTGACGGAGAACCCCAACATCAAGACATCGATTCGTGTTGTGGAGGCGTTCCTGAAGTCGCATCGGGTCATGTGTTACGGTGGCACGGCCATCAACAACCTGCTGAAGCCGAAGCACCAGTTCTACGACTTTACTCGCGAGGTTCCCGACTATGACTTCTACAGTGCCACGCCGCAGGAGCACGCGATGGAGGTTGCCGACAAACTGACGGCGGCAGGGGTCCCCGATGTGCAGGTCAAGCCTGGTATCCACTTGGGAACGTTCAAGGTGTTTGGCGATTACACCGGTGTAGCCGACGTGTCGCAGATGGACCCGGAGCTGTTCGATCGGCAGTGGGACGAAGGATACGAAAAGGAGGGCATCCATTACGTGACGCCCAATTTCCTGCGCATGTCGACCTACCTGGAACTGTCGCGTCCTGAAGGCGATGTGTCTCGATGGAACAAGGTCTATAACCGTATGATGCTGCTGAACGATGAGTATCCGTTGACGTGTAAGGAGGATACGCCCTCCGAGGATGTCCTGACTCCCGAGCGCAAGAAGCAGGTGATCAAGATGCTCCAATCCGAGCCCGTGGTCTTGCTTGGTTTCAATGCCGCCGAGCGCCATGCGTCGCACGCGACATGGACAACCCCCGTGACCTTGCTGGCAGATGCCGATGTCATTGCCCGCTTGACCAAGGGCCACAAACCTCACGTAACGCCTGGGAATGCGATTCTTCCTGAATGTACGGAGGTTGTGGAATCGGACGGATGTATGTTTCGGTATTACGCAACGCAGGCGTGCCACAGCTATCATGAGACCGCGGACGGGATCAAGATTGCCAGCATTCCGACGACGCTGCAGTTTTACTTTGCGTATGTGTATTCGGGGATTAGTGAGGACAAGGTCAGTCATATTCTGTGCGTGGCTCAGCGCCTGATGGAACTGGCACATCACGCGAACAAGCGGCGATTCAAGATCTTGACTCCGACCGAGTGTCTGGGCGAGCAGTCGACACTCCACGACATGCTCCAGGAAAAGACCAAGTTGTACGGTGAGCTGTCCAAGAACAAGAGCAGCAAAGAGTTCTTGTCCTTCTTCTTTTCGTATTCTCCTACCGCCGACAAGGGACGCAGGTCGACGATTCGTAAGCAACTGCGGGGTCTCAGGAAAACGGCGTGATGTTGCCGTTCCTCATGCCGGGAAAGCCACCCGAGCAGTCGCACTCGCGCAGTCCATTGAGGAACTGGCGCGCAAAGTCATTGCCATTGGGCGTGTGGCTCTGGTAGGCGTTACGGCCTCCCCACGCGGGAATGCCCTGGTTGGAGATTGCATTGTTGGTCGTGTAGATCAACTGAACCTTCTCTTGATAGACAAAGTCGGACGCGTTCTGAATGCGCATGCTTTGGTTGCCTGAAACGTCAACACCACGACGACCGCCTGAACTCATTTAGTCTTTATGCAGATTTAAACGGTCCAATATACCACCCAAGATCCGAATAGGGCGGCATCGATGGCATCAATGCTGTAGACGCAGGCTCATCCTTTGCTAGCCGCTCAATCTCCTCGGGCTTCAATACCCGTGCGTAATACGCCAGTTCCGCGATCGTGCCGTCGTAGCCAAACTCGCGCGACCCCACGACCAGCGAATCATTGTTCTGGAGAGGCAGCTGGGACATGGTGTGCGTCTGCCGCAGGATACCGTTGATGAAGATGTTCATGGCGTACTGGTTCACTTCAACCACCACGTGGATCCACTTCTGCGCAGGGATGTTCGGGATCAGCACGGTCTCCTGGTTGCCGCCATAGGTGTTCATCTTGATCAGCATGGCGTTGGGTGTGGAATCCAGATAGACGCCCGGGGCATTGTTCTTGTTGAAGATGACGCGCTGGCGGCCGTAGTTGAAGGTAAAGTCATTCACCGTCAGCCAGAACGCGTAACTGAAGACGGCTCCGTCCGGCTGGTTGAAGGAGCGGAAGATCTTTGATGATGGATACATTTCCGTCTTTCCAGACTGGCCCGACGGAACGATGATCTCCATTGTCGTGTCCCTTGGCTGAGAGAAGACAAAGACGTAGAGCAAAATCGCAATGACAATGATAACGGCAGCGACCACAATCCACTCCTGCATTGCTTCTACTCTACAAACTATGTTCGCGCGAATCCTCGTGAACCGAGTCTGAGTTGAGGGCCTTCTGCCTGAATGTCTGTGCGCAGAGCAGGGGCACCCTGTCGATTCATAATCAGGACCTGTTGGAGCTTTTGCTCACAGGTGATGTTCCGTTGTCCCTCAAGAACCCCAGGGGGCATGACCCGGTCGCCAAATTCGTAAATGTAGTGAATACGACTCGGATCAGATCGGTACTCCCTCTGATTGTATCCCGATCGCGCCAAACGGATCGTCCACTCCAGGTCTTCACCCGAGGATGCGTCAACAAACCGAAACAGCTTGGCAACGTCGGCCTTCATCACGTTCAAGTGATTGGGTGGACGGAGAAAGGTGGTCTCATTGGCCATCGGATCGGTAACCTTGGTCGCGATGCTGTGAGTAAAGGTCCACCGAGAGATTTGCCCTCGGAGGCGCATACAGTCGAACCGCCCCTCAATACACGCAAGCGCATCTTCAAAATAGGCCGGGGTCACTGTGTCATCGTCATCGATAAAGGACACATACCGTCCCTCCGCGGCCTGTAACATTTGATCCCGCTTGGCTCCGATGGTGATCTTACGGTCGTCGAATCCAAGACGGATAGCAATCTTGAGCTGCGGACAGATCTGGCGAGAGAGTTCGCGGACGTTCCTGATCAATGCCTGAAGAGACCGTTCGCGCCCCGGAATCGTCGGGATCATGATCGTCCAGTCCACAGGATACTCCTTGCGCTCAATGTAGTTCATCAGATCCTCTCTCCATGCCAGTTGGTTCTTGACATAGAGCGCATCAACTCCACCATATCCATTCCCCGGATGTTCGTGACGCACAATACATGAGGAAATGTAAAGGCTCTTTGCACTCAGTGGACCCCTACACAGATCGGTGAACTCCGTGTCACAGAAGAAACTCTTGTACGACGGATGGTAGATGTAGCCGTATTGACTGTAGATTGCCCGTCCCATAATCGACAGCGTGTTCAGTCTGTTTCCTTGGTGTCCGTCATTGAACCATAGAATTCCATTGGTGTCGGGAAAGGACGACATCATGTGAGAACGAATCGCATCGTCGTATCCCTTGACAATCGGCACCATGTCATCGGACACCAGCATGACAATGTCCCATGTATACTCAATCTCCCCCATGTTGGCGTTACATGCCTCAATCTTGGTCTTGCTGTTCCCGTAGAACATTCGCGACCACTCAAATCGACTCATAGTTCGTCCGAATTCCTCCTTCACAAGAGTTCGCGACATGCTATCGTCATCAGAATCACACGACATGGCAATCCCGATGAGATCGGGACGTGTTGCCATGTTGTAGTAGGTTTGAAGCGTCTTCAGCGCTTGCTGCGGCCGGGACCGTGTGGGAAACTTGAGCAAGAGTCTCATTGTAGTAGACGATAGAGAGGTGTTTAACTGCTTGACGTGCCTCCAGTGCCTCCCGTCGCGCCCGTGCCCGCCGCGGCTCCTGTTGCTGGTGTGGCGCCCATGGGACCAACCGGGGCGTTACTGCTTGATCCTCCGAATGGATTCCACGATGTCGTGCTCGATCCCAAGTTGAAGTTCTGGAGTACAGCCGTTGACGTCACAGGTTTGCCCGAAGAATCTTCAATGATGATCGTGTATCCGAAGAGATTGTAGACAGTTCCCGTCGGCCCCGCGGCACCACTGCCACTGACCAAGGACGAACAGCTGGTGCCCGCAGCGTAGTAGTCACGGGCCTGGGCAGGCTTGAGTTCCTTGCCCGAGCCACTCACGCCGCAAATGTATCCAGAGAATCCACCGTTGGCACCCACGAGGATGTTGCCCGTCGCAGAACGGGGCACGGCGGGAATGACCGTGGACTTGACCAGGTTGCCGTTGATGAACACATCCAAATTGCGCTGGAAGGTGGTAACGGACACCGAGAACCACGTCTGAAGGGGAATGTTCTCAATCGCACAGAGCCATGTGGATCCAGTCTCCGTAGAGCCCACGGCCGAACCGGGCTGGTACCTTCCCACGCTCGTGGAACCCGACGTAAAGGTTGTCAAGTACACATTCAGGGTATTGTCAGTGGGGTGCAGAGTGATGCGGGGATTCACGATCGCCGGATTCGACGCATCCGTTCGCATGAGAACCTCCTTCTCCTTGCCGAACCTGTAGTCCCAATCTTGCACGAACATCCAGAATTGTAGATTATAGTCCGCACCTGGATTCAACGGAATCGCAGACGCGGGGATCGTGCCACCCACCTTGGCGTCGACGGGCGTGGGGGCCGCATCCACGGTCTTGCCGGAGCTCATGCTGCGGAACGCCGCCACGACCACGATAATCACCAGAAAGCCCACGAAGAGACCCAAGAGGATCGACGAGGTGGACGACATGGACGAAGGGATATAGGGTTGGGCGGCCCCGGGAATGTATCCTGGAGCGCCAGTGGGTATGCTTGTGCTCGCGCCCATTTGTGTTTACAAGGGAACTTCTTTATTTGCCTAATGGAAAAACGGACTTCAATCCCACAACGAAACCCAGTCGTAATGTATTGTAATAACTGCGGAGAGAAGGGACATGTGTTTAGGGGGTGCAGAGACCCTGTGCTGTCGTGTGGACTGGTGGTGCTGGATGCCTCGCGGATCCCCGCGGATGTGGGAGTGGCAAAGGTCCTGATGATTCGGCGGAAGGACAGCATGAGTTTCGCAGAGTTCATGCGGGGCAAGTATGATCCCACAGACACGGAGTATGTGGGGCGGCTCCTGTCGAACATGACGATTGCCGAGCAGCAGGATATCGCGCGGAAACCGTTCGACGATCTGTGGCGCCAGTTGTGGGGCGATGACCACACCTCAAACGAGTATCTGATGTCCAAGGAGAAGTTCGGCTCGCTGGACAGGGTGGGAATGGTGTCCAACTTTGCGTCCGTGTACCCTGAGCCCGAGTGGGGGTTTCCGAAGGGTCGCCGCGTGCGGACCGAGACGGATCTCGAGTGTGCCCTGCGTGAGTTCAATGAGGAGACCAATGTACCCCGGGAGGCCTATGTGGTCCTGAACAACATTCTGCTGGAGGAGACCTTCACAGGGCTGAACGGCGTCCAATATCGGCACGTCTACTTTGTGGCCCTGCTGACCAAGCCCGAGCTTGTGAATCTAGGTCAAAAGATGACCTACATGCAGAAGCGGGAGATTTCTGGAATTGGCTGGAAGACGCTGGAGGAGTGCAGGAACTACGTGCGTCCTCACCATGTAGAGCGCCTTCACATGATTGAGTCGCTGACGGAGATTGTGCGGACCTACGAATCCCAGTGAGTCTCACACTCGAAAGTTTGCCAGGTAGATTGTGATGCAGTAGGCCACCACACTCAGCACGAACACCCACCACCACACAGGAAAGACCGTCGACTCCTTGTCAGTCGTTCCAAACGGCCGAATCCGCCCCTCACGCCCGAACGCAACCGTCGGCTTGAGGTACAGGAACCCCGCCATCAAGAACAAAAAAATCGACACCATCCAGATGCGATGGGTCTTGCGCGTCACCTCCATTACTTACGGCTGCGACGAGTTTTGCGAGAACGGCGACGGCGCGTGCGACGACGCGACTTGAGGCCGCCAAGTTTCACAGGTATAGGCCCTACCCGAGCCTGAACACCCTTTATGAGCCTCTCCTTTTCCGTAAGAGGACGAGGGAGTGGATTCTCAGTGGTCGGAAGCGGGGTCACGGGTGCAGACGTGGGTGGCGTATTCGTCATCGCAGCAACACGCAATCCTCGTGACGACATTGTTCACTAGCCCGATATTTTCAACGTAGCAGAAGATAATGGCGTCGGCGAGTTACGTCCTCCCCAACCGAAAGGCCTTTGCGGACTTCATTACCCGCACCTTTCTGAAATACCGCAAGTCACCCCGTGAACCCCAGGACGCGGATGACAAGGAGGAGGATCTCTGCAAGAAGCAGTCCAACGCTCGCGAGCTGCTCCACTACCAGAAATTGATCCGCGATTACATGCTGATCGAGACGCCCTATCGCGGCATTCTGCTGTATCATGGATTGGGTTCGGGTAAGACATGTTCGTCGATTGCCGTGGCAGAATCCTTGCTGACGACCCTGAAGACGGTCGTCATGACCCCTGCGTCGCTCCGTGCCAATTACATTGGTGAGTTGCGCAAGTGCGGCGACCCCATCTACGCCTACGAGAATCACTGGCGCCAACAGCAATTGACGGAAGAGACGCGGGCAACGGCCAAGACCATGGGTATCTCCGACGGGTTTCTGGATCGGAACAACCGCTTCTTTTCCACGGTGCCCAATGAGAACCCGAACTTTGCGGACCTGCCCAAGACGGAGCAGGATGTGATTCGTGCGCAGGTCGAGGATATTCTGAGCCAGCGCTACACCTTTGTGAACTACAACGGCTTGACGCGGGCGGCTGTGAAGGAGATGGTTCCCGAGGAGGGTCCCAATCCGTTCGAGGACAAGGTGGTGATTGTGGATGAGGTTCACAACTTCATCTCGCGTATCGCCGACAAGGACGGCGTGGTGAGCCCTGTGTATCAAGCGCTGTACAAGGCCAAGCGCTGCAAGATTGTAGCCCTGTCGGGAACGCCCGTGATCAACCGCCCCAACGAGATTGCGTATCTGATGAATCTGCTGCGTGGACCGATTGAGCGCATCACCATTCCCTTCAAGCGTATCGAGGGCTGGGACGAGGACAAGTTGACGGCCACGTTCCGTCAGCAGGCCGAAGTGGATACCATCGAGTTCAATGCGTCCAAGAAGATTGTGATGATCACCCGCAATCCCCCGCAGTTCCGCTCCGTCTATAATGAGAAGGGCGATCGTATTGCCGTCCAGTACAAGGCCGACATGAAATGGGTCGCAGTTCCTGCGGATTGGGTGAGTGGGTTCAAGACCAAAGTGGAGGTGGAGATGGCGGGTGCGGAGATTGACATGGAGCGTCTGTCGGTGGAAGAATTCGAAGGACTGCCTTCGCCGTTTGGTGAATTCTCGGCCTTGTTCCTCGATGGCTTGTCCGTGAAGAACCCGCTTCTGTTTCAGCGGCGCATTCAGGGATTGGTCTCGTATTTCAAGGGTGCTGACGAGCGGATGTTGCCCCGGCGCGTGGACGACGACAAGATGCTCGAGAAGGTTCCAATGTCCAAGGAGCAGTTCACGCACTATCTGGGCCAGCGCTGGGCTGAGTTGAAGATGGATTCGAACAAGGGCAAGAAGTCGCTCGACGAGAATCTCGGCAGTTACCGCGTTCTGTCGCGATTGGCCTGCAACTACTTGCTGCCTGCAGAACTGCGTGCGGAGTTCACGGCCGAAGAGGCCGAGTCCGAAGACAAGGTGGTGGACAAGCCAGCGATCCTGGAAAAATTGAAGTCCAACCCTGACCGCTACCTGTCAGAGAAGGCGTTGGAGACCTTGAGTCCCAAGTTTCTCCGCGCCTTGAAGTTGATCCAAGAATCGACAGGCCTCAACCAGTTCGTCTATTCCCAGTATCGCGAGCTGGAAGGTCTCGGTGTCTTTTCCGCTATTCTAGAGGCGAATGGGTGGCAGCTGTACAAGATCGTAAAGAGCAACGGTCAGTGGGTGGAGGGTGAGATGGATCCTGCTAAGCCTGCCTACACCTTCTACACGGGCCAGGAGTCGGCCGAGGAGCGGGAACTGACTCGCCAAATCTTTAACGGCAAATACGAATCTAGTTTTCCCGCGTCACTGAAGACGAGCGTGGAGGGACGGGGCAAGAAGCTGCTGTCTCTGCTGATGGCCTCCAGTTCGGGTGCGGAAGGTATCACGCTGGCCAATGTTCGCCACGTCCACATTCTGGAGCCGCACTGGACTCCCGCTCGTCACGATCAGGTCATTGGCCGCGCCATTCGTATTTGCTCCCACGCAACGCTCCCCGTAGAGGAGAGGACAGTGCGTATTAGCTTTTATGTGTCGGTGTTCACGGAGGAACAGGCCAAGTCCAACGAGTTCCCGAACATTACGCCGATTCGTCGGGCCGACACGACCATGAAGCGCTACGAGGGCGGAGGACCTGTGGAGACGTTCATGTCTGCGGATGAGTACCTCTACGAGGTTGCCTTCGAGAAGAACCAGATCAACCAAAAGATCGGTCTGCTTCTGAAGCAGTCGGCCGTGGACTGCGAGATTCACCGCAAACTCCACTCCCGCGAGAAGCCTGTGATTTCCTGTATGCGCTTCGACAGCACCATCACGGGAGAGGATCTGGCCTTCAAGCCGTCGGTCAAGTCAGAGGATCTCGACTCCACGTATCTCCGCAACATGGAGCGCAAAACACGGCGCCTGCAGAAGGTTGTGATCAAGGGAATCCTGTTCCTGATTGATCCGTTGACGACAGAGGTCTTTGATGGAGTGGCGTTCGAGGATAACAACCGTCTGATTCCGGTGGGTCGCAAGATCTCGGACACACAGATCCGTTGGGTCCTCGAGGGAAAGCCGACCTACGAGGTGCGATGAAGATCCTCCAGCCAGGAGTCGCAGACCTTGCTCCAGCTCTTGAACGGGTAACTGCGGATTGCCGCCTTGCGTGTATCCAGATTCATGACAGCGTCCTCCATCGCACTGGCGATATCCTCGCGACTAAAGGTCGGGGCAGTGAAGCCCAGCGGCATAGATCCAGCGAAATACTGAAGACCCGATGGAGGAACAAAGGTCGCAACACTGTCATTCAGGAATGCCTCGTAGGTTCCAACCGTAGTAACAACCTGCGGCGCACCCGTATACAGATGCTCGAGCTGACAGAGGCCGAATCCCTCGCCGTCCGAGGTATTCACACCAATATCCGTAATATTGTAGATCTCATTGATCTGCGCATCCGTCAGTGTGTTCGGAGGCGCAGTGTCCACAATCATCAGGCGCGACGCAAATGCAGCCGGATCCAGATTCGCCAGCTTCAGCTCGTTGATGTAGATGCGCTGAAGATCGTAGAACGCTCCCTGCTGCGGGTTCATAGCCGTGACCACCATGAGGTACAGTGGAGCGTCGGGCTTCTTGGACATCAGGTGAACAAAGCCCATGATCATGGTATCCAGGCGTTTGCGCTGGCTGTTGCGGTTCGCATTCAGGAAGACGATGGCATCCGTGGGAATCTTGAGATTGCGACGGAGACTCATCCGCTGATCGCGACTCATACAGGTGAACTCGGCGGCATCCAGACCGTGCTCAATCACCTTGGGAGTAGGACCCTCGCCGTAGGAGGCGTAGGTCTCTGCCCACGCCTTGGTGAAGCAGTAGATCGCATCGGCATTCTTGTTCATGGTATCCACCAGAGGCTGTGCGATACCCTTGTAGACCTGATCCACGTAGAGCCACAGCTTGAACGGCGACGTAGCCTTGTCGTACTTCATCGCCTCCACAAACTTACAAATGATCAGGGGATCATTGTAGATCATAACCACGTCCGGACGGACCATCTCCAGATACTCGTTGATCTTGTTGAATCCGAATCCCTCCTCGCGCGGATCCTCGTTAGCGGCGGCGTCATATCCTGTGACATTGTCGGGAAGCTTGCGGACATTCTTGCGGTCCGGGTGGCGCTGGAACCCAAAGTGAAACGTCTTGACCTTCGGGGCCAGAGACGATACCTGACGAAGGAGGTTGTGGGCCACCTTAGAGTAGCCCGTGGTCTGATCCACGTGTGTGCTGACGAGAACGAAGCGCATTGTATCAATTCTCTTGGCTCTGTATAAATAGGATGCAGGTCAACTCTGCCCAGGACTACCTGACACAAGTCAAGCGCCAAGTGATTTCGAAGATCTACGCGGCTGACCCGCCGTTCGGTAAGAACAAGATTCCGTCTACGTATCTCAGTCTGAAGGCGAATGCCGCAACGCGGTATCAGTTGACCGTGGCGGCCGCATGCCGTGGAAACAATACGTGTACTGGACTGGGCAGGACGACTACGTCGCAGTGCTGCACGCAGAGTGGCGCGCTTCTCTATTAAACAATGATGTTCCGTAACTACAAATGCCTGGCGCACTCCTCCAGCTGGTGGGCGTTGGAGCCCAGAACGAGTTGGTCAATGGCAACCCGTCCATGACCTACTTTCGCAACACATACAAGCGCCACACGAACTTTGCCATGGAGCATATTCGTGTGGACTTTGGAAGCGCTAACCTCAACTTTGACTTCTCGCAGTCCCGTAAATTGTCCGCACGCATCGACCGCTACGCACAGTTGCTCAATGACACGTATCTGGTCATCACTCTTCCTGATATTTGGTCTCCGCTGGTCCCCGTGGCGACTCCGCCCACAGGATACGATCCCAAGTGTTCTGCGATTGGCTACGAGTTTGAGTGGATTCGCAACATTGGCTACAATCTCATCGACAACATCGAGATCACCATGAACGGTCAATTGATTCAGCGCTTGTCGGGCGAGTGGATGAAGCTGTATTCCTATTTGACATTCACCGGAACGAAGCGCTCAACGGTCAACAAAATGACGGGCAATGTTCCGGAGATGTACGACCCCTCCCACGCCTACGATCGTGAGGGCCAGTACCCCCACGCAGTTGCGTATGGGACACCTGTGGTGGATGTCTCGGGGAACACCATCTTCCCGGGCACTACAATTCCCGAGCCCTCGATTCGGTCGCGGCAGTTGGTGATCCCCCTTCACTTTTGGTTCTGCGAGAGCGTGGGGTCTGTTCTTCCGTTGGTGTCCATGCAGAACACGGAAGTCTACATCAATGTGACCCTGCGGCCATCGAAGTATCTGTATACAGTGGTGGACGTGACGCCCAGTTCGCCGACCTATGGACAGCGTGTACGTCCCGATCTGTTTCCGTTGAATCTGTTCTTGACTCCGTCGCTGCCGAATGGCGCGCCGACGAATCCGGGTGTGACCAATTTCTTCCCCAGCCCGTATCTGGAGTGTAACTTCTTCTACCTGACCGAGATGGAAATGAACCAGTTTGCCACGGCCGACCAGAGCTACATGTTCAAGGAGGTCAGTTACGTGGGCGCCGAAGGTCAGTTTGGACCCAATACAGACCTGCTCTTGCCGATGCGAAACTTGGTGTCGCGCGTCACGTGGGTGGTGTCACGTTCCGACAGCATCGCAAACAACATGTGGGACAATTACACGAACTGGCCGAATCCTGACCGAGCCCCGTGGACCGTGAATACTTTGGACGTGCCCACGAGTTTGTATGCGTCGGGGCAGAACCAGGTGACGTCGGTGTTTCCTCGTGAGAGCGTGGTGGACGGTGTGATCCTGTTCGACGGCAACGAGCGGCTCCAGGTCAAGCCCGTCGAGTATTACTCTCTCATTCAGACCTACCGCTTTGCAGATGGAACAGCCCCGCTTCAGCTGCCGGGCGTCTACATGTATTCCTTTGGCCTCAACAATAGCGAGTACCAACCATCGGGCGCCGCGAACGGAAGCACGATCAACAAGGCAGTGTTGCGCTTGACCCTTCTCCAGCCGCTGCCCGCCCCTAACCAACCGTCCGCACCTACGACAACCACCGTGTGTATTCTAAAGTCCACGGCGCTCAGCACGAACCCGCTGGTGATTCCCGCAGCACAGATTGGCCTGTATACGCCCGACCAGATCTTGTCGGTCGTTCAGAACGTGAATACAACTGGAAACTCCACCGTGGTGTTTCAATATACCTACACGGTCGGCGCCTATGTGGAATCCTACAATTACTTGCGTGTCGTGAGTGGTCTTGCCAATCTTGTGTTTGCTTCTTAACAATATGAGTAACCCTCCGCCGCCCGTTAAGGTCAATCCGTATCAAGTGCGGAGGACCCCCGAGGACGAGCCGCCGCCTCCAACCACGGCGTCGTACACGGTTCCGTCGATCCCGACTGCCCCGACCTATGAGTTTCCGAATCCTCCCGATCCTGGACTTCGTATTGTGAGTGCCAAGTTCAAGTACGGCGAACAGACGTTCGACATTATCAAGTATCTCAATGCCAACCGCTATGCGGGATACGTGGAATATCCAGTCAAGAAACTTGCGAACGATCTGCGAGACGACGGACTGATCACGGAACCCGACAACCCCGATTCCATCAAGCTCAAGCCTCCCACTGCGGCGATTCAATGGATTGATCCAGATGGATACCACACCCGGGAGTTTGGTATGGAGCAGATCATCATTCTCGGCAAACTGTCTGCGTGGGGTCTGTTGATGAAGAAGCCCAGTGAACTCAGTTGGAAGGCAGCCTTGGCGGCAGGAACCCTTCAGTTCTGGCTCACGGTGGCCGTGTTCTGGCTGTTGATGGTCATTTGGGCATACATGTTGTGGAATCACATCTTGAACTCTGGGCTGACTGCATCCCTTGCGACCGAAGCAAAGTTCGGCGCCTACGGAATGTGGTTCGCAGGGGCAGCGGGATTGGTGGGTCAGTTCGGGGCGACCCGGTATATCATGGCATTCCTTGCGATGTTAGCGCCCGTCTGGTCCTTTGCGATTCAATTCACCTTCTGGTGGTTTGTCGAAAGCCAACTGCCCGAGAAGGGCATGCTTCCTGGCGGTCAGGCGCCTGGAACGGCACTGGGATCCATCAATTTCTCCGAAGGGTTTTCGAAGGCAAAGGGTTATTTCTTCCCTCCTAAATCACAATGATCGACGGACTCTGGTTTGTCGCAGGCGTGACCTTTGGGTTGTTGTTGTCCACGATTGTCATTCCTCCCACGCGCAACGTCTCGAAGGTCCCCGACCCCACAGACGAAGAGCGCATCTACTACACGGAGACAGGGTGCGTCCGAGTCGAGGCTACAGAAGTTCCATGCACTTCGGAGACAGATTCCTTCAACCTTCTTGCCTCTCTTAAGAAGTAATGGTGCTCGACATTACTCACTCCATTGAACGTGCTCGTCCCTTCTTTTCGTTCATCGTGGGTCTCGGTCTGGCAGCCGTGCTGTTTCATCGGGACTTTGTCACCCACTACACTCTGGCGCTGCCGCTGGACGACCTGCGCACCAAGACGAACCGAGTCAATGGAAAGTGCTATCGCTACCGCGTGGAAGATGCGACATGCGAAAAGATGCCTTGAGTATAAACAATGGACAGCGACTCCACTTCTTTGGATGCCTTGCTCCCCTCTCCGCAGGGCAACCAGTCGGCCCCGCCTCTGATCCCAATGCCCTCGACAGAGCAGACGACGCAGGGCTCGATGATTCCATCCTTCAAGCCGACCCTGCCTGCGATGGGATTCATGTTCCGTAACCTGAAGCTGTATTTCTGCTTCTTTGTCGCGGCTGCGATCATCTCCCTGTCGACGCCGCGCAACATGCTCCTGCAGTATCTGCCGTCCATGTATACCAGCGGAGGTGTGGTGTCGTGGCAGGGAGCGGGCGTCCTGGGCGCCGCCGCGGTGGTGATTGCCCACTTGCTCTCCGTGTTTCTCGGTAGTTTGGGTATTTAAGACACATGACACTTCATAAGGAATGGACACTCCTGCGTGGGTGTATCCCAACATTTGCTTGGGAGCCGGGGCGTCATTGACCTCGTTTTTCGTGAATACACATCGGGTGACACACGTCATCAATTGCGCATTCTCCGAGGATTCACCTGCTTGGTTTCGGCAGATGTATCCTAGCCGTTACGCCCAGTTGGACGCTCACGACTCCATCCAAGCGAAGATCCTCGACTGGTATCCAGAGTTCGAAGCAGCCCTGCGGTCCTTTCTCCGCGCGCCCAACGCCATTGTGTTTGTGCACTGCCAAGCGGGCATCAACCGCTCGGCGTTCCTGCTGCTGTATTACATGTGTAAGAACTTCGGACTGGACTTTCCCGTGTTGTTGTCGGCGGTTCGCAAGCAGAGGCCACAGATCTGTTCAAACCCTGCCTTTATGAAGGAAGTGATGGAGGCGTTGGACAATAAGGCATCTACATAGACAACCACAAGTTCAGTATGGACGTATTCAAGGTGAGGCGGATACGGGAAACGGGATCGGCGTCCATCGGGACGCTCGATTCGGTTCACCAGGATATTGTTCAGGGACTGCGGGAAACCCAGTCCAAGGCGGATGCGGATGCGGAATTGACGCAATTGAAGGAGCGCATTCAAACGGTGCGTGGATCCAACGAGATTGGCGATGTGATTCAGTGCTCGCAGTGGGAAGCGCGCGTGAAGGAACTGGAGCAAGAGGCCGTGCAGTCAGACCCGGTCCAGGAGTATTACCTGAAGAACATGGACATTCTGATGGGCTACTACAATCGTGAATCGGGAGGCACCTCGGCCACGACGGTTGCCCCCAAGGATGCCAATACCTTCCTGAAGTATTTTGCCACCGCGGCGTCCACGGATACGGGCATCACGCGCAAACAGATGTTTGATGAGTATGTCGCCCGCATGAAGTTGGGTGCGGTCCCTGAGGCCACGCAGCAGCAGACCGAACACTGTGCGCAGTGCAATGTGGCTCGTGAGGAAATCAGTTCCGAGGGGATTCTGGTGTGCCCGAAATGTGGGTCCGAGGAATACTCGTTGGTGGTGTCGGATTTCCAGTCGTTCCGTGACCCGCCCAAGGAGCGGAACAATTACGCGTACAAGAAGATCAACCACCTCAACGAAATCCTGAACCAGTTTCAGGCCAAGGAGTCCACCATGATTCCCGAAGAAGTGATGAACGAGGTGGTGCTGGAGATCCGTAAGCGTCGCATCGACAATATTGCCGACCTGACGGAGAAGGAGATACGCGAGATTCTGAAGAAGCTGGGGAGGTCCAAGTATTACGAGCATGCGGCTCACATTCTGTCACGCTTGAACGGCAATCCACCGCCCACCATCACGCCCGAGATTGAGGAGAAGATACGCGCCATGTTCCAAGAGATTCAGGCGCCGTTCCTGCTCTACTGCCCCAACGACCGCACGAACTTCCTGTCCTACTCCTACATTCTCTACAAGTTCTTCGAGCTGCTGGACTTGGACGAGTACAAGGTCTACTTTCCGTTGCTCAAGTCCCGCGACCGCCTGATTGCTCACGACCACATCTGGGAGAAGATATGTTCTTACCTTAGATGGGAATTCATAAGATCAGTTTAGGTAAGGAACTCTCCATTGTTAAGTTGGATAAGAACTGCATCGCGCTTGGTCTTGGCTTCTTCGATGCTTCGGAAGTATCCAAACCCCATCTGTTTCTTATTGCGTCTGAAATGGACCTGATAACTATTACGGCTCGCACACCACGAAATCCCATACATATCTTGTTCATGTCGCGCAGTATTCAACATATTGCCCGTGCATGAAATCCACCTTAGGTTCTCAAGTCGGTTGTCGACGCGATCTCGATTGATGTGATCCACCAATTTGAGATTCTCTGGGTTCTCGATGAATGCTTCTGCCATGAGCCTGTGAAGGTATTTCTTCGTCTGAACCTTGTTATTCGCAAGTCGAAAACTGTAGTAACCATGAGGATCCAAGTAAGGCTTCATGATCCTACCCGTCGATCGGTTCCTCACGCGTCCTTGGTTCGACACCTCGTAGTTTTCGTGAGATGAATCCTTCCACTCCTCCATGTATAGTTGACGTGCTTATCCTTTAAAGGAGTTTTATGTAGCCCAGTTTATTCGCAGCGTATAATAATGCCAGCTCGGCCTACGAAGTCGGATGTTGGTAAGAGGTACAATGTGTTCTTTCGCGATAGCGAATACGGGAAGAACATGGGCGTGAAGCCTGATGTGCCCGTGTGGACTGGAAAGTTCACAAGGATTGAAAAGGGTGAAGCTATCATTGAGAAGGACAAGACGGGAGTCGAAGGATCGTTTGGTAAAAGCTATAGGTTCGAGGAGGTGTCGGGGGGCGGCACACGGAGCCGCGCACAGCCAAAGACCAGGAAGGCCGCCAAGAAGACCTGTTCGCCAGGCTACGATGTCTACAACTTCCGCAAGACCCGCAAGGGCGTGTTCTACGATTGCCTCCCGAAGAAGCGCAAAACTCGTCGTAACCGTAAGTAATGGCGGCGGTTTCCTTCTCTAAGCTAAAAGTCGGAAGCACTTATGTACTTCCAGCCCCTTCTGACGTTGATCGGTTCACGATGGGCAGGAACGATAAGAACTTGAAGGATACGCGGTACAGATTCTTGATGCGTCAAGGGTATCCTATGACAGTTACAGAAAGGGGGGCGAACGGAACTCTGGGAGTTTCTATTGCAGATGTTCCTGAAGATATTTCTGAGGACTTCTTTCCAGTCAAGCAAGGTTTCAAACCCTTTGTTGTCGGTGTAGACAAGATTCCTCCCCCGCTTCCACCTCCGGCTCCAGACCCATCTGACCCGTGGGATGAGTTCTATCCCAAAAACTTTAATTATGACCGAAATACTGACGACGAATATGTGAAGATGACACCCGAATATAAACTGATGCTCCTACGCCCCGACGGGATGCAGAATTCATACGGTCGTCCAGGATATCGTCCAAAGATTGCAGATGTCTTTTCAAGCGATGATCTAGCCGCACAGAGGGCGTTTACTCAATCATTAGTCGATTCCGGTGGCAAGGAAGATCTGATCGATGACTATCTCTTTAACTCCCGTAGATATACAACGCCTCAAGCAGCATGGTCTCTTTTTCCGAGCGGACCAGAACCGCCTCCAGATACCGACCCACTAACCGACGACGAGAAGGAGGACTATAAGAACATACTCTTTGGAGCCCCCAAGCTGACACGAGAGATCGAAGTATTTCGTGGAGTGAGAAATCCAGAAACAGACATTGAATCACTGAAAAGGGGAACCTTGCCGATTTCTACATCGTATGATAAATACACGGCACGTGACTACACCTTCGCAGGAAAGGGAGAGTGTTGTATACTAAGAATCATTGTGAAACCCGGAGTTCGATGTATTGCACTTGACCTCTACAGATTTCCGAAGGAACCAGAGAAAATAGGCGAGTGGGGGAATACTAGTGCTTGTGAAATCCTCATCTGCCCTCCCTACAATGTTCAGGTCGAGGATATCGGAGCCCCTACGAGTGGGCTCAAACGTGTCACAATCACACCGAAGCCCAGTGGAGGGAGACGACGGACCCGCAAGACGAAGCGCCGTGCACGGAAAACTCGCCGCCGCTCAACGAAGCAGTGAAAACACCTTCGGATCCGACGTGATCTCGTCGTTTCCTGGGTGGGAGTAATTGAGCATATCTCCCGCGTCCCAGAACGAGTCGTGGCCGATGTGGTTGGCCTTACAGAACGCATCAAAGAAAGACTCGGAATTGAATGCGTACAGACCACCCGAATCCCACGTTCCGTAGGTGAACACCATTGGACCGAGCAAGGCGAACACGTCGCGCGGTGCAACCCAGAACTGCTCATGTCCGAAGGTAATGGCGCGGTTCGGTTGGAGACTGAATGGAACACGCGGGCAAAACTGCGGCAGGGAAAAGTTCAAGGGTTCGGTCAGTAGGGAATCCAGGCGGCAACGGACAACCACGTCAAACTTCATCTTGTTGGCGGCTTCATACTCCAGCAACATGGTCCACGCTTTCCACAGTTGGTAATACTGTAACACGGTTCCGCTTGCGTGGAGATATCCCATACTCCATCCTTCCGTTGTTCGGTTGAATACCTCGTGGCGCAGAGCAGGGCGATTGGAACACTCCAGCAACTGCATAAAGGTATTGAACTCGGGTGTTCGGAACGAGGAAAGAATATGCGACCCTCCGTACTGGGCACCTTGGAAGTGGTTTGCTAGCCGTTGGGGTTCCGACGACTCGCATGCCAAAAAGACCACTGCGTTATTGGGTTCGAGCAGGTTACGTTTCAAGAGCTTTGCAGTCCGGTGAACACACCTCTCTTGCCCCGTGAACAACACTGCGACGTGCATCCTTAAGTTTCTTCAGGGTAGTTAATAATGTCCTCTACGACGCAGTTATCTCCCGAGGGAGGCATGCTTGCACTCGGAGTGATTGCTGCGACGCTGGTCGTTCTTGCGGGCGCTGGAATCTATCAACTCTCCCGTGCCCCTCCTGAAGCCATCGGACAGGCATTGGTGATTGGGGCCACAGGACAGGCTGCGTCGAGCGTGATCCGTGCGGCCAATGACAACGAGCCCCCGCCCCCGCCTCCGCAGGGAGGCCGTCGTCGTCGCCACAAGACGCCGCGGACGAAGCGTAGCCGCCGCTCTCTGCCCGCCAAGGAGAAAAAGCGACGCAGTATATAAATGCCCGAAGAAACCGACGCCACCAAGGGAGTCCCGAACAAGGTCATTGTCGACTACTTCTACATCATGTTCTGGATCGTCGGTCTGGCCACGGCCGCGGTCCTGATTCTTGAGCTCTACGGCATCGCCCTGTCCCCACGTCGGGGCTTTGCGGTATTCCTTGCGTCAGCCCCCACACTGACCTTGACCTTCGTGAACGCCATGTTCCTCTACATCCTCTCCGTGCGGGCCCTGAAGTAATCCTACCCATCAGTAAATGTTCTGTATTCTGATGCTACGCAAGGTAACCTCGCCCGAGTTCGATACGTTCTGGATAGAATCGTACAGGTCGATACGAAGGGTATATCCTGACGTCCACGTCAAGATTTTAGACAACAAGTCAACACATGCTTCAACGATAGCGCTTGAAAACTGCGAGATTGTTGAAGCAGAGTATCCAAACTCTAGGCTATTTTGCCCATATCGCGAGTTTCTGAAGATGGACGGCTACTCAAGGGCGTTGATTATCCACGACGGGTTCATCTTTAACCGGGCAATTGACATTGAGTCTGTCCGCAATGTAAAGTTCATGTGGCACTTTGAAACTCATGAATATGACGAGTCCCAGCTAATTCTGCGGCAGTTGAAGACACTCAACCGTAGCGACGACCTGATTCGTACTTATAAATCGTCTGCGTGGCACGGTTGTATGGGGTGCATGGCGGTCATTACGAAGGACGCCATCCAAATGCTGGAAAGTACATATGGTCTATCTCGTCTCGTGGAGATTGTGGACAATAAGAAAGATGCTATCGCGTTCGAGCGCACTCTTGCGGTCCTGTGTTACCACGCGTTTCCCGAATTGCCTAGTGATCCGTCGTTTGAAGGGGATATACGCAACATGATATGGGGTCACACTTATAAGAAACACATGGAGCGTCCATCCCGCGTGGACGATAAGCCATTCTTCAAGTTATTCGGGGCTCGGTAGGTCAAAACTGTGTATACGACCCCTTGTATACATCGTCCTCGCTTCCGTGTCCGATGAGCACGGGTTCACACCAATAGGTGATAAAGTTGTTCTTTTCAATTTGATAGTTCAGTTCGTGGTCAATTGCCTTCATAAAGGGTATGGCCTTCTCAACCATCCGTTCACATGTCTTGCGGTTGATAATGTACCCGGAACATGTCCGAGACCAAATTACCCTGTACCACGTTTTTTCGGGCGTTATGTTCTTTGCGTGCAACTGACATCCGCCTCCGATGAACGCCAAGTCACAGTCATCCGGGAACGTTTTCATATACGATGCAAACTTCTCGTTGAATCCATTGCAAATGATAGCGTCGTCCTCCATGATGAGACACCGTGTATACCCAGCCTCGACTATCTTGCGATATATCTCAATGTGTGCAATTGTAATACAGATCTGGGCAGGCGTCAGGTTGCCGAGCTTGAAGTATTTGTCCATCGTTTCCTTCGACGTCGTGTTGCGATTGTACTCTTCAAAGAACGTATAGTTCGTGATACCGAGTTCCTTGAAGCGTTTAGTCAGATATGCCTTTCGATCAGTAAGTGGCGTGTAATGCACAATGAAAATGTGATCTACGTTCATTTATCTATTAGAACACTATTTGGAGTTTCCCTATACACAGCGAACTAATCTCGGGGATGAGTAATGCCAGCACGCAAGACCCGTCGCCGCTCCAAGGCCGCCACCGCCAAGGACATCTGCATGAAAAAGAGTACGTATCTCCGCGAGCACCACCACCTGTTCAAGGTGCTCAAGAACCACACACGCCGGGCACTGAAGGCCGAACTGCGCGCCCAGAAGCGTGAACTGAAGGAGCGGGGATTGAGGGGGTAATTATGACCAGTCGATTATCATGTATGTGTTCAACGGGTCTGTCTGGAATGTACAGTCTGGAAAGATGGCCTTCACACGCTCTACGACAGTGCTAAGGGGTGGATGACCGCCGCCGTTCATATCAGCATTTCCAGTAACGGGGTTGATAGGCGTAGCATATCTGATCTTGTTGAAGGTTATCAGTGCCTTCGTATAGATTGGAGGTGCACCTCGCTCGTGCTCTAGACGACTAACTGCTCCGAGCCCACCGCTTGGGGTAGAAGTCGGATTAAGGACCACCCATAGGATTGATTTCTTGATATCGTCTACAGTCTTCTGAAGCTTCTCTTCTGCCATCTTTGCGTCGACTTCGGCCTTGAGATTGTGGAGGCGTTCGCGAGTGAAAGGAGGTTCCATATTGTAGGTGAAAAGTGTTGTGGTTGTCCTCGCGAATCCGTTTTCAGTGCTTGACGGCAGGACACTGGCGTTGGTGTCGCAGGAAGACTGCGAGGCGATGATACTGGAAGATAAGACCACAATTACACTCCCATACAGGTGCGGGAACCCACATACGTATGGTTTTGCGTCGGAGAGGTTGGGTGATGTTGGGACATGTGGGGCGGTTATGCCCCGCTGTTTTGCAGGAGGAGCAGACCATCTTGAATGAAAAATAAGTAAGTAAGCTCGCAGGAATCCGTTTTCACTTGTAACGCATAGGGCAGCTTGCATTGGACGCAATGTGCCCCTGTCCACCACACCTGCCGCATGTCCTGTCCGTTGTCGAACACATCCTCTGAACAAGGATACGGTTGCTACGCCTCTGGGAGTTGAGGGCGAGTTTGAGTTCACAAATCTCTTTCTTCGCCTCGATCAGTGCAGACGTGAGCTGTACCATAACAACGTTCTGCTCTACCAGCAGGTTCTTGAATCGAATCTTCTCCTCTACGTGTCTGTCGAAGTTGCGTTGGTCGTAGCTATTCATCCTGAACGGAAAAATAAGTAAGTAAGGTCGCAGGATTCCGTTTTCAGTGCTTCTCCAGTGCATCCAGACGCGCGTGAATGCGATTGAGACTATCGAGCACTGCGTTGATTGTCTCAAGCCGCTGTCGGTCGTAGAATGCCGCGAGTGGGATGCTCTTTGAGTAGCTGTTTCGCTTGAGATTCATTATAGATTCGTCCCGGATTGCCTCGAGAGACTTGACTGGAGGAGGAGCCTTCTTGGCCTCCTCGAGCTGGGCGATGCGGGCGTAGAGAGTGGCGAGTTCGGTATCGATGGAGGAAGACATTTTGGCAGATGTACACTCCATGACTCGGGACCCGACGAATCCGTTTTCCTCGTTTCAGGTAGCCCACGAGGTTCTCGTGCTACCATAATGTGGTGGATTCCACTCCTGTTGGCCGCCAATGCCGTGGCCATGTACTACTTCTTCAGTCTCAGCCCCGAGTTCGATGAGCTGGCAGAGACGCGAAAACATGAGTTCCTTGCTCGAATCAATGGACTGCTGTTCATCGTATACCTCGTGGTGATGCGCATGTTCACCACGACGCACGAGGGGGTCATGGAGCAGATGGGGCAGATGGTTGCGTACATGGTCTACGACTGTGCTCACGTACCCTTCTATGCCCGAGGGTATGACTACTACCTTCATCATATTGCCTACTTTTTCATTTACTTCAGTGTCCTTCCGGGTATATCGGACCGAAATGCCGCGCTCTTTTACGACGCCACATGTATTCTTGAGTCATCGGCACCCATCTTGTCCATCGCCTGGTTCATGGACACCTTGGGGTACCCAGTGGACACGTTCCATCAGATTCTCCGCGTCGTGTTGTTGTTGGCGTGGAGCTGCATTCGTATGCTCTACTTTCCTTACTGGGTTGGCACGAATGTTGAAACTCACAACATCGTGTACACACTTCCCTTCGTGGCATTGAACTGCTATTGGTTTTGGTTGTTGATCAAGAAGGTGGGCAAGGCATTCACCAAGACGTCTCCTTCTCCAGGCGACGCTCCAGAAGCCGAGGGTCCTCTACGCGCTCCTTCGGCTCCCACCCGACCCGAATCGTCATGAGCGAGGGACTCTCCACCGAGCGGATCGTGGTCACGTCGCAGTCAAAGAACCACGTCCTGGTACAGGAGAGCATATTGTCAAAGATGACTCCAAAGGGCACAGGCTTGGAGATGGCGTACTGAACCTTTCCCAGGGCGGCAATGCGACGAATCTCCTTGTGGAAGTCTTCTGCGGCGAGCTGGCCCTTCAACTCCTGCTCCCGTTGGATGAGCCGTTCCTTCTCGGCGATGGCGGCTGCAAAGGCATGCTGAAGAGTTGAACGGGAAATAGGCTCCATGGTAAAAGTGGTTTGTTTTGGTGCGTAGACTCCGTTTTACCGGATCCACCAACCCTCTGTGTGCTTGACCTCGTAACAGCGCGCAGCCGTGTGCTCTGTCCTTCCGCAGCGGCTGCACCAGTTCGGAGGCGGCGGCAGTTCCTTCGGCGGAGGACGGCATCCCTTCTCGTGCTGCTCGCACGCGTGGCGGTTCGGGTAATCCGAGACACACCACTGGCAGGCCCAACTCGTGTTCTTGGGCTGCGTACATCCCTCATGCGTGTGTCCTGTCGCGTGGCAGTTCACGCAGGCATCGGGAGGCGCGTGCATCAGGAAGCGAATGGCCATCTCCTCGTCATCCTCCAGTTTCATGCCGTCGCAGCCGACATTGCGGACATTGTCGAGCCCGTAGAGTTTCATCCACTTCAGCGTGGTGTCGCGGACGTCGTGTTCGTCCTTGAGAGGGCGCACTTCGGCGACGCAGATAGGGTTGTAGGTGCGGATCCACTGCGGTCCGAAGCCGCAGTCGTAGTAGGCGTAGGTGTGGGGAACATCCTTAGACTTGCCGATGAACCACTTGTCGCAGGTGAGGCGGAGAATGTAGAGGTGTTCCATGGTGACGGGCTGTCTTACTCCCCAGCCCGACGAAATCCGTTTTCTGGGGCTAGTACAATGCAGTGGTATCAGATCTACTTCTTCTTCCTGAAGATTGTGGTCTTGGCTCAGGTTGTTATGTTGGCCCTCGGGTTCGAGGTGGCCAAGAGTCCCGTCTTCGCAGTGGTGGACACGGTGTTCAAGACTTCGTTGGGGCTGTTCCTAGGCATCTACTTTTGGCTCTTCCGTCCGAAGGGGCTCAATTGGGAAGATGGTATCATCGTCTCGATTGGCGGCTTTCTGATTCTGACGGAGATTGAGTTCGAGCCGTTGCTGGAGATTTACGATTTGCGCGACAAGGTTCTCAATACTGCCGCCCATACAGTTTCCGAATAGGAATGTGCGTCCCTCGGAAGACCATTTCATCCACAATCTTAAAAGGTGACCCTGCCGTGACAAAGCACACAATATCATCCTTGATCACCATGACCGACGTGCTCGGTTCGCAGGAATGTCCCGATACCTTCAGGGCATCCTGATAGGTCTTGATGGTCTTCAATCGACTTTGCTTCACCGTCTTGATTCCAATCGTCAGTGCGGGTTTGTCCAGACACGCCCCCATTGTCGCTTTAAGACCGTTTCATCTAAACGGGCATGGAGCAGTTTGCCGAGAACTTCAACAAGTTGACCATCGCAGAGCGCAAGAGCAAGCTGGACCAGATCACAGGATTTCTACGCCAGCAAAATGCACACGCACAGGCGGAGGCATTTCAGGCGTTGCGGTGTTGTTATCCAGCCTTTCCGTTGTCAAGCAACGAGAGGGCCTTTCAAGAGTTCATTGCGTGGAGTGAGATTGGACGGTGCCAGGACCACCCTGCGGTTCAGCACGTACTGCGGTCCTAGTAATACTGCGGGAAGGTGCTGCGCAGGCCGTAGTAGACCAGGCCAAACACCAGCGCGTGGGTCACGGACTGGACGAGCAGGGACTGACCCGGCGGCAGGGCCAGCAGCACACCCGGGGTCAGCACCACGAAGAGGATCATGGGGATGATGATATTGAGGTCCATTTATATAGTGTGTACGACAATTCCTCCAGGCGAGCGACTGACGACGCACCGCCCACGATACATCTCCTGAAGCGAAATCACCACCCCAAGGAGGTGCTTCCGGAGAATGCCAGGTCCGTAGAGTTGATCACCGTCGAACACGCTCGAATAGAAAAGATGGTGTTTGCCTGCGTCGAGCATGGCGTCAATCTGAAACGCGACGGATTGGATTGAGAACCGAATCTGTTGTAGTTCCATTGCACTTTACGCAGATTCGTATCCTGGGTGGTCATCGATGTCATTGTGCTCCTCGTGCTGCCAGAACTTGTTACGACGCAGCGTGTAATTCATGCGGCCCAGAAGGTCAGAGTGGGTATTGTAGTGGGTCGATTCGTCTCCAAACAGACGCTGAAGGGACCACGCAGTGACCTGGTCGTCCGATGGCTCGGTCATGGGGTCTCGCTGCCGCACACGACGCCGACGCGTTGTCACGAACGGCATAGGAGGTGCCGTGAGCATGAGCATTGCACTGACAACATCCCCCTCGTAACGACGGAGGGCCCGCACCGCCTCGCCTCGCGTCACCTCGGCCTGTGCCATGACCAGCGTAATGTCGCGTTCCTCAACATACAGGTCATCACCCGTGTCGTCGCGAATGTTCACATGGGGGTTGGGGAGAGTCTCATCAAGCGGGAAGAGTGGGGGAGTCGACCCTTCAATCAAGACGCGCAAATGGTTATTACGATAGGTCGTGTTAACCGCAACGGCGGGTGTTGTGGTGGGAGCAGGTGCCTCGGTGGCCCCCATGGCGTTGCGACACATGGGACAGGTGGTGTTCGTTGCCGACCAGCGGGTGAGGCAGGAGATGTGGAAGGAGTGCGAGCAGGCGAGGGTGCAGTGGCCCGTCGAGGCATTGACTGATTCGTAGCAGATTGGGCAGTCCTCCATGATGACGCTCTCTCTTGTCTTTGTCTGTTGCTTTCCGTTTTACGTGATGCTGTTGCGGCGCTTCGGAATGCGGATTCGTAGACCCATCGGCGCAGGCGCAGGCGCAGGTTCGGGCGCAGGCATGAGAGGTTCGGGCTTGAACCCACCCATGTGCAGAAAGTGAAGCTCTTGTAGGTCTCCAATCTCCTTCAGCTTGAGGTCGACCCATATACTCGCAATCGGAAGTGGAGACGATATCGTCATCTTCTTCGGACGCGTGACACCACCTGCCTCTGTGAAGAGGACCGCAAGACGATGAGCCTCCTTGGGGCTCGACCCTGCGCGGATGAACCCATCCACAAAGTCATGGGGTCTCCGCATTCCACGCTTGAGATTGATGAGGGGGGCAAACATGAAGGTGTTGAAGCGCGGCATCGGACGAACGAGCATGTCGTAGACATATGCGTAACAATGTTCGCACGCCATTGTAGCCAAAAATGATTTATTGTAGACTCACGTTTCCGTTTTCCTCCTTACACCTTGGTGCACGGGCATGGATACGTGTTCCAGTCACGGGGTCCTCCTGTGAAGCTGCGTCCTGCTGCCACTGCGCGACCCACGCGCTTGCACTCACAGTCATTCACCTCCTTGAGGAACTCGGCTCGCAGCTGTGCGTTCTTTGCGTACTTCCACGCATAGGCCTCTGCGCCATGCTTTGCGTAATTCTCCATGTGGCGCATGCAGAACCCGAAGGATGCCCCCGAGTGTCCATCGTACTTCATGTGTTTGCTAATCTCACCAATCATGGGGTGTTGGGAGAACATGAAGCTTTCCTCGTTGAAGTTCTTGATCCAATCCCAAGCACCTGCCTGCGTGCACGCCTGGTACATATCTTGAAGCATGGTGGAGCTGTTGTCGTCAAAGCCGAGAAGGGAGAAGGTAGGAGTCGTCATGGTGTCCGCGTAATGTAAAAATTGTTTTGTTGTGTGGAATCCGTTTTCAGCAGGTTCAGAGCATGCGCATGTTCTGGTCCATCTTGCGGAGATCATCCTTGTCGTAACCCGCCCACATCTCGGCATTCATCCGTGCGAGCTCCTCCTCGCGGTTGCCCAGCAACCACTTCCAGTCTGCCTGCTGGCGCGGCGTCATCCGCGTGTTGCGGAGCTTGGCCGTGATCCTCTCGATGTCCGCGAGCACATCCGCAGGGCAGCGGTACTCCGGCTCGGGAGACGGAGGCAGCTCCGGAACCTTGGCCACGTAGCGGTCATCGTAGCACTCCTTGCAGTAGCGGTGGTCCCACAGGCTGCAATTCTTGCCACATCCTCCGCACTGCTCGTAGTACTCAGACTGGCACGGCGCGCAGTCCAGGTGGCCACACCAGTGCGGCTTGACCTCCTCGCAGCCATATCGCTGCTCCCAGCAGCCACCGCAGTAGCCGTTCTGGCCCACCAGCGTGGCACCAACGTATCCGCATCCAGGGCAGCCCTCAGGCGCCTCAAAGGATGCGATTGAGTTCTGGCGGGGGCTCCCGTAGTCCTCCTCGTAGCGCGCCACGCAGCAGTCGTAGCAGGTGGCACCGTAGTATGTCGTCATGTTGTTGCAGTCAGTCTCGTTGCAGAAGAAGGAGTGGGAGTTGTAGTATGCCATTGTAGCCGCCCAATGTAAAATAAGTTTGGGGTGAATGAATCCGTTTTCAACGACCTTGGACTCAGAAGCGGGAGCCCAGGTCGAACAGGGAACCATTGTGCTCGTACGCAGTCGGACCCGTGTAGGTGACGCGACCCTGGTGAACAATGTCGTCCCAGTGATCCGTGTTCTCCTCGGCATCCAGCTCCTCATCCGTGAATCCCTTGTGGACACGGACCTTGCGCTTGATAGTTGTCCAGCCCCTCATGTCGTCCTCCATGAGAGGCTCGCAGAGACAGGGCCACATGTCTCCAGTCGGGAGACGGATCTGGTAGGCAGGATTCGCCTTGCACTCTTCGAGTGCGAAGATGTAGTCCTCGCGGCGCTCCATCTGCTTGTGGCGCTCGTCGGGGCTCATGGAGTCGTTGATAGGGTAGCGTGCAGAAGCCATGGTGATGAAGTTGTTGGTAGAAGACGACATGTTGGCTGAGTGCGGTAAGGTCTCATACCCCTCCGCCATAGGAATCCGTTTTTAGCGACCATGGATGCAGTTTGTTAACTGCGGTTGGGTCGTTATGTGGGAGTTTCAGGTTGGTTTACTTGGACTTGAAGAACGACTTCGTCAGGTAGCACAGAAGGCCGAAGACGACAGCGTGCGTCAGGTTCACCGTCATGGTCGAGCCGCCCGGGGGAAGGCGGACGAGGACACCCGGGATCAACGCATAGAACAGCACGATAGTAAACAGGATCTTACCGAACTTCATTGTTTTATTCCTAGCTGCGACAATTTTCACGCGACCCAGTATAAATGAGTGCCCCAGTTGCTCGGAGTGCCCCTGCTCCTCCTGCGACCGAGAAGGTCGCGACGACAACCACCGTGTCCACCCCCGCAGGCTCAGCAAGCGCCACGGCGAACCTTCCTGCCTGGCTCTCGGGAACCTACATGACGCTGTATATGATCCTCTTCATTGTCTGGCTTGCGGCCTACTACTTTGGCGCGGCCAAGATTTCGTACGACCAGTCGGGCTCGGGGGTCTACGCGTTCCTTGCCTTCCTGTTCGCGCCGCTGTATTACCCGTACTATGCATTCGTTATCTCCAAGCCCGCGTCGATGCCCATGATGGGCGGCGGCAAGGGAGGTGTGGTGGGAACGATCCGCAGTGTTGCCAAGGGTGTGGACGAGGTGGCCAAGGCGATCTTGAGGTCGGTGCCTAAGCGGGTCTAGGTTCACCCTGGAAGAGGAAGATCAGTTTATCCGACAAGTCATCGAAGAAGATGAAGATGGCATACACGAACATGGTGTTACCTGCGTATTGTTCGAGGTAGTGTTCCAGAGACGGCTTCAACGGAACCACAGGAATCACGAGGCGAGCGAAATACGTCACCCAGAACGATGCGACCACCAGGAGGGACACCTCCGCGGTCACATCGGCTGCGCGCAACCACAACGGCTCCTTCTTCCACTCCTCTGTGTAATCGGGAAAGAACAGTCCAATTAGATAGGACACCAAGAACCCAATGATCACATAGAAGATTGAGAGCAGAATCAGATTGATCGTCAAGGCGATTCCATGTCCCTGGACTTTGGGTAACGAGCTCAATCCCGTGTTCTTCATTATTTACAGCGTAGACAAGAGTAAGAGTATGTCTGCTCTCCGTACTTGGGGTAAGCACCTGATTCTTGACGCGGCTGGATGTTCTCCGAAGTTGATTAGAAACGAAATTGTCGTTGCGAGCTTCGCAAAGTCTCTGGTTAAGCGCATTGACATGGTTGCCTACGGAGAGCCGCAGGTGGTGATGTTTGGTACGGGAAACAAAAAGGGCTACACGCTGGTCCAGCTGATTGAGACGTCCAATATCACCGCTCACTTTGTGGAAGAGAACAACTCCATGTATTTGGATGTGTTCTCCTGCAAGGACTTCAATGCGGATCTGGTCAAGGAGGCGGTTCGCGAGTATTTTGGCGCTAAGATGTTCAGGACGAAGCTGCTGCTGCGGCAGGCTCCAACGGCCAACCACCCCATGGTCCACGAGGCCGTGATTGTCCGCGACGATGAGCGCCTTGCTTAGAACGGCACCACGCGGTTCGGGCCGTTCATGGAATCGAGGGAACACTGACCCGGCTCGGCGCGGGTCTGGTCGCCACATATCGTCCGTTCACGCCACGATCCCGTCGGCACCGGGTTCAGGCCCAGGGTGATGTCTGTCGAGCCAAACTGCTCACGGCTGTAGTAGGCCGCCACAACCACCAGAACCAATGCAGCGATCAGTAGATACTGGCGCTTCATTTGCTCTTACGCGAGAGAAAGGTCTTGCGAACCCAATTACGATCGCGCTTGAATGTCGTGGAGGACTTCGGGGCACGCTTCTTGGAATAGACAGCCACTGCATTCAACTTGCGGAACGCAGACAGAGCTCCCACCCTACGAACCACCTTCCGCAAGGTGGCTCGACGCGACCGCAGGGGGTCCTTGGTATGATATCCCAGCAAGGCACCCTTGCGAAGAGTCCCAATGCGGGAACGACGACCGCCTCCCATCATGGGCATCTCCGACTTCCCCGCAGCGCGCGTTGCCAAGCTTGGAAGGTAACCTGCTTCAACGACCATTTGTGTTCACAGATGAAAATTACTGGGATGCCATGGCATCCCGTGCGGCCTTCTTAGGGCACGACGAGCACTTGGGTTCGTCTCCGGACCGCGTGTTGATGGTCGGCAGAAAGACCATGGCTCCAATCATAATAGCAATCACAGCCAAGAGAATCAACTCCCACATTTACTAACGGCCGAGAATCCCATCTGCGCAATCGGAACACACGAACCCCCACCTCCTGTAGACTTCCTCGTTCTCGCGATAGTGAAGATCGTAGGCCGCGCAGCACACGCAGGCCAACCGCAGGGGTTCCTCCTTAGGGGCAGGGAAGAACTCGGTGGTCGTGGACTTCTTGCGGCACCCGCAGTGCTTACCGCAGATCAGGTCATCTGTGACGGAGTGTCGGGTATGGAAGGTACAGCCCTTCGTTCCGGCGCAGTAGCGGTCGCACGACGGCTTCGGCTCCTCCTTGCGCATCGGACAATAGTAGCGGGTTCCCCAGAAACACTTGGGGCAGACGTGGCGTTCGCAGGCGTTGCAGGACATTTTGGTATGGGTGACAAGACGAGTCGAACAATCAGGGCAAGACATTTTGGACACAAGGCCTTGTTGTTCAGCCACGTTAAAATCCGTTTTTAACAACAATGCCCAAGAAGGTTCGCACAACCCGTCGTCGGAAGCAGACCCGTCGTCGTCACACTCGTGTGGCCCTGACTCGTTTGTCCACGTCCGTTGGGATGATTGAACCTACGCGTATCCAGCCTCCTACACTTGTCCCTTCCAAAGGCTTAGAGATCAAATCTCAGGAAGAATCAAAATGAGCACGGATACTGCAACCGTTCCCGAGCCTGTGGTGGTACCCCCGCCCGCCCCGCCCGCCGCGCCTGTGGTCGATCCGGTCGTCAAGATCGCAGAGGAGATTGCGGGCATGTACAATGTGGTGGATTGGAAGAAGCCCGTGCCGACGGCTCTCGCGGTCTTTGCGCATGTCTCGACCATGGGCGGGCTGACGGGAGAGCAGCGCCTGAAGGCCGTACAGATTGTGCTGACCACAATCGCCAAGCGCGGGGGCACGACCGAGGATGAGTGTGCGGCAATGTTCTTTGCCGACTCTATTCTTCCTCACATTCTTCATGCGGTCGAGACACTGACGGCGGGTAAGTTGCCCTCGGTGGAGGCGGTCAAGGAGTTCGCTCAGACGGAGATGAAGGCCGTGGCGCCCGTTGTGATTGCCGAGCTCAAGAAGGTTTCACGCTGGTGCGGTTGGTAAACCATGGGTATTCCCTACTACGTGGCCAGTCTTTTGCGGAAGAACAGGTCCATTCAACAGCATTACACAACCTTTGAGGCCGACGCGTTCGGCATTGACTTCAACTGCTTCATCCACGCAGTCCTTGATGACATGGACCCTGTGGGAAGTATTGTACGAGGACTGCGGGAGTATCTGGAGAGAATCACGTGCCCTCGAATCTTCGTGGCGTTTGACGGACTGGTTCCCTACGCAAAGATTGTTCAGCAGAGATACCGTCGATTCAAGACCCCAGAGAAGGTGGGCGCCTTTGACCGACACCAGATCTCGCCCGAGACTCCGTACATGGTGGAGTTGGTGCGTGAGTTGCGTGTGGCTTTCCCGCACGTGACCTTCTCAGGGACAGATGAGCCGGGGGAAGGGGAACATAAGGTTTTTCTCTGGCTACGAAGTCTTGAGCCCGCTTGCCGCAAGCGTATCGCCGTCTACGGACTGGATGCAGACCTGGTTCTCATCGCACTGGCACAACGCTCGTTGGGCGATCTCTACCTTTTGCGCGACGACGATGCCTTCTCCATCGGAGCCCTTGCGGGAGCTCTTCCAATGGATGTGGATACCTATGTCCAAACGTGTATCCTCTGCTTCGGCAATGACTTCATGCCAACCTTGGCTTTCTACTCTCTTCGGGAAGACGGCCACTCGCGTGCCTTGAAGTACGGTATTGACGATGCCGCCAAACACGAAACCAGGATCTTGCTCGAGCGACGCAAGCCAGGGATGGTGAGCAAAGATGGGCGCGCCCTGGAAGCCCAGGTAGGCGCTCATTTGCTAGATGGTGTGGTGGACTGGGCTCCGGTGTGTGATGCGTTCTGGAAGACGTTCAAGTGGACGGAGGAATACTTCACAACCTCGCGTGTTCCGGATTGGTGTTGGGTCTATCCTTACGCAGAGGCACCGCTGATTCAGACACTCGCGGACTTTTCTCCGAAGCCGTACGAGATTCAGTGGGAGCATCCCACGCCTCCGTTCCACGTGACGAACCAACTGCAATGTATTCTGCCACAGGCCTCGTTAAAGACTGCGCGCCGTCGTGTTCGGTATCCTGACGAGATCTACGACGAGTCAAAGGACACGCGCTATCCGTGGATGAAGCGCTTTGCCTGGGAGACGGATCCATACATTTCCGTTCCATGGCACCCCTGCTACCCGCCTACTTCCGTAACCGAAGTCGTCCTCCCAAAATCCCCAACCTATGCGAAGGAGACGGCGCAGACGGGATCATTGACTTCACCTGGACGCCCTCGGGGGGCAACTCGATCTCCCCGATCATCGTGAGGCCCTCGGGGATTAACTCGCTAAAGTTATCAGACCGAGCCACGGCGTACGTGGCTTCAATCTTGTTCATGTCGGCAATCTTGCGAAGGGCAGACATTCCGGCCGCATCTTGGAGCATCTTCCAGTGCCGCGTGATGTGCGCATAGTACGCCTGACGGTACTGTGTTGCGGTGCGTGTCTTGACGTTGTTCTGCAACACCTCAAAACACCCAACCACGGTTGAATAGATCGGCTTGCGCAACCGATGGTTGACGGAATTGTGAGCGCGGAAGGAAAACAGCAGGAACGCGGCGCGCGACTCGAGCATCGCAGGGAAACGCGCACGATACGCGTCCAATGTCTCTCGGAAGTGTCCCTGGCACGAAGGACATGTGATGGTTCCTGCGAACAAATCAAGCCACGACCGCATCAGAGCTTTCTCTGCTGCCGTCGGGGCGTCGGGATACAAGGAGGCCATTGAGTGGAGGGTCATCCAACCCAGCGGACCCCATACAGACGTCATTACTCTTTACAAGGAAATCCTCACTTCAAAAAACCACCAAGATTCGCAGCCTTGTGAATTTCAGCCACCAACGCGTGGGGCGCATTCTTGCTGACTGCGTGCCCTGACTTGGCCAGTTGCGACCGCATTTGGTCGACCGACAGTCCCGAGGTGGCCTCGTTCGCACGCTGCTCTTGGTCCTGCTGTCCCTTCGGAGTCAAGACGCGCAGGGTGCCGCGACGGAACGGGGGGCTCTTGCTGGGATTGTTGGTCGGCTCCAGTTTGGCCTTGCGGGTCTGGCGTGTTCCCTTCATGACTCCGATAGGGTAGGTGCGATGGGCCTTGGCGGTTGTCTTGCGAGGGGCGACCGGAGCCGGCTTGGCCTTGGGTAGAACACGACGGCTCTTGGTGATTTTCTTGGGGACAACCTCGGGGGCCATCTTGCTGTTCTTGACGAAGACCTGTTTGACCTCGGCGTCCATGCTTACTAAAAACGAATGATTTCGTTTACAGCGAATGAAAGGCACACAGTATGGAGTGGCAAGCCGTCAATACCTATTTCGAAAAGGGTGTGCGTCGCCTCGTAGACCATCAGATTGACTCCTTCGAAGATTTCGTTCGCAACAAGCTCCCCCTAATCGTCCAGTCGACCCCGCCCATCACCGTGTGGCATGAGCAAGATGAGAAGCTGAAAAAGTACAAGTATGAGCTCCGTTTGTCGTTCGAGAATGTCACCTACCTGAAGCCTCGACTCCAAGAGGCAACAGGGCGCGTCAAGCCGATGCTTCCGTCGGAGGCTCGCGTGCGCAACTTTACCTACGCGGCCCAGATGCACGCCGATGTGCGTTTCGTGGCCCGCACCTACAAGGGACCTCTGCTGGACACCTACGATGAGGAGTTCCGAGTGTTCGAGGGAATCAGTCTGGGCAAGCTGCCCGTGATGCTCGGATCCTCCTTGTGCCTGCTGAAGGATTACCCTGCGACGCTGACGGATCTTGGCGAGTGCTCCCACGATCCGCTGGGGTATTTCGTGGTCCACGGCTCGGAGCGCACCATCCTCTGCCAAGAGAAGGTGGCTGACAATCGCATCATGATCTTCCAGAACAAGAAGACTGCGTCCAAGTACTTCTACTCGGTGGAGATGAAGTCCCTCCACGAGTCCTTCACCACACCACCCAAGAAGCTGGAGATCCGTCTGAGCTCCAAGTTCAACGGCTTCGGATATCCGATGGTGGCATGTGTGCCTCGCTTCCGCGATGATATCCCCATCGTGGTCTACTTCCGAGCGATTGGCGTCACGAACGATCGGAGCATTGCCCGCATGATCTGGGGTGATGAGAACGACTCGCACGTGGACATGCTGGGTGCCTCGTTCCGTGACTGCGCAGAGCTGGGCATCTTTACCCAGCAGGATGCCGTTCAGTACCTGACGGGACACCTCCAGTACGGGACGAACCAGGAGGATAAGTGCGCCTACGTTCGCCAGCTGTTGACCACCGAGTATCTGCCTCACGTGCGCTTCGCGGGGGAGACGACCACACCTGAGGTGTTGAACGCACGGCGCGCCCTGCTGACGGCGTCCATGATCCGTCGTCTTCTGCTGACCTACGGCGGTCACATTCCGCTGGACGACCGCGATGCGTACCCGAACAAGCGCGTCGTGACCACGGGTGCGCTGCTGACGCACCTGTTCCGCCAGCTGTTCCAGAAGGTCTGTAACGATACTCGCAACGAGTTCGTACAGGAGGTGAACAATGACTCGTGGAAAAAGGCGGGTCCCGACGGCCGCCCTGCGCCGATGGAGATTCTGAACATCAACAATCTCTACAAGATTCTGAAGCTGTCCACCATCGAGGGCAAGCTGAAGCAGGCCCTTGCGACAGGCAACTTCACGGTTCAGGGTCTGGGCACCTCATCGTCCACGTCCCTGTCCAATGCCACCAAGGTGGGCGTTTCGCAGGTCCTGTCTCGCATGTCGTATGCCGCAACCCTGTCTCACCTCCGCCGTATTCAGACGCCGGTGGAAAAGTCGGGCAAGCTGTTGGCGCCTCGCAAACTCCACGGCACCTCGTGGGGATTCATGTGTCCCGTCGAGACTCCCGAGGGCCATTCTGTGGGTATCGTGAAGACCATGTCGCTGCTGACGTCCGTTACGCAGCATGTGCCGAGCCACACGGTTCTCCACTTCCTTCAGGACGTTCCCAACATCACGTGGATCAAGGAGGCCATTGTCTACGCTGGAACCTCCATCACGATCAACGGTGTGCTGACGGCGTACACCGAGGATCCGCACAACGTGGTCAAGGCCCTTCGCTCGGCCAAGCACTCCTTCCGTCTGCACCCACACACGTCGATTGCGTGGTACACTCTGCTGAACACGATCATCATCGAGACGGACGGAGGTCGCGTGGTGCGTCCGGTGTTCCGCGCAGGTGCTGAGCCGCCTCCCGAGGCAGAGCGCGGTGACTGGAACAATTGGGTCAAGGCATGTATGGAGTATATCGACGCCTCCGAGACGGAGACCCTGCGCGTTGCCCTGACTCGCAAAGAGGTGACGTCGCACTCTCACCACGAGATTCACCCGTCGATGCTGGTGGGACACATGGCAGGAACCATTCCGCTGTCCGACCACAACCAGTCGCCTCGTAACACCTACCAGTCCGCCATGGGCAAGCAGTCGATGTGTGTCTACGCCACCAACTTTGCCAAGCGGCTGGACAAGAACGCCTACGTTCTCTGCTCCATCAGCCGTCCGTTGGTGGAGACGCGGTCCATGAATATCCTGAAGATGCACGAGATGCCCTTCGGCATGAATGCGGTGGTGGCCATTGCCTGCTACGGCGGCTACAATCAGGAGGATTCCATCATTATGAATCGCACGGCCGTGAATCGCGGTCTGTTCCGCGGTCTGTACTACACGCTGTACAAGGACGAGGAGCACCGCAACGTCACCTCGGGTCGGGAGGAAAAGTTCATGCGCCCTCAGAAGCACGCGACGCGTAAGTTCAAGACCACGAGTTATGCGGCGATTCACGAGACGGGTATTCCGATTCTGAACTCGACTCTGAAGGAGAATGATGTGGTGATTGGCAAGGTGGTGAATCTCCGGCACGACGCTGCGGGCTACGCGTTCCGTGACGCGTCCACCACGCATAAGAATGGAGAGGATTGCCGCGTCGATGGCGTGTGGCAGGACAAGAACTCGGACGGCTACCCGTTCGTGAAGGTGCGCGTGGTGTCCGAGCGTGTTCCGCAGATTGGAGACAAGTTCTCCTCCCGTCACGGACAGAAGGGAACGGTGGGCATGCTGCTGGACGAGCAGGATATGCCCTTCACGGGTGCGGGTCTGCGTCCTGACCTGATCATGAACCCTCACGCGGTTCCGTCCCGCATGACGATTGCCCAGTTGATGGAGAACATCTTCGGCAAGATTTGTGTCCGCAAGGGAACTCTGGGCGACGGAACGCCGTATGACCACATGAAGGTAGAAGAGTTGCGGGCTCACATGGTGGAGATGGGCATGCACCCCTATGGAAACGAGATTCTGTATAACGGCCAGACCGGCGAAATGATGCAGGCCGAGATCTTCATGGGTCCGACCTTCTACCAGCGCCTGAAGCACATGGTCATTGACAAGCAGCACTCTCGGGCTCGCGGTCCGATTGTGAGCCTGACTCGCCAGCCCTGTGAGGGCCGTGCGCGGGATGGTGGTCTGCGTGTGGGAGAGATGGAGCGTGATTGTATGATCTCACACGGTGCCTCGGTGTTTACCAAGGAGCGTCTGATGGATGTATCCGACCCGTTCCTGACGGGTATTTGTAAGACGTGTGGAACTCTGGCAGTGGTCAATCCTGCGGAGGGCATCTACTCCTGTGGATCCTGCGGCAATAAGACAGACTTTGTCCAAAAGACTATTCCATATGCGATGAAGCTGTGGATGCAGGAGCTGGAGGCCATGCACATTGTTCCGCACATGGTCATGGAGTAAACGCACGCTCGCTTCACTCACTCCTCAACGCCTCCCAACTGACAGGAAACGCGCTCTTCACGAATTCGCTGACTAGACCCGCAACTTCCCGAATCTCCGCCTGTGCGTCAGGACCCATGCGGAGATGACACAAACGAGCATACGCGGCCAACGAGCCCGTCTCGATAAACTCGGTCATCATATTTTGCGGTAACACCATCCTCGCCTGCTCAGGTGGGATGTTGTTCCTCAGCATCGTTTGATACGCAAGCATAGCACCACTCACCTGAGAGCCCAGAAACTCTCGATAGATCGCATTGTCCGGATGGACATCGTCGTTGCTGCCCTGCTTTTTGCCCGGTGCCCGCGTACGGAACTCGGGAATGTGGAAGGTCGGCGGATCATCCACGTAACGGCGGCTGACCTCGTTGCGTGAGAATCCGATGGTGTGACGGAACCACTCGCGCGCCATCCAGATCGGCATCTTGAGGCGGAATCGGAGCTGCGGGTGGAAGAACGGCGAGGTGTGCTCGTGGTCCGCGAGATACTTGATCAACTTTCCATCCTTCTCCGTGAACTCGTCGGCGTGCTTTCCCAGCGACACGCGGGCCGCATTCACAACGGTCAAGTCGTTGCCGAATGTCTCCAGAAGTTCAACCTTGCAATCCTCAAACATCTCTATGCTTCTGGATCCTCCTCGAGCTCGTAAACTGAAGTGTGTTGACGGCTGAGGAAGTGATACACAAGACATCCGATTCCACACGACAGCACCAGCGCGCCGATAACAACCGCCGTCCACTGGTCTTGGTCAATGCCCATTCTCTCCTTTTACCGTGTCCGTATAAACGGCTTACGCACGCAACACATCGTAAATGCCCGCCTGTTTCAGGGCAAGTCCCCCTGTTGCAATGATGCTGGACCAACTCGTGTAGTAGCACCAGATGGATGCCTGTGAATCTGTTCCGTAGCGTCCATAGAGGAAGCCGAACAAGGGTAACGCCAAGAACGCGGCAATGGATAGATAGCTCCGATTCCACAAGATGAAGGGACCAAAGATGACGAGCCCCCATGCGTAAAACATTGCAGTGGACTCGAGCGACATTGCGTCTCCTATGTGGCGGCCCCAATCCAGATGTCCATCCTCGGTTACGATCGTACAGTCCTTTGTCGTCTTGTAGAAACTCCCAACGTAGACAACGGCAGCAACCCCGAGAGTGTAGGCAGCTATGAACGCCTTACGACCATTGCTGGAAGATGCCCACGGAAACACGAACATGCTTCCGTAGAGAGTCGACAATCCCTGGAGAAGGAGTGCGGTAGGAACGAAGGTCGATGTAATCTGCTTGTTGGCCTCCGTGCACGATTTCTTGGGGTTCTCCGACCACAAAAGATACTCGGCAAACTGCATCGCGCACAAACCCGCAAGCGAGACGCCAATCCATTGAAAGTGGGGAATCCCAGAGCTCAATAGGTAGATGATTGCCACAAACGACACGCTGGAGGTGTATAGACTCGTCTCCTTGCTGTAGCACATTGTAAGGAAATCAGATTAACTTTCATGTCCTGCGTATGAAAGAACAATGTCGATCGAAGTGGTGACGGGTCCCATGTTTGCAGGCAAGACATCCTACGCCTTGGCTGCGGTTCGTAAGCACACTGCGATGGGACAGAAGGTGATTGTGGTGAAGCCCACCTGCGATAGACGCTACGGAGATGCGTCGGAGATTACGACGCACAATGGCGATTCCATTCCATGTATCACGATCCACACACTGAACGCCTTGACGGATGACCTGTTGGTGTGCGATGTCCTGGTGATTGATGAGGCACAGTTCTTTGATGGGCTGGTATCGTTTGTTCAGCACGTGGTTGAGCGGCTCCACAAGTCGGTGTATGTGATCGGATTGTCGGGGGATTACCAGCGACGACCCTTCGGTGAGATTCTGAATGTGATTCCACTGGCTAGCAAAGTGACATTGTTGACGGCCATTTGCTCCTGTGGACGCCCTGCCTACTTCACTCGCAGATTGAACCCCAATACAGGTCAGGTGATCATCGGAGGAGCAGAATCCTACGAGGCAGCCTGTCGCGCGTGTTTTATGGGGTAGTCGCCGCGGCTATACTTTTTTCTTGCCAGTGAACACAACAACAATATGGGTGGTGGTCTTCTTCAGCTCGTCAGCTACGGTGCGCAGGATATCTACATCAGCGGTAACCCGCAGATCACGTTCTGGAAGGTGCTGTTCAAGCGTCACACGAACTTCGCCATGGAGTCGATTGAGGTGACCTTCAACGGCCAGGCGGACTTCAACAAGCGCGTGACGGCCATCATCAACCGTAACGCGGACCTGATGTACCGCACGTATGTCCAGGTTGTTCTCCCGGCCGTCGACCTCACGACGACGGGCGTCGGCAACTATGTCCGTCGCTTCCGCTGGCTCAACTACGTGGGCCACCGTCTCATCAAGACGGTCGAGCTCGAGATTGGTGGCCAGCGCATCGACCGCCAGTACGGCGACTGGATGCAGATCTGGACGCAGCTGACCCAGGATGCGGGCACGGTGCGCGCCCTCGACGAGATGGTTGGCAACAGCCACGACCTCGTGCTGATGAAGACCCAGCAGGGCTATGCGCTGGACCAGTCGTGCTCGGGCGCTGAGCTGACGAACTCGTGCGCCCCGCGTGCGGGCACCCCGGCGAAGACGCTGTACATCCCGCTCCAGTTCTGGTTCTGCCGCAACCCGGGCCTGGCGATCCCGCTGATCGCGCTCCAGTACCACGAGGTGCGCATCAACGTGGAGTTCGAGCAGTGGATCAACTGCTCCTATGCGGAGCTCGTGTCTGGCCAGTCGACGCCGACGTCGATCCAGTCCCTGACGGCCGCGTCGCTCTACATCGACTATGTCTACCTGGACACGGAGGAGCGCCGCCGCTTCGCCCAGCAGACGCACGAGTACCTCATCGAGCAGCTGCAGTTCACGGGCGCCGAGTCGATCACGTCGAGCTCGAACAAGATCCAGCTCAACTTCAACCACCCGGTGAAGGAGCTCATCTGGATCTGCCAGCGCGACTCGTTCGTCGACTGCTCGCAGCCGGCGCCGGTCCCGATCGCCGAGGTCAACGGATGCCAGCCGTTCAACTACTCCGATGACTTCACCACGGAGGGTGTCATCATGGACGTGCTCGGCCGCGGCTCGCTCGCTGGCGGCTCGGGCGTGGTCCCGACGACGTCCGATGGTCCCTCGGGCCCGTACCTCCCGGGTGTGGGTATCTCGCAGGGCCCGTCGCTGGGCGGTGCCAGCTGGCTCGACGCGAACGCCCGTAACGACCAGGACATTCTGTTCGAGACCACGACCAACTACCTGCTCGCCAAGGTCCTCCTGGACTCGGGCGTCAAGTGCTCGGGCAAGAACCCGATCGAGGTCGCCAAGCTCCAGCTCAACGGCCAGGACCGCTTCACGGAGCGCGAGGGACGCTACTTCAACTACGTGCAGCCGTACCAGCACCACACCCGCACCCCGACGGTCGGCATCAACGTGTACTCCTTCGCGCTCAAGCCGGAGGAGCACCAGCCGTCCGGCACGTGCAACTTCTCGCGTATCGACAAGGCCACGCTCCAGCTCACGGTGTCCGTGAACACGGTCCGCTCGGGCCGCACGGCCCAGGTGCGCGTCTACGCCGTCAACTACAACGTGCTGCGCGTGATGAGCGGCATGGGTGGCCTGGCTTACAGCAACTAGAGACCTCCAAGGACTCCGAGAGGTCGAAAGCTCAAACGGAAACCACAACACAAAACCACAAATGTCGGTAGAAACCTACGGGCATTTGTGGATTCACTTCAATAGCGGCACGATAAACTCAAGCATATCTGTATCTGCGGTTGGCTTGAGATGGTGATCCATCTCTCCATCTGGAACATATTTTGACTTGAGTACGCTGTTACCGTCAAAAAGGACGGGCGAAATGTCTATAAAGTTGAAGTGTCTCCGCTTGCACATGACGGCAAGTGCTTGGTTGAACATCTTGGTAAACATACATCGCGTTTCCAGTGAGTCAGAGTATATGTGGCCAACGTCCTCAAATCGCAAGTCCCGATTTACTTCGGAATAGAAACCAGTTTCTCCGTTAGGACATTGAAAGCTTACATTGTAATTGTGTCGAATGTCTCGTATTACAGATGGGTTTATACCTATTACAGTGAACGCATTCGTGATGTATGTTGACAAGAACATCTCGTATAAGCTAACGAGATTGTCAATGTATTCGCGCATATCGTACTTTACATTATCCTTGACGCACTTGTAGTAGTATCCAAAGTCTAGGTCAACCTGACCGAGAAAAAACACTAGCTTCGAAGATGGGTTATTGGACTGATAGTCTAGAATCATAGACCTGAGGCCTGAGACTGAGTTTGAGTTCATAAGTCCCTTGACGGATGCACCCATGCAGTGTATGCGGTCGATTGGCTGACCTGTCCGTGATGAATAACTGGGTATATTGAATTGGTCAACATGTGAATTGCCTATGAAACAGTACATACTTATAGTTGTTTGATAAAGTTGTTCACATCAAACGTCCACGGTGAGTTGAGTCCCTTATCAAGGAACTCGACGTCCGCCTCCTTCACTACGAGAGTCTCGTACGAATCGCCGAGCGTCCATCCAACACCATCACTGACTGCAAGTGTCAACTCGGTGCCATTGATCGCAGTGACCTCACCTGTCTTTCCCATTGCTCGTGCGCGCTTGTAGAGGGGAGATGTAACCCATGTCTCGGTGTACTGCGTCAACCGAGTGTGGTTCATTGTGAAGAGAAAGCGCTTGTTAATGTCAGCGAACTCTGGGCTATTGATGCTAGTCGTCACGCACGACGGCTTGGCAAACACCAGATTGCACATTCCACCTCCGATTGCCCCAACCACATGGGTCGCATTCGCAAAGTAGGTAATCTTCTCGGCCATAGACAGGAGTTCGCAAAACACCTCCACGTATCCATCCTTCTCGAGTTCCTCGACCAACTGGTCCTCCACCATCATCTTGCGCCGAGTCGTGTAGTTTGTTCCCATGTTGGTCGTATCTCCGTGCTTCCAGCTTCTGCGCGACACGTAGAACTTGGGAGGTGTGGATTGTATAGACCCCTTCATCCGCGCGTAAATATCCCAGACGCCTGGATGCGGCGGCTCGTTGGACTGACCATCGTGTGTAAGTGACGATGACACCCAGAGCGATGCGTACCTGTGCGACGGATCTGCAATCATGACGTCTGTATCCGTAAGCCCAGCAGCACGCAAACAGTCCATGATGTAGGGATACATACGAGCGGGTTTCATCAACAGCCGCATCGTCGGATGCCGCTCGCGAAGCTGGAAGAACTGGTATAGAATGGGGAGGGTATCGTAGATATAGTGGAAGTAATTGTCGGTGTTGTAGACGAAAAAGAACACAGGCTCCGCGACCGTCGTGGTCTCGCGGTGCTCAATCTCTGGGAGAACGAACGTATCCTTGCCGAGAGACATTGTCCGTTCGTTGTACGGGGCAAACAGCTCGTCTCCAGACTGAATACAGATAGACGGATACTGCTTTCCGTGTAAGACTGCGTTCTCCAGGGTCCAAAGCCCCAGGCGTCGATTGGGTCCACCTGCGAGATGCGTAACTTTCATTTTCATATCATACGCAGTCCTATGTAAGTACCATGAGAATCGTGATTCCAATGTCGGGGTTAGGAACTCGGTTCGTACAGGCTGGCTATGCCGACCTCAAGCCTTTCATTCCCGTTGACGGAAAGCCGATGGTGCAGCATGTCATCGAACTCTTTCCGGGTGAGACCAATGTGATGGCTATCTGTGACCGAGTCCACACAGACAAGCTGAAATCTATTTGCCCCACAATTGACGTGTTCCACGCACCGCATCGAGGACTGGGTCCGGTGGATGCTGTTATGTGCGCGGAGTCTGTAATCGACGATGATGAGGAAGTCATTGTGTCGTATTGCGACTACGGGACCCAATGGGACTATAATGCGTTCTTAACGGAGGTGCGCCAACTCCACGCGGATGGCGCAATTGTATGCTATAGGGGGTTTCATCCACACCATCTCGGTCCCGACTGCTATGCCTATGTCCGCGAATCGGAACGATGGGCAACCGAGGTGCGTGAGAAGACACCCTTCACCGATAACAAGATGAACGAGTACGTATCGAATGGAACGTACTACTTCCGCACTGGGCGTATCATGAAGGACTGCTTCAGGCGTCTCATGGCAAGTGGTCATGCGCTCAAGGGGGAGTACTACGTGAGTATGGCCTATAACAACCTGATTGCGAGTGGACTGCATGTTCGCGTAGTTGAAATCGAGAAGATGCTCCAATGGGGCACGCCCCACGACCTTGAAGTCTACGCAATGTGGTCGTCGTACTTCCACGAAGGGCCGCGGCGGCGCACTAGGGCACCAGGGCTGACACTTCTTCCAATGGCTGGACAGGGGAGTCGGTTCCGCATGCAGGGGTACGACACACCGAAGCCATTTCTGCCCATTCGCGGCCAGCCGATGGCAGTTGCCGCTCTCAAGGACCTCCCTGAGACGGACTCGACGACAATTATCAGCTTGCGTAGTCACGCAGTTGGTCAGTACTTTCCAGGATGTAGGGTCGTCGAGCTAGAGGAAACGACGAATGGCCAAGCAACTACGTGTATGGCTGCTCTTGGTGATGTCCCCGATGACACCCCTCTCACCGTGACGGCCTGCGATAACGGCGCAATGTACGACCCTGATCGTCTCGACGCAATGCTCAAGGACTCGTCTATCGACGTGATCGTGTGGTGTTTTACTAACAATCCGACAGGCAAGTTGTACCCCCACATGTATGCGTGGCTCGACGTGGATGAATCTGGGTCTATTCGCGATGTCTCCATCAAGAAACCATTTGCCGATAAGGCCAATACCCACGCAATCATCGGGACCATGTTCTTCCGCACGGCAGGGATGTTCAAAAAGGCGTACAAACACATCGTTGACCACGACCTTCGGACCAACGGTGAATTCTATGTGGACAACCTTCTACAGCCGCTGATTGATCGGGGTTACATCGTCAAGGCGTTTCCAGTCGACTACTATCTTTGCTGGGGAACACCAAATGACTACCGAACCTTCCTCTACTGGGACGACTATCATTCGTCATCGCATTAACACCATCGAGCAGTTGGCGCTGGTTCCGCCCCACCAAGGGATCGAGTTTGATGTTCGAGAGGGGGCCAACGGCATTGTGGTTACACACGACCCCTGGACACCCGGTGTTCCATTCGAGGAGTTTTTGCGGCATGTGCGACATGCAATCTGCATTGTGAATGTCAAGTGCGAAGGCATCGAGTACGAAGCGCTTCGTCTCCTCAAAGAGGCAGGTATTGAGTCGTTCTTCTTCCTCGACTGCTCCTTTCCGATGATTGTGAAATTGACCCGCATGGGCGAACGACGGATTGCAGTTCGTGTATCCGAGTACGAAGCAGTCGATACGGCTCTTGCCCTCGATGGAATGGTGGATTGGATATGGCTCGACAGCTTTGCATGTCTTCCAACTTCTCGAATGTGCGACGACCTGCGAGCTGCTGGATTCAAGGTGTGTCTAGTCTCCCCCGAATTACAGGGACGGGCCGAGGACGGGCTACACCTTCGCCCTCATGTAGATGCAGTGTGCACTAAGCTCTTGCGATAGGCCTCAGCATCCCAGTTCAGAATAGCTGCAACATCTGCGTCCGACAGCCATCGTGTTGCATGGGGGAGACTTTGTACGTAACACCGCAGCACCTCTGCAGTTGCCAGGCATTTTGCCTTGGACGGTGCCCGTATGTAGCTTGATGTCTTTGTTGTGACAATCGAGTCGTGTAGGAACAACACAACGTCTGGCGTCAGCGGAACAATCGGCAACGTCACCCGAGGGACGGGATAGATGAAGTCCTTTGGGTACTCTGCTTGGACATTCCAGAAATCCTGTAACTCGGGCGTCGCAAAGAGCGCGAGGACCTCGTCCAATGTGTCTGCGTGATAGATGACGCCATGGTTTCGCAGGTAAATGACGGACTGCCCAGTGTACGACGCCAACACTCGCTTGCTGAGTTCAAACCCAGGCTTGTAGTAGTCAACCATCCCATGTTCGTCTGAGCAGAGGTACCTATTCAAGTGAGTCGGGTGGAGGTGGACGACATATGTCCGAAGAAATGCGTGGAAATAGGTCTCAAGGGAGGGGCGGTCTAGTCCAATCGCAAGGGTCATGATATCTGGCTCCAGCTCCGTTAGGCTATTCACAACCCGTGACGTATACACACGCGCAATCCCGTAGCCAGGTCGAACATCGCACAGCGCTACGCCCGACGCCTTGATGTACATGATATCACCCTGCTTGACGGAAATGTTCCCACCGCCTGCTTGTGCGAGCTGTTCGAGACTACATGCCCTACAGAGTGCGAGAAGGTCGTCCATTACTTATAGAGCATGGCTAGAATGACTAACTGAATGACGCCAGCGTAGCCAGACTGCGGTGGGATATGCGGAAGTCTGCGCTCTCGTAGGAACGTGTCAACTTCAGAGTCGACTGAGATCTCTGGGTTCGTGCACGTTACCTTGTAGAACGTGTCGATCTGTGTTATGATGCAGCCTGCAATATGCGGAACCGAGAAGGTCCTGCGGATGGACAGCTCGAGCCCGGCCGCGTGGTATCGGATAATCAGATCGGCAAACTCTCGCTGCGGGCGAATGTATCGTGCGAAGTCGTCGGCGCGTTCGCGTATCTTTTGTAACACGGAGTCGCGTGTGTGCCCCCGCTCGCCGACGTCTCTGCGAAGTTTCCATTCTGTCGTGAGGTCTGGATCCGTATCCATGTAAATCTTGATGTCGGACAGTCCTCGGATGTTTTCGGTGTAGAGGGTGTGTAGCCCACAGAGGATCACATTGTCCCTCGGTTCAATTCTGTGCGGTGAAGTGAACGTGCCCGTGGAGTGGTCGTAGTCGACCGCAATGATAGAGTTGCCAAGTCTGAGATTGAAGGTATCCTCCTCGAGCTTTTCTAGGTGGTTCGAGTCGGGATTAAGATGGCTGGACGTGTTCCAATGGGAGTCTTCGCGCTCCCATCGATGATAACGGTCGGTCTCGAACTCAAGTACCTTGTCAAAGAGGAACAATGGACGAATCAATGACAATAGTGTTGACTTTCCTGAACCCGAGTCTCCCGTTATAGCCACCACCTTTGCAGATGACAAGACCAGTTTATAGTCCAATACAACCCGTTCAACGGGCGCGGTCAAATGAGCAGCCAGCACCTGTTCGGACAAGAACTCGGACAGCTTGTCAGCAGGCGAGCCGTCGGCGGGTGTAAGGTGGTGTATCACGTCGCAGTAGTGCTTCATCCCTGCGTACGACGCAATACAGACTTGGTCGTTTATCCCATATACATCCGATCGGTCATTGTGCTTTGGAATACGAAGCGCAGGCGTCGTTGTCTTGAGTAAGGCCTCCAATTGCCCTGGTGTCGTAAGGCACACGTCAGGGCGAATGCGCACGTATACATCGTATGTGCTCGGAACTACGCTGAACAACCGATGTAGTTTGAACCACTGCTTGTACATGTTCCGCTGACGCTCCGTCTTGAACACGGCTGGAACATCGATCTCCGATTCAAACAGAACCGTCTTGATGCGCGGGTCCTGAAAGAGGAACTGCACATCCATCAGGTTAAAGTATGTGTCCTGCTCGCGGTACGAAGCTGCAACCGCGATATCGCAATCAGATGGATAGAGTTGGAGGTTCTGTTGAAAAGTCCGCAGTGAACCAGAGACCAGGAACAGTGTTCGGGCCATTAGAACATCGGGCTAAAGTAAAACTACCTAATCAACGAGTGGACAAACTGCATGAAGTGGGGTATGTCGTGGATGACCAGGTTGTAATGTCCAAGGTACGTCGGAGTCATGGGATTACCGTCTCCACCGATGGTTCGTACGTTCGTGTACCTCGCAGTCGGTATTGCCAACTCCTTACACACGTGTTCGTACATGTCCTCTCCCGTCTGTGCGCAAATCTCGACAATCGTGGACTTTCGGTTTGCAAAGAAACACATGGTCAGTGCGCCGCCGCTTGGTGTTATCAATACCTTCGCCTCTTGGAAGATTCGTATCTTTTCAATGAGCGGGTAGTCCTCTAGGAAGATGACTTCGAAGCCAATCGGCTGCAGTAGTCTAAGAATGTCACCCTCGTTCGTCAGCTGCCGACGTTTCGTTCCAGTGCACCACTTCAACTCGTGACTCCGCGAACGCGAAACGTAGATTCGCCGAAATGGCTCGACTGGGCTGTCTAGGTTGTTCCGCGTTAAAATGAGGTCGCGGACAAACCCATAGTACGGAGATGGGATTGCGTATGGGCCATGAATCGGGGCACCAGCGTGGGGTATCACTGTGTGACCTGCAGTGTCGTCAACGTAGATGTAATCTGGCTTCATGAGCTCAATCGTCTCGCGCTGGAAGTTATCCGTGAGGCGAACGTTGAAGTAGACTGGTTTAGGCAGACGAGAAAGCTCGTAGAGACCAGCAACTACATAATGAAACCAGTGCATGATGATTTCTTGCCCCCTGTCGTCCAGCTTATAGATGGTTATGGACCCAGAGCCATCCATTTAACTTAAACCGATATGGACATGTAAGTCAAATGACAAATGAATTGATTGTTTTCACACACTCCAGCTATTCCGATATCTGGCTGCCCGTGTTATCTCACACACAGGCATATGTTAAGGACATCATACCTATTCGGTTCGCTGCGGATACAGACGTACCTGGATATCTCACCTACCGTTACAATCCCGACAGTACGTACCCCACAAGGCTTCTGGAGGTATTGTCGCAAACGACAAGCAAGTATGTGCTTCTCGTACACGATGTTGACCTTATCATGAGCTTCGACACGACGTTGTATCCGCTGCTCATTGACTATATGGAACGCAAGAACATCACGCGATTCAGTTTGGAGGTGTTTCCCTCTACGACGTCATGTGACGACTCGGTTGGGCCGCTACATATCAGCAGGATAACTCCTGAGTGTTCGACGCGGTTCACGACACCCTATGACGTAGGTCCGAGCATATGGAAGCGCGATGACCTCGTTGACATCATGACGAAGCACTCATCGGAAACATATCGGAGCATCGAACAGTCTGCCATTCAGACCACATGTCTATCGTATTCGTTCGTCGGTATTTGCGAAACGGGTAGTAACTTGTTATATATCATAGGTCGACCGTTCTCATCTCGATTCGCGTTCTGTCATCTGCTGGTCCGCGGAGAATGGATCTGTCCTGAAGGTCAACAATCGTACGTCAATTTCTTCACCACATTCTTCGCACGATGGGAAATTGATCCATCGAAAAGGGGATTCATGCCGCATCACGGCGGGATCTAGTTACGAACGTACAATGCGTCGCCCCATCCCCATCCGGTCATGGAGATCTCGACGCGCTTGAACCCGCGGTCGCCCAACCAGGAATCCAACTCATGGAGTTGTGCGCAACCTGCATACAATTCCTTGGTATTGACCTCTGCGTAGATGTAGTCGATCATCTTGAGCCCGTCCTCAAACCCCTGCAGGCACTTGAGCTCGGCCCCCTGAATGTCCATGTTCAGGAAATTGGCCTTGATGCTCCTCTCCTTGACGATAGTGTCCAGCGTCGTAGTGTTCGTCCATACGCGCTTGATTACGTTGATACTCGGGTGCGCCTCCAGATGAGTCTTCAGTTCAAGAATTGAGCTCGACTGGAAGTTGTTCGTGATCTTGAACTCGACCATCTCCACCTTGTCGGAGACTACTCCCTGAATCACGTTCGGAAGACGCTTGGAGAGCTCGGCACAGAGCTCGGGGATGGCTTCTACCCAGTGAATGGCCTGTTGTGGGACTCCCTCGGCGAGATACGCATCGTTCTCCTCCCCTGCGTGCGCGCCCACGTGGAGAACGCCCGAGATGTTCAGACTGTACTTTTGTACAAGATCGCGAAGAGGGATCAGCATTTGTGATTGAAGACAACTTCGTTTTAAACCGCTTAGAACGATCCAGCCGAACTCTACAAATGAGCATCAGTGTGTGTATTCCGACCATGCGGAGGTTCGACTTCCTTCGCGAGTCGATCCCCAAATACCTGGAGAACCCGCACATTACAGAGCTTATTGTTACCGACGAAACGGGTGAAGACTATGCCGCGATTACGGCTGCCTTTACGCACCCCAAGTTGCGCGTTTTTCATAACGAACGCCGCCTCGGGGCCATTGCGAACAAACAGCGCGCCGCGTCGTATGCGACCTGCGACTATGTGTCCATCATAGACAGCGACAACTTTGCGGACGTTCAGTATTTTGAGGCATTCAAGGCATATGTGAATACGAACGTGTGTCCTGTTAACACGGTTTTTGCTCCATGCTTTGCCATGCCCAACTTTAACTACACACGGTTTATCGGGAAGCAGCTCGACCGCCGCACGATTCACTTGTACTATCCTGACATCAATGCCTGCCTGAACACGATGAATATGATTGTCCCGAGGGCCTTCCTCGCGACCTACAATCTCATGGACGATACTCCGTGGTGTGTCGATGCAGACGGGGCGCACGATGCCCTGTACTTTTCAATGTATTCCATCTTTGTGAAGAATGCAACCTTCGTGGTTGTGCCTGGGATGGTCTACGAACACCGCGTTCACGGGGGGTCTTGGTATCTGGAATCCGTCGAACGGAGCCGTGGAGTCTACGATCGGTTGATGGATCGTTTTTTCCCCAAGCCCACTGCGGACATCATCAAGCAGATGACTCTTAGCGACTGGCAGGCAACGTATAAGGACGAATCCACGTTTATCGTGCAAGCGTCATCCATGGATATGGACGATGCGTGGATGCCATTTCCCATCGGAATGCAGTTCACGCACGGTAAGATTCAATTGAACCGCCAGCTACAGATGGGCCCCCACGACAAGTTAGTTCTGTGTGCACTCGGAGCCGACACAGACCAACGTCGTCGTCCGTCCGGAAAGAACCGCCAGTCTATCCTTGCGACTCTGGCTATGAACGGAATCCAGAATGGATACACATCCACTTACTTTCAGGACCTGCCATCCTACAAGTTCGTCGTGTCTCCCGAAGGCAATGGAATTGACTGCCACCGCCATTACGAGGCACTGATGGCAGGATGTATTCCGATCATTGAGCGCAACCCCTTGGTCGAGGCCAAATACGCAGGATGTCCCGTTCTGTGGACCGACGACTACTCGGAGATCACATCCACATACCTCGAGCGGGTCTACGCTGAAATGATCGACAAGGTCTATGACTTTTCTCGTCTCCATGTTGGTTTCTACGATTTTGCGACTCGATGCCACCTCAAGGATTGCGGGAATTTCTGGATGAAACGGACATTGAATAAGGTCTGGTACGACGATTACAAGCACATGATTGGCATCGGTTTCATGGGTGGACTTGGAAACATCCTCTTCCAGTTGGCGGCTTTGCAACACATCGGCCAACGAACGGGCCGCGTTGTTCGTCATCAACACAAGATGCGCACGTCGCCGCATTCAAACACGCCGTATTGGACTACAGTGCTGAGCAAGTGGAACCGCATCGGATTTGGAAAGTTTGACTTGACGATCGATGAAATGAAGAACAACAGGAGTTACTTTGACTGGACTCCGGGTCTCTCCACTTTACCATCCACCCTCCTAAGCGGATACTTCCAGGACTATCGTTACGTTGCCGATGATTTTGCGGATACATTGGTGCTTCCGACTGAAGTGTTGGCAAAGTACCCCGACATTGGTTCCAAGGTGTTTATTCATGTGCGAGGGGGTGACTACCTGGGTCTAGAAGACTGGCATATGAATCTCGACGCCTACTACGCTCGCGCAATCGCGAAGTTTCCTGGGGCATCCTTTGCGATCTTCACCAATGACGAACCGTATCTGCTGGAGCGGCCGTGGCTGGAGGGACTGGACTGCACCATCATCCGCGAGAACGAGCTGGACAGCCTGACGTTGATGAGCAAGTGCGCGGGCGCCATTTGTGCGAATTCGACCTTTTCCTGGTGGGGCGCGTGGCTGAACCGTAATCGCACCATTATCTTTCCGAGCCGCTGGGTGAATCCGTCGGCCAAACACAAGTACGAAGGGATGTACTTTCCGGGCGTTCAGACGTGTGAAGTTGAGTAGATGCATACAACAATATGCCCCCGATCGACGTGTATTGTATTCACCTGCCACACCGCAAGGATCGCCGTGCCCACATGGATGCCATGAAGGCCAAGTACCCGTCGGTGAAGATCCACTACGTCGACGGCGTCTATGACCCGACGTCCTACCTCGGCTGCCAGCTGTCGCACAAGAAGTGTGTGCAGATGGCGAAGGATGCGGGGTGGCCGTATGTGATTGTGCTGGAGGATGACTGCGATTTTTGGTTGCCAGATAGTCAGCTGCGACAGGCATTCGAGACGATGATCGACTACTACACATCCCATCCCGAGGTGGAAATTGTCAATGGCTGCGGGAACATTGATCCGCTCGTCATCACCTCCTGCGAAAAGTTCAAGACCATGCACTTCTTGAAGTCTCCCAAGGTCTACACTGGACACTGCATTCTGTATGGCGACCGAGTGTACGACAAGGTGTTGGCCGTTGAGCCTGGCATTCTGATCGACGCTGTCCAGAGCCAGTGGAACATCGTCTACACCTATCCGTACTTGGCGACGCAGATTCCATCGTACTCTGACTTGGTACAGGAGAATGTCGACTACACCAATATCCGCAGGTCGCGGAGTTTCGTTGAAAATCACATCAAGAAGCTAGTACAATGAAGATCGGGACGATTGTAACGGCCACTGACCTCAACCCCCTGTATTGTGACTTTATTCCCAACTTTGTCAAGGCATGGAAGGCTGTGATCCCCGAGGCTGACGTGCGAATCGTAGTGGTAGCTGATGAGATTCCGGCGTCTCTGGAGCCGTGGGCCGAGCATCTGGTCCTTTCCAAGCCGATTCCTGGAATGCTGACTGCCTTTCAGGCGCAGTGTATTCGCCTGCTTTATCCCCGTGAAGTCACGCGCGATGAAGGCGTTCTGATTACTGACATGGACATGCTACCCGGAAACCGTCGCTATTACACGGAGTCGATCGAATGCGTAGAGACGGACGCCTTCGTAGTGTATCGCGATGTATGCTTCCCAGGAGAGATTGCCATGTGCTACAATGTGGCTCATCCGTCGGCGTGGTCGTCGATGTTCGGGTCCGAGCCGACGGAGGAGGTTCTGAAGAGTTGGTATCCCTCCGACTACGATGGTAAACACGGAGGTGTAGGATGGGGCACGGATCAGATCAAGTTCAAGCAGATCTTCGATCAGTGGACGGGGCGGAAGGTGGTGCTGAACGATACACTCACCCAGTTCACTCGTCTTGATCGCATCCACCCGTGGAACTTTACCAACCGAGTGCAATTGAGGAACACCATCCTGACGGGGTATATCTGCGACTATCACTGCCTGCGCCCGTATTCGGAGCACAAGGATATAAACGACTTTATCGTTTCTTGCCTACAGGAAAGAGTATGGTGAACGCCTTTTCATTCTGTCTCTTTGGTGAGACCAGCGTATTATACCACCACGGACTGCTCGAGAACATAGACATGATCAAGACCCACTACCCTGGGTGGGTGATCTACGTTTATTTAGGTGCCGATACTGAGTCTGGATATCGGAATTACTTATTGCGGGACCCCGTCATCCGTGTGCGTGACACGGGGATCACGGGATTCAAGAACACGGTACACCGATTCTTTGCGATTGACGATCCGGATGTGGAGGTGTGCTTCTTTCGCGACGCGGACAGCCGTGTTCACTGGAGGGATCGGTGGGCGATCGACGGATTCCTTACGACACAGTATCGTGCCCATATCATTCGCGATCATCCAGAACACAGCACCCGGATCGCGGCAGGAATGTGGGGGCTGCGCAAGAGTGCTCTGGAAGAGCCGATTCGGCAATTGTTCGATGGGTGGACGCCCGTCTTTTCGGGGAGTGGTAGCCCAGACGCGGTAGAAGGGTTTGGAATTGACCAGAATTTCTTGACGAGGGAGATCTATCCGCGCATTCGGTCTATTGCCCTTGTCCACTTTAGCAACAAGCAACGGTTTGAGTCGGAGGCCGGTGCTGCGTTTCCGTTTCAGTGGACAAACGACAATTACTGCGGTCGGAGAGAGATTCCCCCATTCCGCGACACGACAAAGCCTAGGTTCCTCTTCCCATCCATCCTCGTAAAATTGTCCGGCTGATAGACAATGCACATCAAGGCTGTTGGATCTCGTCGCAAGGTATGGAACGGAACCGCGCAGAAGACCCCGGGCGGTCTCACTCGCAAGGACCTCACACAGAACAAGCACGGGCGCATCGTATCCCGTAAGCGTGCTGCCCGTGCTCGGTCGGGTCGTGCCTTTACGCGCCGTCACAAGTAGATTTTTTAATACGCATGAACAATGGCGCTGGCGATACCGTTTGTCAGTATCTTGTCAGCGGTCCCACTGGGCATCGACCTTGCCTACCTCTACGCCCAGAGCAAACAAGGTGCAAACGGCACAACCCCAATGGCCGACAGCGGCATTCGGGCTGAGTTGATTCAAGCATTGAAGGCTGAATATGCGGCCTTTGCTGCCGCAGATCGTGCGAAGATTGCGAAGGCATTGGAGGAGGAGATGACGGAGTGGAAGAACAACCGTCCGAAGGAAGAGGCGCCGTCCCTAGGATCCCGGGCGTTACAGGCAACGGGGGCTCTCATCGCGGCTCCGATTGCCTTGCCGATTGCAGGTGTGTCTCTCCTTTACAATGCTACCAAGGCTGAACTGAAGAGACGGAGCGATGCGGCAGCGGACGCAAAGGTGAAGGCGGATGCGGCAAAGGCGGCAGAGAAGGTGGCATTTGAGGCCGCGGCGCCGGCAAGGGCAGCGGCAGCGGTGGCGCAGGCGAAGGCGACGGAGGCGGCAGCGGTGGCAGCGGCAGCCAAAAGCGAGTCGGAGAGAGCGGCGTCGGCGGAGGCGACGGCGAGGTTGAAGTTGGCAACCGCGCAACTCGAGGAATCCACAGCCGCCTCGACTGCGGCGACCGCAGAGTCAAATCGGATGGCTGCAGAAGCCGAAGCAGCACAAGCAGACGTGCAGAGAACCGCAGCAGCAGCAGCAGCCGCGGCAGCAGCGGAGGAGGTGGCCGCACAAAAAGCGAGAGAGGCGGCAGACGCGGAGACGGCTCGGGCGAAACAGGCCGAGGAGACCCAAGCGGCGGAGGAGGCTAAGGCTGCGGCGGCGGCGGCGGCTGCGGTGGAGGCTAGGGCTGCTGCGGACAAGGCGGCGGCAGAGGCGGAGGCTAGGGCTGTTCCGTTTGCCGAGAACCCCTTGATGAAACCTACAACATTCAGACGACCATCTGTTGGGTTTGAAAGTGCGCCCTTGCTGCCCCTGCCCCCCGCACCCCTGTCTGCAGTCCCTCTCCCGACGTTCGGCTCCCCTCCCGGTGGCTCAACGAATGTAACCCCGATTGCGGCAGCACCACCTGAACTACAGACCACCTCACCCGCAGCCATTGCCTTCGCGGAGAGGAATGCCGCCGCAGTCGAGAGTGGTGGTCCGAGTGCATTTGGTCAGGCGTATCCAACTGCTGTTCGAAACGAAGCGGAACTACTCAAGGAGGTGGTCGAGGATCAATCCCTCGCCGCTCAAGCGCCCAGCCAGGCATCATCTGAGGCCACGCCCGATGCGAAAGCCCAAGAAACATGTGAACCAACAGCTTATCTCGAAAAGAGAAAGGCTCTCATTGATGCGCTGGAGAACAGAGCAAAGTTTAAGAAGATTCCCAAATTGTGGTCTAGGTTCGTTGATACCTGTCTCCAAGGCGACGCACCCCCGATGCCCCTTAGCAAGGAATGGCGAGCAGCGGGCCAAGACGTTGACAAACAAAAAGCAGCACTTGTGAATCTCGTGGCCACATTGAAGAAAATGAACGTGTTGGACGACACGCTCGAGGACAAAATAGTGTCCAATTGGATGATGGAACTTGGTGGCAAGCGCCGTCGCACACCGAAGGGTGGCAAGCGCCGTCGTGTGCGTAATTCGACTTTCAGAAGACATCGCAAGCATTGATAAACCATGTCGGACGATCTTGTTGTTGCCAAGACAGTCCAGACAGCCCCGATCCGTATCCTTGCCGAGGGCCTGAAGTCCATGCTGGTGGAGATGAGCTTGGTCTTTGACAAGGACGGGATCCGTATGATCGCCATGGATAACACACGCACGGTCTTGACGCACATGCGCCTGCATGCGTCCAAGTTTGAGCACTATGAATACAACCATACAGCACCCAAGTTGGATGTGGGCCTGAATACGGACCACTTTTACCGCATCGTGAAGACTGTGACGAATGATGATACCATTACCTTTTCAGTCTCCAAGTCGGAGTCCAACCACCTGTGCATCACCCTGGAGAATGGTGAGAAGAAGCGCCGTATCCGCAACAAGCTGAACCTGCTGGACCGCGACGAGTCCGACATCAACATGCCCGAGACGGAGTTCGCCACGCGCATCACGATGCCGAGTATGGATTTCCAGAAGATCTGTCGTGACATGACGTTGCTCTCGGCCAAGACCGTGGACATCAAGAACGTGGGATCCACACTGACCTTCACCTGTAAAGGGCCGTTCGCGTCACAGACGGTGACTATGGGAGACAGCACCTCCGACATTGCCATCGACAAGCAGAAGCCCGACGAGATTGTGAGCGGGACCTTCTCGCTGCCTCACTTGGTCCTGTTTACCAAGTGCTCCAACCTGTCGAACAACCTGGAGGTCCACATGAAAAATGATTGGTTTCTGATGATCCGCTACGTCATTGCGAATCTCGGCGATATCAAGCTGTGCTTGATGCCGTGCTCTAGCTGAAAAGGAATTCAGCAGCCACATTCTCTGGCAAACCATCAAGGATGCTCGCACTCAGTCTCTTCTCGGGTGCTGGCGGTGACACGGTGGGCTTGGAGAATGCCGGTCTCACCGTGGTTGCCTTCTCAGAGAACAATGCAGCCTGCGTTCGCACCCACAAGGAAGCCTTTCCCGAGAGCAAGTGGTTGGGTGAGTCCGTCAAGGGCGACATCGCAAAGATCCCCGACGCAGAGTTCGCGCCTTATGCCGGAACAATCAAGGTGGTGTTTGCTGGGTTTCCCTGCCAGGGCTTCTCCAACGCGGGCAAGAAGGATGTCAACGATCCGAGGAATCGCATGTTCCAGCAGTTTCTCCGCGTGGTCCGGATCGTCAAGCCCGACTGGATCTTTGGGGAGAATGTGGCTGGCCTGCTGACCAAGAAGACGGACGACGGAGAGAACAGTGTCATTGACGCAATCAAGGAGTGCTTTGCGGAGATTGGCTACCCGATTCACTACAAGGTCTACGACATGACCACGGTTGGGGTTCCACAGGCCCGCAAACGTATCGCAATCATTGGCAACCGCCTGGGTCTTCCAGTGGAGATGCCAACGTTCAATGAGCCCAAGGTTGGACTTCAGCATATTGCTGAGCCCAGTATGGAGGGTGCGATGGAGACTGCGTTGGATGTGCCGACCGAGTGCTGTGTATCCGTGCCCGAGGATGCCGAGCCCACCGGAACGCCGCATCCGTTCATGGTGAAGAAGCATGGGGAGAACCTGATCTCTTTCCGCAAACGCGACTCACCCGTTCACAGTGAGGTGCTCGACCTTCGCAAACCATGTAAGACTCTGATTTGTGCGTACACGTTTCAGCCCCGGCTCTACGTGGGACTGGCCAAGCCCAGTGGAAAAAAGTATATTCGTTGCCTGACTGTGCGGGAAGCGGCGCAGATTCAGGGGTTTCCGGCCGATCATCCGTTCCAGGGATCTCACGATGCGCAAATCAAACAGGTGGGGAATGCGGTCCCTGCTCTGTGGGTGACGCGGATGGTCCAAGCCATGCTAGCGTCTTCGCCAGCCGGTCCGTGACGAACTCGGGTGTGAAGCGACGGCACTTGAACTGGTTGGCGTTGCGGATGTAGAGTACCAGGTCATCCGTATCATCTGCCTCGGCGTTCAGCTGCTTGAGGAGGTCAAAGCGGCGGTTGAGTTGCGACTTGTCCTTCTCGGTCATGATGTCCTGTCCGAGCGACACAACACATACATTTTCACGCGGGCACTTGCGCTGGCCCCTCACCTTGTCAAGGAGGCGCGTGAAGGAGATGATGTAGACAACATTGTCCAAGAACGTACCGTCATTGAGGAAGATGGAGGCACCCGCTCCCTCACCTCCGTGCTTGAGGTCGGTGTCGATCGAGTGCACAACGGCTCCTTCGTTCAGCTCCATGAGCCGGAAGTCGATGGACTGCTGGGTTCCGTTGGCCTGGTGCTGATAGACGAAGCCAGTCGTCTCACCCTTTGCGGGCTTCCAACCCTGCTCCTCGAGCACGACTGCGAAGGCTGCCTCATGTGGCGGAAGCTTGTTTCCGAGACCCTGTCCCGTTCCGCCAGCAGCCTGGGTAAGCTTGGTGATCATTGCGGGATGGGTCTCCTCAAGGCGAGCGGCGTTGCGGTTGATGAAGTTGAAGACGGTGGAGATGCGGGAGTAGAAGGAAGACATTTTGACGGCGCCCACTCGGAGGTTTCTGGAGTCCTAGAATCCGTTTTCGGAAGAAGCTCGTTCAAGACCTTTTGAATCAAGGGCACAATGCTAACACGGAGACCCGTCTTGGCATTGGCGTTCCACATGGCTGCTGCCAAACACTCGCGGAGGGCGACCTCCATTACGTGGTTTTGGGCTTGACGGGTAAACCGCACTTGCGGCACTTGCGATAGGTGCGACGACGACCTGCTTGCTTGGGCTCGGAGTCCGCATCCCATGCGACGTTGTTCTCGTCGATATCATCTCCACCACCGAACATCGCCGTTCTCGTAGACAGTAGCTTGAATAGAGCATCCACATCGGAGTCCTCCATGGCTCCGAACTTGACCGCGCCGCTGAACGACGCCTTGTCATCTGCCTTCACGAATCCACGCGCCTTCGTGCCCGACATGAGGGATGGATCTTGCGAGCTCGTCTTGTCGCCCTCTTGGCGCTTGATACCCTCGAATTTAGGTGCTGGTACTGGTATTTCCTTTGAGATACCTGCTTTCCACATTCCCGCATTGGGTCCGAAGCTTGATTCGCGATCGGACCCAGCAACAAGCACGAATTCAGCATCGGGATACTTCTTTCGAAGCCATGCGTATGCGGCAGGAGGACCACCGCAGGGTGGCTCCTGTTCACAATCCTCGGTGTTGACAAAGTGCAGCTTTCCAGACGCAACCGATGGTTGGAACATTTTCATCAGAAACGGTATCTTCTCTGCTGCAGACAGCGGATTTGTCTTTCCCTTTGCGTTCGACACGAACACGTATGCCTTGTCGCCCGGTCCACCCGCCTCGGATACGATTCGGTCAATCAGAACCTTGTGTCCTGTCGTGGGGGGTTGAAACCGTCCGACTGTAAAGGCCACCTTCATTGTTATTCCCATTGAAAAAGCAATGGACGAGGAGACGGGTACCACCATCCTCGTCGTGAGCACCACGATTCTCCATGCGTGGCTTATCTATGTGTCGTTCTACTGGATCTCAAACAACTGTGAGTGTATTTGACGCCTCTCCAGACCCTGCGTAGGAGCCACACCCTCCGGGCATGCCTCCGCTTCACTTCGGCCTCTGATTGTGGGCCTTGTAGGCAATGTCGTCGCCCAATTTCATCTTCAGAGTCGGGCTGAACAACTTGCGGTCCGACACCTTGGTTGTTGAATTCCATACCTTCACGATATGAAACTGTCCCTTCGGACTGACCGTGACGCCAGAGATGGTCTCGTTCTGTCCCTTCAGGAAGGATTCGGCGATACAGTGAACCATGCAGTCCACAAAGACGGCGTGTGTGTCGGATGCGTCCACCTTCTTGGACCATGCGCCGCCCTTGTCATTCTCGGGCGCGTCCCACAGCGGGGGAATGTCACCCCGCATGAAGAAGAACATGCCCGACTCCCACATTTCCTTGGGTATACCGTCGACGATGGTCCAGAAGTCAGAGACATCCTTGACCTCAAAGACGCGGATGTAGCTTTGCAGAGAGTAGTCGTTGTTCGCAGGATCGTGATACCAAAGAGTCCACGACATTCTGGCACGACTCCCTTACCTTTCAGTGGCTGTATCCGTTTTTGATGTCGTTGCGCATTCGCCTCACTCACTAAAAACGAATCTATGAGAGAACAAGGGAACTTGAGGGTGGGATGGATTCTGTACTCAACATCTACAGCAACCGTGCTGCCCTCACTCGCCCCCTTCCAGCCGATACTGCGGCTCTTCTGCAGAAACTTGCCACCACCTTCCGCCCCGCGTTTCGTCGTCCGATTCGTCGCGAGGCACCTCCTGTCCGCGACGACAACTGGCGCTCCAACGTCCTTGTAGAGGTCGCACGGAAGGTACGAGACAAGGAGGACCCCGACTACGATGAAATCAACGCGTTCCTCAACAAGTTATCCAAGCAGACCTACGACAAGCTCGTCACGGCCATCAAGACCAAGTTGGCAGCCCGCGATGCCATGTTCCGCCTGCGAATCACCACGCTGCTGTTTGACCGCGGAATCAAGCAGAACTTCTACGCATCCATGCTAGCGGATGCCTACAATGACATTATCAAGTCCCACGAGGATGCCCGCCAAGACCTGGCGGTTCAGATCGGGATGTTCGATACCCTCTACGACACGAGCGCCGTGATTCTCGTGCCGCCCTCCACGGATCCAACGTTCAATGACATGATCATTGCGTGGACCAAACAGAAGGAGACGAAGCGCGGCTTTGCGGTGTATACCGCGGAGCTGTTCACGCGCGGCCTCCTGCCTCCTGGCGTCATGGAGACCATGGTGCGCCAAGTGGTGGACGATGCCAAGGAGAGCATGCGCCTGCCCAAGACGCCGCAGGGCGAGGAGCACGTGGACCATCTGGTCCGCTTCTTGGCTGCCATCTCTCCCAAGGTGAAGTTGGTGAAGGAGTTGGCGATTGGACTGTTGGCAGTTCCGCGCACGGATACGCCGTGCCTGTGTATGAAGTCAAGGTTCAAGCTGGAGGATTGCACACGCTAGCGTTCAAATACGACACTTCCAAGCCTGGGGGTGGTATAAATGAGCGCACCCGCCGTTCCGACTGCCACCGTCATGGCTGCCGCGGCCAAGATTGCGATCGAGCAGGATCGCCCTATCTATCTGGACTACTACGGCGATAGCATCACCAAGGCGTGCTGCATTGGCGTCCGTGGAGAGGAGAAGTGTCTGGTCAAGTCCGACACGGAGTACACGTCCCCTATCGCCTCCATCATGCGCCTGAAGGAGGAGAAGGTCTTTTTGATTCTCACGGAGAACAGTCTCTATGTCGTGTCTGCCGATATCCCTGTTAAACGCATCGTGGCGTCAACTACGGAAGGGACTGCGTAATGGACTTCCCACCACCCCATCGCATCCTGTATGAGTGCATGAACGACCGCCTCACCGCGGATCACTGGGCTGCCTACAAGGCGGCTCATTCCCACCACGCTGAATTTGAAGAAGTGGACGCAGCCGTCATGAACTCCATTGACGACTTTGCCCCCTGGTTATCCCAATGGATGTCCTTTGTTCCTTCCAAAACCCACATTCGTCTGCGCGTGTTGCTGGTGTGGCACGCCCACTTCTTGAGCGCGGCCTGTCAGCAAACGTTGCGCCGATCGTTAGAGCAGAGATCCTTCCGCTGCCGAATCTGGTTTCATGCCGAAGAGCCCCTGCTCCAACCTGCGATTGTGAGCCGCTGTAGTGTCACGTCCTTTCCCCGCTACCTTCATGTACCCGTGGTCCACGGCACATTGGACACATCGTATTGGGATGACCCCGCGGCGGCCGAAACGGAATTACAACGGGCGAAGACATAAGGAGTATGCGCGTATTCACAGATGGATCCTGCCCAAATAACGGACGCGCCGGCGCACGCGCCGGATTCGCTGCATGGTTCCCCGAACATCCCGAGTGGTCAGAGGGACAGAGAGTCCCTGATACCGAAGACCAGACCAACAACCGAGCCGAACTCTCTGCTATCCGCCTCGCCGTCCAGATTCTGGAGACACGTGGCTGTCTTGACGAAGATGTGGTCGTCTACTCCGACTCGGATTACTCCATCAAGTGTGTGAGTGTCTGGGTCACGGGCTGGATCAGTCGTGGCTGGAAGACGTCGGAAGGCAAGCCTGTTCTACACCGTGATCTCATCGAGGATATCGTGAAGCGCATCTCCAAGTTCAAGTCCCACCGCTTCGTTCACGTCAAGGCCCACACAGGTGGGTCGGATGATCTCTCCATTCAGAACGACAAGGTGGACAAGCTGGCGCGCGAGGCCGTGGACGGCAAAAAGGAGATTGTGGTTCCGCCACCCACAGCAGAGATTGTTGTGGGATGCCCTCTTGCGGTGCTCGGACCCCCTGTGGCCCAGGGGACTCTGCTTCACTGGATTCGCGGAAACATTGACGCATTCGACAGGGACTTGATGGACAAGCACCTGTACAAGGCGTTTCAGGAAATGTGTAAGGCGAAGAACGTGACGCTGACCAAGAACGTCTCGCAACGCACCACCATGCTGCGTGCGGAGTTGACGACCGTATCCATCGAAAAGACGGGTTAAAGATTGCCGGAGTATACTACCAAATGAGCATCATCGCATATAGTTTTTGGTCTCCGACGTGTGGTCCCTGCAAGCACATCAAGCCCGCTCTCGCGCAGATGGCCGAGGACTTCCCTGCTATTGCGTGGGAGTCGATTAATACGCAGGCCGATCCCAAGGGTATGGCGCGGGCGTTGGGCGTCCAGCTGGTTCCCACGGTGGTGGTCGCCAAGAACGGTGTGGAGATTGGTCGTCACTCGGGAACGAATGTGATCATGTATTACAGTTTGCTGCGGAAGGCGCTTGCCGCACCTTAAGAGCACTTGGTTTCCTCGCCCGCCCTGCCAGTGCCAAGGGTTCCCGTCGCGTCGAGAGCCGCGGACATGTCGTCAGGGGACATGGCGGTTCCGTTGGCAATTGCCTGCTGTCCTTCAGGGGATGACACCGACACTAGCCCCTTGCCGGGTATATAGACGAAGCCCGTCGACGAGATGCTCGCAACCTGCGATGCGTAGTTCTGGAGCGGGATCACTGTGCTCGGCAGATACATGGGGTAGAAGGCCTGGAAGAACGAATAGAACCCTCCGCCAATGAGTGTTCCGAAGAGCATCGCGTACATGACTCCCGATGTGATCGTGCGCTTGTCCTTGTCTTCGGGAGGGAAGCAGGTAGGGGTGATCGCCATGGCCTGACCTATCAGCAAAAGGATACCTACAACCAGGGTTCCCAGCGAGTTGATGATTCCGCGGTTGAGCCACAGGTCAAAGAAGAAGTACGCAATCACCGACACGGTCACCACCATAGTCTGGGCTGTGCGGTGGTCGGGAGCGATTCCTTCTGCGCCCGTCACGGTACATCCATTGTAGTCGCCGCCGCCGCTCATCCGGAAACCACCGCCCTGCTGCGGGGCCGCAGCCGGAGGAGGAGCCCCGGCGCCAGTGATGTTCTTGCCGATGTTCTGCATCAGCACGACAAACGAATTGGTGATTGACTCCAGCATGCCGTGGAGTCCTGCGGCCGACAAACCCACGATGGTCGAACTCCAGTAGACGCCGTTGTAGGTGATCGCGTCTGCCATGAGACCAAACAGCAAGAGCGCGTGAGGGGTCAGTTTCAAGAGATCCTTTCCCCATGACGCAGCCTCTCCCGTACTACCTATGGAGACGCCCGACATGGCAGAATAGGCAGCAATCAAACCCGCAAGCGTACAAGAAAACGCAAGCAGGAGGGACTGCCACCAGTTAAGGTATCCCGGCTTCAGATCCAACGGGTTTGGGTTCGGACGAGACGACATCTTGTTACTTTGGGATACTTGATTTCTCTGCTCCATACAATGGGAGGTGGATCCAGTACGTTTTCATTTCCGAGGCGAACGGTGACGAGGCCGAACGTGGACAAGTCGAAGAACATCCAGAAAGGCTTGTCGATTAAAACATCAGAGGGATGCACTGAATGTGCCCTGACGATCGATCGCGGTGTATCAGCATCTTCGGTCAAGATTACAGTCAATCCCCGTCCTGACACGCAAGGGAAGATACCAATCTCGGCAGCAGACAAGACCAAAACCGTTCCCAACATTTATCAGCCATCGAACTCCATTACCTTGACACCCTCGGCGCCCTTCACGGGCTCGTTTAATCCTGGAGCCAGTTCGCCGTTTGGTGTGGCCGCAGTGTGGTGGGACACGATGGACCTGTTCTGGGGAGCACCTCTGCGTGCGGAAGGCAAAAAGGGTGTGGGTCTCCAAGCCGACGCATGTCTTCTTGTTCGATCCGCGACTGCCCCCATCATCCTCATGATTCCGATCATGAAGACGGTGGACGGGAGCAAGAAGGGTGTCAAGTTTTTTAACCGCATCGCCGCTCAGTTCCTTACCATCTCAGGAAACGAACTCCCCAAGACCTCGTACGATCCTGCGAAGGACCCCAAGGTCGCAGACGACTGGAAAAAGCTCGGTAGTAGTGATCAGAAAGTAAAAGACAGCGTCAAGAAGGCGGATATCGATGGCTATATCAAGTATGCGTCCGATGGTCACTACGATACGGGAGGAACAAAGGAGCCACCTATCGATTACCCGTCCGCTTCAGCCGACACGGGAAGCGACTGGTCGTTGTATTCGCTCGTCACGGGCAAGGAGGCCTACTACACGTGGATTAACACAGTCTACTCTTTGGCACCCGACGGACAACTCCTCGAGAATGTCGGTGGATTCATCTTTGATACGACCTATCAGAAGTGGGCCCCTGCTGCTGCGGCGGAGAGGCAATCCATGGGCAATCTGACACCTCGCGTCGTCTACTTCCAGGAACCCGTCTACATGCTCGAGTCTGACTTTGCGGCCCTGCGTGGATCCGTCGACGCCCGTCCGCCCAGCGAAGTGGTCCAGTCCTTGTCCGTCTTCGACCCGAAGGACCCCGCGACCGCCGCCGACCCGAACCACGTCTATTACTCGCCCGCGTGCTGCGGCGCCGAAGGAAGCTCAAGGAACTCACCCAAGTCCCCTCAAGCCGTCTTTGCCAAGGCGATGAGCAAGAGCAACTACGATTTCTGGACAAGTCCCACGATGCAGTGGATCATCTCCGCCCTTATCCTGATTCTGATGTTCCTGTTCCTGTCCTGGTTTCTGACCTACATCACCGAAGATCCCAACAACATCTTTGCTATCGTCGCACACACCATCCGCCCACGACCCGTGTAAAACGGACTTACGAAGACGAACAGAATGACACGCAATGGTTGTTGCCACTGCAATTGGTGTTTCGGGAACCCTGACGGAGCTCACTGTCCCTCCCAAGACAACCGACGTTCTCGAGTGGCTTCGCAAGAAGACCCGTCAACCCATGCTTCAGTTCCAAGGCAAGATTCCACACGAAGAGGAGGTCTTCGCGGTCTTCGGTGTGCCCACCGATGACGCCGATGACGAAACTACGAATCAGCACATGCTGCCACCGCCGTTCAATGACGACATCTTCTCGGGAACCTTGGTGGTGATGAAGTCTGCGAACAGCAACACGGACGACTACGACTCTCATGCGAACCAGTACCACGACCTGCGGACCACAGAGTACGATGACTTCTACCAGTCGTGTACGTTTCGCGAGGACGAGGAGGAGGAGGTTGTGGAAGAGGACGACGAAGAGGGCGCGGGACCCGTGGAGGAGGACGACGAGGAGACGGCTACCGAGGCACGTCAGGCCCTTCCTGTCCACACGATCCATGCGTCCAACGTGTTCGTGGATCACCCGTTGCGCACGCGTGTCCGCAACCTCTTTGATAGCAACGATGTGGAGACAGCCATTCTGCAGCGGTGTGTCCGCGAGGCTCAGCAGTGGCTGATCGATATCGACTGGGACAATCCTGTGTTCCTTGGTCTGTATCGCAATCGGGCCGTGGAGCTACACCCCCATCGCGCTCAGTTGGCAAGTCTGGACCCAGCAGAGTTCGCGGAAATGTCGCCCGTTCAGCAGAACCCTGCCCGATGGGCCGAACTTATCCAGAAGACGGTCGAGAAGGACAAGGCGTTGTATTCCAAGGAGGTCACGGCATCCATCGTGTTGTACTGCTCTCGCTGCAAGCGCAAGACCAAGTGCGACTACTACCAGATGCAGACGCGTTCGGCCGACGAGCCCATGACGACCTTCATTACCTGCTTGGAGTGTGATAAGAAGTGGAAGTTTTAAAACTCGCAGATTGACAATGAGTGCGTTGACAGATCCCCTGAAAATCGCCGACTGGCTCATCAAGCGGGCCGGGAACACAGAGGGTGCTGAGACCTACAAACAGACCATCAGCAAGGCAAAGGGATTGCTTTTGCGTCCGAGTGCGACGGGTGAAGAGGCAGTTACTGTGGCCCGCAGTTTGACCGACCAGGGAGAAACGGTCCGCCAGGCGGAAGCGGCTGCCGTGCCAGCTCCGGCTCCTGCGGCCACGACGGCTGCCGTGCCAGCTCCGGCTCCTGCGGCTCCTGCGGCGAAGGCTGCTCCTGGGGCTCCTGCGCTGACTGCGGCGACTGCTGCTGCGGGGGTTGGGGCGCTTGCTAATTTGGGTACAGCGATTAGGGCCGAAACTGCGAATCCTGTTGAGGCGGCTGAGGCTCCTGTTGAGGCGGCTGCGGAACCTGCGGCTGCGGAACCTGCTGCGGAACCTGCTGCGGAACCTGCGGCTGCGGAACCTGCTGCGGAACCTGCTGCGACACAAGGCGGTCGGACTCGCAAGGCCCGTCACTCGACCCCCAAGAGGAAGAAGCTTTCAAGGAAAAAGTCAATCAAACGCAAATGAGTGCCGACCCCGACGCTATCCGCGAGACGCTCCGTTCTTGGATTGCGGCCGATGACGAGATCCGCACACTCCAAGCACAAATCAAGACAATCCGTGAACGCAAAAACCAGCACGGTGCTGCGGTTCTTGAGTTCATGAAGGGAAACAACCTGGACAATTTTGTTCTTGACGGCGCGGGTGGTGGTGGCACGATCGCGAGGTCGGAGCGCACAGTCCGTCCTGCCCTGAAGCGGTCCACTCTCCGCCAGCAGTTGTTGTTACAGTTCGCTGACCAGCCCGAGCGTGTGGCCGAGGCGCTGCGGGCCATTGAGGGAATCCCCGAGGGAGGAGAGGACATGAGTGTGGGCGGCACCAAGCGTGATGTCCTCAGTCGTCGTTTGCCCCGTGCCCAGAATATCACGCTGGGTTGATAATGAGTTGGTGGATCCCTGGACTCGTGTTGATTACCTACATTCATCTGTTCAATGCGATTGCTGGGATGTATTTCGATTCGGGTCGTCAACTGCAGCTGTCCGACCTGTATCGCCGTGCGATTCCTCCGATGGAGATTACATTGAAAATATGATTCACTTACGCTTGGCAGCAGCATCTGCGGCCCGCTTGGCCCACAGTTCACGGAAGGTCATGGTCGCTGCGGGACCCTTGACCACGATGGTCTTACGGACCACCTTCTTGGGAGGAATCTCTTGAATGTGGGTCCGACAGAGGGCGTAGAAGCCCTCCACGGTCTCGGTCTTGTTGGATTTGAAGGCTCGAACGAAACACCAGCGGTGGTCCGTGTCTACGGGAGTCTCGGGTGCAGAAGGGCTGAAGAGCTTGTGGCAGTCAATACAGCGAAGAGTGTCCATGGTAGCTTGTGTCAGGGACAGAGACAATCTCACTTGCGTCTCCGAAATCCGTTTTCAACCTGGCCTGATATGCCTTGACAATCTTGATTTGTTCATTGATGACCCTCTTGAAGGCATAATGTTCATACCGTGCCAACCTCTCCTTCTTTTGTGCTGGGGTTCCGAACAGCGGCGCGCCCAATTCTCGGAGTCGAGCGTCCATACTTACACGTGGAACTTCTTCTTGAAATCCGCCACGCTGGCCGTTTGCTGCTTACGTATAACTTGTTCCATATATGTATGGAACAAGTTAAGGCAATACCTGGACACATCACGTATGGCATAACTCCAGATGCTCAAGTCTTTTGTCTTCGTACAGAGCGAGAGATTTTGCCGTATGCAGATTCATGCGGATATAAGAGGATATGGTTAACAAACAAAGATGGGACGTCGCAGTATTCTCTCGCTAGATTGGTTGGAATCACTTACGTTGAGAATCCAGATAACAAGCCAGAAATAGACCATATCGATAGAAACAGGTCGAACAACAGCGCATCAAACCTTCGATGGGCAGATGATTTTGACCAGAGTGAGAACAGAGTTGGCTGGGGGAAATATAAGAAATATCTTTACATGGAGAACTACGGTGGATACTGCTGTTGGTCCATTCAGATAAGGAATAAGCGGTGTAAATTGAAGCGTAGGTTTGATTGTAAACATTATACATACGAACAAGTAATCGAGATTCGCAACAACATACTACGAGAGAATGAACTTACAATCACAGATTGAACTTCCGCTTGAATGATTTTGCGTTCTTAGAAACCGATGTAGATGGTCCCCAAAGTATCCAGCGTGATAAGGATCCGGGCGTATCAGGCTTACCCCATCGTTCACCCTTCCCTGTATGACGCTTGATATACCGCGCCCTACGAGTCACATCCTTGTGCTTCGTATAGTCGCTGTACCCCACAGCCCCGAACGGAACCACGCGTTCCTTCCCGTCCTTGTCAAAGACCGCATCCCACTTCTTGCCCTTCGTCCGTGACTTGCGGAGAGTCTTCAGGCGTAAGTGGCCCATTATAAAAAGATAGGATTGTTTGTTGTGACCGATGCTCCTCAGAGTGCGTCGATCCACGGCTCCCACTCGTCCTCGGGAACCTTGAGCTTCCGCAGGCCCCGCAGGCCCTCGGCTACCTTCTCCAGGAGCCCGCACTCCTTTGCCGCAAGTCCTGCGAAGAGGTCCTGTAGCTTCTCTGCCTGCGACTTCTCGGGAACGAAGGCTTCATCAAAGCCAGCCATCACATTGATGAGCCGAGTAATGTGCCCGTCGCAGCACATGCCCAAGGAGTCCTTCATCTCCTCAAAGAGGCGGTAGTACAATTCGCGGCGAGTTCCACCGTCCACCACTGCGTGGATAGTCTGCGCCAGTCCATCAAAGACTCGCTTGTAAAGCCAGTCGTGCATCGTGCGGCAGGTCTCCGTCGAATACCAGTGGAGGAAGTCGGCCTTGATTCGTTCAGACTCGCGCAGGGTCGACCTCTTGTTCTCCACCATGCGGGCCAGAAGACTGTCCACGAAGCGACGGCTTCTCTCCGCCTGCTGCGAGTGAAGGGGCTGGGCAAGCAGCTTCTTCATTCCCTCGTGAGTCTGGTTCGAGACCACGCCGGTGTGGACATTCTGCGGGTCAGCCACAAAGGCCGCCAGCGTCCCAGGTGCGTGCTGCGGTGCGACCCGACCCCGGCGATTCCAGTGCCAGTCAATCACGCCATTGATGTCCATCTGGTCATTCGGGTGGTCAAGGTTCCACAAATCACGAATGAAATACTCGGCAGCAAGGCGGATGCGCAGGCCACGAATGTTCAGGCGCCACCAGCGGCCACCCCCCAGGTCATCAGCCGGAAGATGAGCGTTCCACTCGTCCACAATCTGCTGCCACTGCGTCGGGTCCTGCTCCATGCGCTCCTCGGCGGTACGCCACGACCTCAGAAGGTATTCGTGGCGGCGAAGATTGAGGTCCCTTACAAGGTGGCGCTTGCAGAAGCCTCGCTCCTTGATGATACACTGGCACCGAGGAGCCGAGCACCGCTGCTCGCGCGGCAGGTCAGGACGCGGCCGGATGGCGTCGCACCGAGTACAATACTGCCCGCCTGGCACGGATAGATTGTGGCACTGGAAGCGGTCGCCCCAGTGCGCGTGGTCTTGATTTGTGATACATCGAACCCGTGGAAGGGGCGCGGGTTCTGGAGGCAGGCCAGCGAGCGCCAGGGCTCGGATGGCGCCGATGTGGAGAACGACCTCCGCTGGATCGCGAATCTCGGGGTGCGCGGCGAGGAATAACTCGGCAGCGCGGCAGTGGCGGCGATCATGCCCCTGTGTGGCGCAGAGACCGCAAGTGCGGCGGCGTGGAGGAGGAGCGATAGGATCCATTGTTATCTTGTTGAGATTGTCGGCGCCCAATCCCTTTTCCGCCCGAGTTGAAAAATCCATTTTCGTTGATTCACTTCTTCTTGCTGAGCGCCTCCGCTGCTCGGACGTGCTTGGAGGTTCCGAGTCGGTGTTCCTGCTTTCCCTTGCGCTTCTGATTCTTCTTGGTCTCCTGTCGGGTCTTGGGTGGGTCCATGGTCTTCCTACCTTACTCCTCGTTGCGTTCCTTTTCAACGATGTGCTCGTCCGCAATGTGGTTGAGAATGTCCCAGGGTGCGACCTGAAGACCTGCGAGCTTACCCACGAGTCTCTCAAGGACTGCGTTACGTTGGGTCTCTGTGGCACACTTGGCTGCGAGATGGAAGAGCTTGTCTACCGAGATAGACTCTGCGCTGGACCTCGGGCGGGGCATATCATAGGGCATGGAGTCGTCCACTGCGGACCAGGCAATGTCCCACGGAATGGGGCGGTCGCGAACCTTCTTCGAGAGAAGTTCGAGTTCAATGTCCCTGTGACGGAAGACGATCGGGGAGCGGCGGCCCGTCGGGGTGGAGTTGCGGAGTGCGAAGAGAATGTCGGAGAAGTGCATTTTGTATTGGGACACCTTCTTAACCGTTGGGAAGAGGGTTTCCGTTTTCTAAAAACGGATTCGTGTGGTCAATAGAACAATGGAGTGTGCCGAGACATATGACACCATGGCTTCCTCCTACCCCCGCACTTGTACCACGACCTCCTGCGAATGTTCTGCACCCAATGGCTTTGGTGACGGAGGCAACCGCATCTGCCTAGTGTTCGGTCCCGCGCGCGGCGAGACACCCTCCTCTGAAGTGGACCCCTACGAGATTTGTGACTTCTGCGATGAGGAGGTCCTGGCCGCGGAGATGGGACACCACTGCTGCGAGTCCGCAGTGGACTATCTGCGTGATGCGACCCGGAGGTTCCTCCAGTTCGATGCGGATGAGGACTCCGATTCCGAGGGGGAGCAGACCCCCGCGGTGCGCGCGCAGTGAGCGCTGACAATCCACCCCGAGAAACACCCACACATTTTCACATTCCCTCCGAGTCCAATGTCCTGTGGAGAGCATGGATCGTTAAAAACGGAAACGAGGACCCCAGGAAGTATGTGTAGTGGGCGCTGCTACGACTACTCCCACTCTTCTCATCCTACTACCATCATCATCTACAATGTCTTCCTTCACCTCCATCCTCCAGTCCCAGATCTCCACTGCCGTCAAGAAGGTCCTCGCTGACATGGACCAGGCCGATCAGTCGGCTGAGTTTGTTACCGCGCTCTTTGCTGAGCTGTTCCCTGGCACGGAGGTGCCAGAGACAAAGGCTCCTGACTCGGATAACGAGTCTACGGAGTCCAAGAAGGGCCGCAAGAAGGGTCCTATGAGTGATGAGGCCAAGGCTGCGATGGTTGCTAAGCGTAAGGCAACCATGGCTGCAAAGGCTGATGCGCCTGCGGACGCGCCTAAGCCTGAGCCTAAGGCCAAGCTTACAAAGGAGGAGGCCAGCAAGGCCCGCTCCGATGCGGCAAAGGCCCGCTATGCAGCCCTCAGCGAGGAGGAGAAGGCTGCGAACAAGGCCCGCCTTGCCGCGGGTAAGGCTGCTAAGAAGGCAGTTGCTGAGGTGACGGCGTAAACAAGCCTAACCGCCCTGGTCAGGGACACAGACCACACAAAATCAATTTTCCATTGGGTGCCCTCGGGGTGAGAATCGACGAAAACGGATTCCGAGGGTCCAGAAACTATTGGTAGTGGGCGTCTATCACACTATTCGCCTTCCAACTCTCAACCTCCAACTCTCAACTCTTCCAAGACTCCATCCTTCAGAATGTCTGCCATGATGTTCATCCCCGCCTCGGTGCTCCGCGCACGTGCGGGTTTCATCCGCAACCCTGCGGCCTGCTGGTCGATCCACGTGCCGAAGTGGATCCCGGCACCCAAGAAGTCCGTTGCCGTGGACATGGCGGCCGTTGACCACACGGTTGACGTCCTCCAGCGCTTCGTGGCCAGCTGGGTCGCGCAGAGCCGCAACGCGCGTCGCGAGTACGCCGTGCGCGCCGCTGGCGAGAAGTGGCGCCTCGATGCCTGGAACCCTGCCTGGTCCAAGGTCATGGAGAACGAGGATGTCCTCGCGAAGCTCGCTGTGGCCCGCGAGCACACGCGCCTCATCTCCATGACGGAGCCGGAGTGGCACGCCTACTGCCGCGAGCAGATTCGCCTCTCGCGCGATGTCGGCCCGCTCATGGTGGCCTGGACTCCCATCAACGTGAAGCGCCGCGCCATCGCGGAGCGGATCGCGGAGCGGATCGCTGAGCACGACCGTGTGTGGCAGGAGATGTCGCGCGCAACGCTGCACAACCCGCAGCGCCCGGCACAGGTCCGCGTGGCCCGCGTCACGGGCCGCTTCGCCGCGCTGGACGGCAGTGACTCCGAGTAAACAACCAAACCTTACAAAATGCTGAAATTCAAAACCACAAATGAGGCAGAGGATAAACCGAAGGGCAACGATGGCGAGTAAGGCTAATCTCCCCCTAAGGTCCCCGAGCTGTAGCGCGCGCCCTCCGCATCCGTCCGCACTAACCCACCCCCACCCGCAGGTACCCCTTTTCCATTGAAAATGGATTTGTCCACCCCAGAAACTATCGGGAGTGGGCGTCTATCATACTATACGCCTACCAAACTTCCAACTTCCAACTCTTCTACAATGCCTACCCATCTGTGCAACTTCATGAAGCAGGGCGACCACCTTCCCTGCGGCATCATCGTTACGAGCGAGAACCCGACTGCGTGCTGCGGGACCCACGCACCCATCAAGGCTCGGATGCCGCCGCTTCACGAGCACAGTTGCGAGCATATCGTTAAGGGTGGCCTCGTGGCCGACCACTGGTGCGGCCGCGTCCGCGTTGTGGGTGAGCGCCTGTGCACGACGCATGTTGCTATGCGCGAGCGCGAGGCTGCTAATGTGCGCCGCAGGCAGGCGGAGGCGCGAGCGTGGGCTGACAACCCCGTGTTTATCGCGCAGGCGGCGGCGGCCATGGAGGAGGTACGCCGCGCGGCCGATGAACGCCTGCGCGTCGTTGCTATGCGCGAGCGGCTGGGGCTCCACGCCGACCAGGATGCGATGCCTCCCCTCCAGCGCCTCGCGCAGGACCAGCAGAATGTCCACACGCGCGATGTAGCCAAACAGACCAGCGAGGGTGAGGCGAAATTGCTGGCCGTAAAGACCGATGGAAAGGTCGTTGGACTGAAAATCCTGCGAGCCTTTGCGTCGCGAGCCGGAAACCTTCACCAGGTGATGACGGTCATGAACGACGTTGATCACTGGTACCGGCAGGGCAGTTGCCGCGCGCAGGGGGATAGGCTCTACGGCCGCGTCCTCGAGGGCCTGTGGGCACTCATCCAGCAGCAGAGCGAGTCTGTTCGATCTGAGCTCCAGAATCGCCTCTGGGAGGAGATGAACGAGTCTGTGGGCATGTGCTGTGATGGCCACATCTCTCGGCTGGTCAATGTGATGGTGGGCTTTGATGAGAGTTTCAAGCCACCGGTCTCTCTCGGAGAGACTCTGCAGTCTAAGATGGCTGCACTCGCTGGGGTTGATATCCCAACCGAGGAGAAGCTTCTGAAGGCTAAGGAGATTATGACGGAGCTGGCGGTTCCGATGACTGACCAGGAGGCCTGGCTCGAGGCACTGTCCACGTAACAACAAACCCCCATAAAACCCAAAATCACAAATGAGGCAGAGGATCAACCGAAGGGCAACGATGGCGAGTAAGGCTAATTTCCCCCCGAGGTCCCTGAGCTGTAGCGTCCCGCC